AGGATTAGGAAAAACAATGTCGGCTTCCGCCATACTCGACCAGCATTTCAGATAGCCTCTTTTGATATCATTGTGGCTATCCCCGTCCATTGTTTCCCTAAGTATACATCTATTATCGGCGTAGTCAAGAGGATTCTTTAAAAAAAATTTGGTATGCCATTTTCGGCCCGCCGGATTTGCTCTAAGTCCTTACGTATCAATACCTTAGATACCACCAGTAGCAATCGGCACAAAAACTCCAGAACACTTCATGCTTATCTAGCATATAGCACAGTTCATTACAGTTGCCACAAGTACAAATATTGTCAAGAGTTTTCAAGAACCAACTCCAGATACTTGTTAACCAGTTCGCTAGTACCAATCTCATGCAGTCCAATAACCTCTTTAACTTTATTTCTGTGGCTATTACTCATAGTAGCCATACGAGAGTTAAAGAAGTTAATCACATAAATCATAGCCTGATCGCGGGTCATATCCTTTGCGTCGATAGTATGCAAATCTTTGAAGTTTTTAGCCATATTTAAGTCCTTTGTAATAATTTTGCATCCACTATGGATCATTTTGGTGTATAATACTATATTCCGGCCTAATCCTAGGAGATAAAATGGATACAAAAATTTGTAATAAATGTAAACAAGAATTATCAGTAATTAATTTTCATAAACGTAACACTAGAAAAAATGGATATGCTCATCAATGTAAAGAATGTCGTTCTATGTCTCGTAAAGGTAAGTATAAAGAATACGCAGCCTCATATTATTTGAAATATAAAAGTAGACAAAGAGAGCTAGAAAAACTCAATAAAGATAAAGTCAATGCTCGTAAAAGAGAACGTTCAAAACACCGTAGGCAAACAGATCTAGATTACAAAATTAAGATAAACTTGAGAGGTAGAATTTATAAAGCCATTAAACGTAATAGTAAATCTGAATCAACGATGGCTCTAATAGGATGTTCTATCGAAGAATTAAAAGTTTATTTATCATCAATGTTTACGGAAGGTATGGGTTGGGATAATTACGGAAAGTGGCATATTGATCATATCAAGCCGTGTGCTTCATTTGATCTCTCTGATCCTATTCAACAAAAACAATGTTTTCACTATTCTAATTTACAGCCTTTATGGGCTATAGAGAATATCAAGAAAAGTAATCAGTTTTTCCAAGGATAATCTGGCGGGTAAGTTTGTTCTGGAGGTGGAGGTTTGGGTTGTCCTTCATAAACCTGCCACCAAGGGGCATCCATACGATCCACAACACCAAAAGATTCATCGCAAAATATAAGATGTGGACTTACTGGATCATTTGGAGAATAAGCATACTCTCCACGCCACACACCAATATACTCACCGAAGTAATAAACCTTCTGTCCGTTAATAGGACGACGAGGACCGAAAAAACTAATCCATTCCATCACCAACCCTCCGGCATAGGAATCTCATTCAGACTAGTATAGCACACAACGTTTTCAGAATCAAGCAGAATCCGATCAACTACTTGGTAGGTCAGTTGAACGGGCATCCTCCAACCACCACGATCCTTATTCCACGAAAGGATCATAGGTACAGAATAACCCGCTAGACAACAGATATACTCGCCATCTTCAATAGGATTATCATAATGCCAGTTCATTTTCTGCTCCTACAGATAATCACACATGGAGTACCAGTTTTCTCTTCGGTAAACTTCACGCATTCATGCGGACCATAATACCAAGCACCTTCCCCTCTAGGTACATTAAATACAATGTCATTATTATCTAGCATAATGTCATTATACCCACCCTCATACCCAAGAGTCAATACCCTCATATCGCCGGGATAGTTCTTCAACTGCTCAATCAGTTCGGCAACTGTCATTCTTCATCCTCCGGTGGGAACATTTCGTTCCAAGTTTCGCTATCAATACCCGTCATAAGAATCTCACGATTATCCGCATCAAGATACGGAAAACACTTTTGAATCAGTCCGCCATTAATCCACTCGTTAGCATCACTATGCTTAACAGTAATAGAAAAAGGCTTACCACTAATACTCTTACCACTAAAAGTAAGAGAATCACCACTCACAGTACGAGTCACTCGGTCAGTAAAAGCAAACTTCGTTTGACCAAATCGTGTTCCAAACATCTTTGTCTCCTTTAGTCCTATTCTACCCTTCGTTCTCTACAATGTCAATATCTTTTATCGGAAACCAGCCGCTCCACCCATCAGTTGTATTCTTAATCAGAATGGCCGCTTCTCCCGGCCAGCAAGGCACAAACTTCTCTTCCTGCTCAACTTCCCACAAGCCGGGATGTCTCTTGAGACGTTCTTTTGTCCACTTGCGAGCGTTTTGTTTAGCGGTAACTTTCATACTCGTATTATACCATTAGTTATCGGCAAGTCAATAAGAAAAAACCAGCGGGACTTTTACGATCCATCCCTATAATCCACCAATACTCCGATATTATGAACCCTTGGAGCAAGGTAAAAACTGGTGGAAACCGCCCACGGAAATCAGCATAGATTGGTCATGACTCAACTATCTGACTCTAAGTAACGGCTACTGGCATATTTTTTATGGGTGGCACCTATTTCTACTCCTGCTTTCGCAGTTTCGGAGGCCACATGGAAGTTTCCTTCGCTCTGCTGTGCTTTGCCTCGTCATACGGAAAACCGTCACCCATAAAGTATTAGCGCGTAGCGGTGGAATCGCACCCCCATAGATTGGTATACTATCCTAACGTATAACCCCGCTAGGCAACCCCACGCTGCATAACAGCCGTAGGTTTATCGTACAGGTTATCCCAATCTAGTCGCTAGACCTACGCAAGTTTGTGTCACCAATATAGGCTATGATCTCATTATGGAGGGTAGCACACCGAATGAATCGGAGTTTCGTTGGTGACAAGCGTATGGAGGTGGAGTTGCACCACCAAAGGTCGAGTGATCAGTTCGTTGCCTCGCTCTGGCCCACACGTTATACTTTGTATTCTACACTCTATTATCGTCCTGTCAACCCCTATCTCTTCAAGAATCTTTTATGTTGGCTGACTATCAGCACGACCGGCAATCCGATAGGATATGCTGATACACTTTCTAATGACCCCACGGGGACTCGAACCCCGATTCTCGGAGCGAAAATCCGATTTCCTAACCGTTAGAAGATGGGGCCAAAACCTTTTCTATTCTCAAATCATTACCATACTTATCCTTAGCCTTTTGCCAAGCATAATACTCACTAAAGGCCACAACATAGCCAATAAATCGACCATGTTTGAAAACACGCCACGAACTTCCAACATAGCAATCATAAGTATTCATACTGGTATCATACAGGATATTATCGGCGTGTCAAGAGAAAAACTTTAATCGTCCTAAGTGGTTGATACACAAGGAGTTACGTTAAAATCGGCGGCCCGGCTGCCATTTTGGCAGAACCCCCTCAGAAGAGGAGGCTTGCCAAGCCGGTCTTGAATGCTACCCCACCAAGGAGGGGACGACGCACATTGCGAGTACGTTCAGCATAAAAGTTACGAATAGTACCATCCGGCATTTGAGCAGTAACAAGATGCTTAGTACGCTTGAAGTTATTATCATGTTTACGATAACGACTCTTACTATTCAGCCTAGCAAGATAGTCATCGGTGAACTGATGAACATCGATAACCTTAGCCATGAATCGCTCATAAGTACCAGTAACTGGCTGAAGATATTCAAAGTTATAAATATCGCCAACCGATGCACAAGAAAGACTAGCACGAAGACCACAATACAGATGGAACAAGCAGAAAGCAAGAATGCCAGAGAGAACAGCGAAACCAAAAAAACCATACATAAAAACTTCGTTCATAAAAACCTTTCTTAGTAGTTGAAACCTTCGTGAAGTATACCTTACTATCGACCGTTGTCAAGTCCTGACTTTACTCAAAATCCACAAAAATGACTTGGTTGTAGCCTCGCGGCTTCACCGTATAGCCATCACCATAATCATAAGTATCGGCCTTTACTGCGGTCATGTTTGCCAGAGCCTTAGCCTGACGAATCACACTACGTTGAGACTCTGCATTACGAGGAGCAAACTCATAACGCTTAACCCAACCATAGTTAGGCTCACCACCAAAAGTATCCGTAACCGTTACAACACACTTAGACTGTCTCATCAGCAATCATCTCCATAGTAGTCGTGAAAGGAATCAATATCGTCCCCAAAATGTCCGTAATCCTCATCGGTTCCCCAACCGCAACTAGTCATTGCGGAATCGTGGTCACCATCCATGCTATCATCATAGAAATCATTGTAATCATCATAGATAGCATCGGCAGTATCATCATGGTAGTCCATGTTATCATCCTCATAAGAGTTATCGGGATCGTAGCAAGGGTCAGGGTGACTCATCTGTCTTTCTCCTTTTCAAGTAACATACCACACAAATCCATCCGCGTCAAGCATAGTTTGCGGCTCTGGATAAATCTCATCGACCAACTCATCGGCCAGACCCGTAACTTCGGCCCAATCCATCGGGTGACAATCGCTCTCATCAATCGGCTCGACCATCGGCTCAAGAATCTCCGCCGCTGCCAGTTCGTCCAGAATCCGGTTAACATCGTCAAAAGAGTTGAGCATCTTTTTCTCTCCGGGTGATGCACTGATTCTACAGTAGATTATCGGCTTGTCAAGCCTACCACCACAAATATTTTTTCCTTACAATGTCGTAAGGCTTCGGACATGCGTTTGGCACACCGCTTGCTATGTAGCAAATATCATGCCAAAAAAATCGCGGCCCGGCGAGTCTATCGTAAGTCCTTACGCAGCAAGGCTTTGCGTCAACTGTTCACAATCCAAGCCGCTATACATCCGATCACGAATGAAATAGAAAGAACGATTGCATCACCTGTACGCATATTCACTTCCTTATTGGAAAAACAAGATCACAAACAAACCAAACACAAATAATACCAAGAGTAAATCCCACACCGAAACTAGTCCAGTCCATATATAGATCGGCCATCCTTAGCCCCTTTCTTTAGTTCCATTTTTTAACAGAATATTTTAACAGATCATAAATAGTAAGTTTATACATCACACCACCACCCAATCGGGGGTTACGATCATACGATCCTCAAACTCTGTACCATCCGACAGGAACCATTCAAAGTTTTTCTGGTAAACCTTAACGGGTGAATACTGGTTGATACGCTTTTTGGTAGTATGCGTACGATATCCACCACTGTTCAGCATCACACTATCGTCGGGATAAATCACCACCACGTTAGTACCATGCAGTTCGATAGCAACGCTACCATCAGCCTGAATGTAGGCGTAGGTATTGTTGCCAACCTTACGCTGGCTACGGTTACGCTTTCCCAAAACCATCTTAGTCGCTTCGGCGTGAGTCATTTTCTTCTCCTTAGTGGTTATATCGACATTATACAGCCTAGACTTGAGATTGCAAGAGAAAAATCTAGATTTTGATGTCAAGAAATTTTGACCAAGTTTTGGCACAGACTATGCTAAAAGCAAATATGATGCCATTTGAATTTATGTTCTAAGTCGTTATCTCACAAGCACTTACAACGATTTCGACCCGCCGGCTGCCATTTTGACATCCACCCCCACTAAAGTGTAGTGTACAAAAGATCACCCCTCCGCAAAGGGGGAGATCTCCTCACCACAAGCGAGGATCGCAGCATATTGTTCGGCCAGTGCGGCCTTGCGTTCTGCTGAACCCGGCTTGCCAACCTTTACGATCATCAGATCATCACCCCCCTTGTAGCGGGGGTCAGCCTTTTCGGTCTTGACGCTACCAGCACGACGGAGAGCCTTACGGTTGAACTTCAAAACCTTCTCGCTACGGATCGGCCCGTAAACTCCATCGGCAAGGCTAGGCTGGTGGGGAATAGCGATTCCCAAAAAGCACATGCGAGCCTGACGCTTGGCATCTTCGATAATCTTGAACTTGGTAGCCATTTTCTTTTCCTTTGGGTTACTGATGATGATGGATTCTAGCAAACTTTTTTTGTGCTGTCAAGAGAGGCTGAAACCCAGTTCGGCTTCCAGAGTCATCCGACAAACCTTCTCACGCAGAGCGTGGAGCCTAGAGGCTTCCTCAACATAGGCTTCCTTTTCTTCACTCTTCATGATCGGAAGGATGGTATCCAGAATCCGATTCTCACGATAGATGATGGCAAGGTGAATATCACGCAGTTCGTTAGCAGTCAGTTCCATTTTCTTTTCCTTTTCTTTCTCTTTCTTACTTATCGACATTATACAGGGTAGACTTGAAAGGTCAAGCGATTTCTTTTTCGATTTTATAGACTTCGGTTACGATTTCACAATGCTCACCACAAGCAGAGCAGATACCATAATCCGGGTTACTCTCACAACCACAGCAATCGGAAACGAAAAAAACCAACTCATTCATAACTAACTCTCTTTCTTTCTTTCTAGCATTATACCAAACTTTTCCGCCGTCGCAACCCCCATTTCGGGGGAAGTTTCAGATTTCCTGAATATAGTCCACATTCCGAAACATACGACGAGCCTCGATAAAGGCAGCAGTGTAGTTATCAGCAAAAACCGTACCAATCACATCCATCCGACTATTAAAAACCAACCATCTCATATCTAACTCTCTCTTTCTTATACCCTATATAAGAGCAATCGCCGTGCCAATCAAGAAATATTCTGAAATGGTGTTTTCCTCGGGGAAAACGCTATGACATTTTTTGTGCTTAGATATTGAGCGTTGCATTTTGCTACAGTGGTGTAGCATTTTGCTACGCATAACTCGGCCTAAAACTATGGTAGTGTAGCATTTTGCAACACCTCGCCTATCTTAACTGCTCAATATTCCAGCACTTCGATTTTCTATTCCGTGGCACGGGGTTTGCTAGCGGTCTGGATTAGGTGATACTGTTCCTAAGTTGTTATGTCACAAGGGTTTACGTCAAAACCGGCGGTCCGAATCCCCCCTAATGGGGGAGTAAACATATGTTCATGCCATGTTCTTCACACCATCGATAGCCCTACGCAAGAGGGGGTAGAACTCATCTAGTGGAAGGCTGTTCAGTACCAGTACACCGTCGATATACAGGCAGTAGGTATTGGCAATCTCTACTGAGGAAGTCCACACAACAGCACGAGCATCATTGATAGTCTTAGGATTCATTCTCTTTCTCTCTTTCTTTCTCTTATATCGACATTATACCATAGATTCTTTAGAAGTCAAAAAAACTTTCCTTACAATGTCGTAAGGTTTCTCTACAGCAAATACCATGCCAATATATTTTATTCTACTAAACACCTGATCGATACGATGTTCAGATTAGCCCTAAGTCGTTATGGCGTAAGGAGTTACGTCAAAACCGGCGGCCCGAATCCCCTCGGTATGGGGGATAACCCCCATTAGGTGGCGTGAATGAACACCTGTTCACTTACTGTACGATTGCTCAGTGTAACGAGCCAGTTCTTACCACTACCATCCTCACGCATGATAGCGTTAATGATGCCCACGTGAGCATTACCCTTCGGGTCGATCACGCTACCATACTTACCAGAACGCATAGAGGCCAGAATCTTGTCAAGGCTATTCATCATCTTTTCCTTTGGGGTTGTTTCCATTATACCAATATCTTTTTATTTGTCAAGGCTTAGAGAATCGTACCATCACCACGAATACGATACATGATTCCACCGATACTGTACAGATAGATACCCTCTCCCATATTCTGCACAAACGTGGCCGAATATCCATGACGAGCAACCAACCGGCGAACAGTGTTTTGGATTTGAATGGTCATTTGTTTTCCTTTTCTTTCCTCGATTATATCGCTTATTTTTTAGTTGTCAAGCCTTCTTGGCTTCCTTCTTCTTCATTTCTTCAACGAAGCGAAGGTGTTCGCGATACTGTTCGTCAAGTTTGGCTTGAGCGTCAACGTATCCATCACGGTTATCACGATACCGATCATAACCATCATCCGAACCAAAATACTTTCTCATGTTCATTCTCTCTTTCTTTCTCTCTTATTTCTTATATCGACATTATACCAAGGATTCTTGAATCGTCAATGGGGAAAAACTTACGATTTTTATCGTACGTTGTTCATAAAACGAATAGCCTCATCGCTACTCTTGAACGTTCCCAGCAGCCTACGCTTGCCGTTTCCCATTTCCGCATAAACCTTGTACTTGTTTCCGATCACGATTAGCGTTGTCATTTTCTTTCCTTTTCCTTTATATCGACATTATACCATGCCAACTTTAGAAGTCAACAAAAATCTTTCCTTACAATATCGTAAGGTTATGTACAGCAAATATTGTGCCAAAAATATTTTTTCTTTGTGGTATAGCATTTGCTCTTAAACAGAAGATCGTATCGATCACCATATTAGTCGTAAGTCTATGGTACGAAAGGAGTTACATCAAAAACGGCGGAGCGAAAGGGGGGTTTTTTTGTTTTTGTATGGAAAACGTACGATTTTTCAGAAAACGCCCGGTGGTCCAAAAAAAATAAGCACCCTCATATAGAATTGGCCAGTTTCTTTCTGTGAGTTTATAAAAAAAGAGGCGAGTGTTTCCACACGCCCCTTTTATATCCATGAGTCGAAGTTTGCTATTTAGTAGCAGTATCGCACCCAAGGATTGTAAACTGGTGCTGGCAGCATGACCGGCACATAGTAATAATATGTTACAGGAACCGGCTGATAATATACAACTGGCCTAACTTCCTGCACCACAATTTGAGGTTGTTGTTGAACCCAGCAACAGTTAGCAAAACATTCTGACGAACAATATGCTAACATAAAAATAACCGCGTATAATACTTTAACCATGAAGTTCACTCACTTTCTCTTTGCGTGGACGGCCTCGTTTCTTTTTAATATCCAACTTTCGTCTTTGGCGACGAATCATGCTTCGCGTAATAGTTTGGCCAGTCATTTCACTTAATTTAGTGGCCAAAACCTCATCATTCATAGAATCTTGATTGTTCCTGATAAAATCTAGTTCGTTATCGAGCCATTTCTTGTAATTCGCCATTTTTATAATCTCCATAAATTGCACAAAATGTGTAACTGTTTATTATAGTAGTGTTGACCAAAATAGCAAGAGGCTCATCATGATAAATGATCAAAACCCACAATTTGTTGATTCTGTACTAGAAACCAAGGCTGAAGCTAGTTTAAATGACCAAATTCAAAAAGACTTAGAGTTGCCAGAAGGCAAGTCTATAGCGGAATTATTAGATGACGAAGAAAAAAATAAACAAGAATAATATATATGAACAATATGGCGTAACAGAAGAAGATTTTTTAAAAGTACTAGATAATATCAGTAAAAGATTAGCGTACAAATTTAAATTTGGTTATCACGATTTTGATGATATGAAACAACAAGCAGCTATATTTGCTATAGAAGGCTTGCAAAAATATGATCAAAAGCGCCCATTAGAAAACTTTCTCTGGACCCACGTTAGAAATAGATTATTTAATTATAAACGTAATAATTATCAAAGGCCCGACAAACCATGCTTGAGTTGTCCCCTTTATGATAAACATTGCACCTCCAGTAAAAGTCAGTGTTTACAATATTCTAATAAAAATGATTGTGAACTATATGCCAATTGGAGCAATCGTAATGAAAATAAAAAAAACATTATGAAACCCCAGAGCATTCATCATGATGATGAAAATAATGATACTCCTATCCCAGACAAATATGACACAGCCTCACTTCTGCAAAACCAAGAGATCATCAACTTTTTAGATGATAATATTGTTATTTCAGAATATAGAGAAATCTATTTAAAATTGAAGCATGGAGTAAAAGTTAACAAGCCACTCTTAGACAAACTAAAAAATCACATATCCATTCTTATGAAAGATTATTCATGCCTAAAAAAAGAGGACAACTAAGTTTAGATGAAGAACAATACATAAGAGATAATGTTCAAAGTCTAACTATAGAACAAATAGCAGAATCATTAAATCGTAGTGAAGCTCCCATCAAAAGGTACATTGAAGAAAATAATTTATACCTGAGCAACGACGAGAAAAAAGACAACGAAACACTACGATATAAATTACATAGTAAAACATTTTGGCCAGAAATCGCCCGTCAGTTTGATGCTGAAACAGGCGAGCTAGAATACTTTGAAAATACGTGGATAGGCTTAATTAAACAGTTCAGAGAAGATGTTCTTCCTGCTGAAGAACTTCAGATCAAACAATTTATCACTATTGATATTTTGATTAATCGAAGCATGAAGGAACGAAAGCGTCACATTATGATGACGGAAAAATTACAAAAGGATGTTGATAAAGAATACGACAAGCCAGAAGATCAAAGAGACACGGCGAAACTGGTCAATATGGAAACTCAATTAAGTTTTGCTAGAAATAGTATTGCTAACTATACTAATGAGTATACTAAACTATTAAATGAACAACAAAAGATTAGTAAGGATCTTAAGGCCACTCGTGAACAACGTATCAAAAGAATTGAGGATGGTAAGAGTAGTTGGGTAGGATTAATACGCATGTTAGAGGATGAAGATATCAGAGAACGAGAAGGACGAGAGATGGAAATACTTAAATTGGCAACAGAAAAATATAAAAATAAATTAGAAGAATATCACAATTATGCAGACAATTCAGTAGACCGACCATTTTTCACACCAGAAAGCGTACTAAAGGACGAATCATGAAAAAAGCAATTATCACCGGAGTTAATGGACAAGACGGAAGTTATTTGGCCGACTTACTTTTAGAGAAAAATTATACTGTGGTTGGCCTATTTCGCCGCAGTAGCACAAATACCCTTAACAGAGTTTCCCATCTGCTCAACAATCCAAACTTCATTTTGGAAGAATTTGATCTTACTGATCCTAGCGGATGCAACGACGTTATCAATCGTTACCAGCCACATGAAGTTTATAATTTGGCCGCTCAAAGTCATGTTGGCACCAGTTTCAAACAACCCACCACAACGTTTGAAATTGATGCTATTGGAGTAGTGAACCTCCTAGAGGCCATTAGGAATTATTCATTTAGTACCAAATTTTATCAGGCAAGCACTAGCGAAATGTTTGGTTTTAATTACAGTACTAATATAGCAGGACTAAAATATCAGGATGAAAACACACCATTGTTGCCACAGAGTCCATATGGAGTAGCAAAGCTAGCGGCGCACAATATGGTGCGAATTTACAGAACAGGCTACGGAGTATTTGGTTGCTGCGGCATCCTTTTTAATCATGAAAGTCCACGACGAGGCGAAAATTTTGTAACTCGTAAGATAACCAAATATATTGGTCAGGTAAAAAGAGGAGAAACAACAGAGAAATTAAAGTTAGGCAATTTAAATGCTCAAAGAGATTGGGGTCACGCTAAAGACTATGTTAGAGCAATGTGGCTAATGTTACAGCAAACTAGTCCGGCAGATTATGTTATTGCTACTGGTCACACATGGAGTGTTCAAAACTTTTTAGAATTAGCATTTGAATACGCTGGATTAAATCATAAAGATTATGTAGAGATTGATCCAGAATTATATCGTCCAGCAGAAGTAGAATATTTACGAGGAGCACCAGAAAAAGCTCAAACATACTTGGGATGGAAACCAGAAATATCATTTATGAATCTGGTAAAAGATATGGTGGATCATGACATTCAGAAACTATAAAGATCCACTATATAAAGAATGGAGAAAGAAGGTCTATACTAGAGATAACCACTCTTGTCAGTGGCCAGGGTGTAATAAAAAGACTGGATTAAATGCTCATCATATTAAAACATGGGCAAATTATCCAGCATTACGTTTTGTTGTTGATAACGGTATTACTTTATGTAAGCTACATCATAAGCTTATAAAAGGTATGGAAGAAATTTACGAGGGTGTCTTCTATAAAATAGTGGCACAAAAAAATGGTAGATTATAATAAATTTAAAGTTATCATAGATACAAGAGAGCAACAGCCGTGGCATTTTGAACGCACTATAGCAGAACATAAAAAGTTAGATACCGGCGACTATAGCGTTGAAGGCTATGAACATTTACTGTGTATAGAAAGAAAAAAGAGCGTTAGTGAAATTGCTAATAATATAACAGAAAGTAGATTTAAAGATGTAATAGAAAGAATGAATAGTTATAAGTATTCATTTTTAATGTTAGAATTTAGTCTTAATGATATTTATAGATATCCAGTTGGCAGTAATGTACCAAAACACATGTGGAGTAAATTAAAAATTTCTCCTGGTTTTATTATCAAAAATTTATTAGAGTTACAACTTAAAAATAATATCAAAATTTTATTTTGTGATAATCCTACCAATGCAAGTAAAATGGCATTATCTCTAATGAAAAAAGTATTCGAAATAGAAGAATCAAATGACACAAAAAATCTTTGATGATGCATGGTTAGGTCTAGGAGACTTATCCTTAATAAATATTGACAAGAATCTGATGATTCATCGTACCAAAGAGGACATAGAGAATCCAGATTTACATCTGATGAGACTTTTAAAGAATCCTGCATACTTTGGTATTACATGTAAACTATTATTTGGTATAGAATTACATCCTATACAAATTGCTATTTTACAAGAGTTCTGGTATAGACCATTTCCTATGTATATTGCTAGTCGTGGTTTCGGTAAAAGTTTTATGTTATCTTTGTATGCAGTATTAAAATGCATATTTGTTCCAGGTACAAAAATTGTTATTGTTGGTGCTGCCTTCAGACAGAGTAAAGTTATCTTTGAATATATGGAAACAATATGGAGAAATAGTCCTATTCTCCGAAGTATCTTTAGCGGGAATGATGATGGCCCACGTCGAGATGTTGATAGATGCACATTACGATTAGGTGATAGTTGGGCTATGGCAATTCCTATGGGCGACGGTAGTAAAATTAGAGGTTTAAGAGCACATATTATTATCGCTGACGAATTTGCATCTATTAGTCCTGATATTTATGAAACAGTTGTATCAGGCTTCGCTGCTGTTAGTGCTAATCCTATTCAAAACGTAAAAGAACAAGCCAAAAAACAAGCTATGATAGATAGCGGAGTATGGAATCAAGATTTAGAATCTTTAGAAAAGAAAATGGGAAATCAAGCTATTATAGCCGGTACCGCAGATTACAGCTTTAAACATTTTGCACAGTATTGGAATAGATATCATTCCATTATCGAAAGCAAGGGAGATACTAGAAAACTTGAAGAACTCTTCAAAGGAGAGGTGCCGTCTAACTTTAATTGGAAAGATTATAGCATTATTCGTATTCCTTATGAACTTATTCCAAAAGGCTTCATGGATGACAAACAAGTATCTAGAGCCAAAGCTACAATTCATACCGGTATATATAATATGGAATATGCTGCATGTTTTACCAAAGATAGCGACGGTTTCTTTAAGAGAAGTTTAATAGAAAGCTGTGTGGTTAGTGAAGCAAAACCAATTTACATTGGGGAAAAAGCTATTATTTTTGATCCTATGATTAAAGGTAATCTTAATCACAAATACATCTATGGTATCGATCCAGCATCCGAACAAGATAATTTTAGTATTACTATACTAGAAGCTCATCCAGATCATAATAGAGTGGTTTATTGTTGGACTACTAATAGAAATAATTTTAAAGAAAGACAAAAAACTGGATTAGTAGCCGAACACGATTTTTATGGATTTTGTGCTAGAAAAATTCGTAATCTCATGAAAATCTTTCCGTGTGAACGTATTGGTTTAGATGCTCAGGGTGGAGGTGTTGCTATAGAAGAAGCATTACATGATCCCAGCAAACTGGAAGAGGGCGAAAGTTTAATATGGCCGATCATTGATTACGATAAACCCAAAGATACTGATGATCAACAAGGTTTACATATCATAGAATTAATACAATTTGCCAAAGCAGATTGGACAAGTCAAGCTAATCACGGTTTACGCAAAGACCTAGAAGATAAAGTTTTATTATTCCCAAGATTTGATAATCTTACTTTAGGATTAGCTCTTGATGCAGAGGGTAAGGATATTATGGGTTCTGATCTAGAAAATCTATATGATAGCTTAAGTGAATGTATACTAGAGATTGAAGAACTTAAAAATGAACTAACAACTATAGTGATGACCCAGACTAGCACAGGACCTAACGCTAGAGACAGGTGGGATACTCCGGAAGTTAAATTACAGAATGGTAAAAAGGGTCGATTAAGAAAAGACCGATATAGTTCATTATTAATAGCAAATATGTTAGCAAGACAAATCACTAGAACATTACAGCCAATATCTTATGATGTAGTTGGAGGTAATAGATTAGATATGGTAAAGCATGACGGTCAAATGTATAAAGGTCCAGAATGGTTTACCTCAGCAGCTAATGAATCTATATATTGTAGTATCAAAAAATAAGGTGTATAAGAGTAATTATATTACATTAGAATTACATTAGTATTAAAAATTATGGCCAAAAAATACCCAAAAAGTGAAGCTATCAAAGACGCATCTTTAGCAGGAGAACAAGCATATATTGCTTGGGGTGACGATTTAGAAAGCAAAAAAGAAGCATTAAAATCTGCTTCAGATTCATTAAGCGAATTTACTGGGGTACAAAATAGAGCATCTGCTGGTATGAGTGCTCGTTTTAGAGATTACTCTGGATTGACCACAAATAGTGGTGGACGCCCAGGATTACTCAGATCAGACTACGATTATTTTAGACCAGACGAAGCAGTTCCCGTAAAGCAAAAAGAGATTATTGCTAGAGCAGAAGAAATATATCAAAGAGTAGGTTTAGTAAAAAATATTATTGATCTCATGGGAGACTTTGCTGTTCAGGGTATCAAGCTATCTCACAGAAATAAGAGAATCGAAAGATTTTATCGCAAGTGGTTCAAAAAAATTGATGGTAAAGATAGAAGTGAAAGATTCTTAAACAATCTTTACAAAACTGGCAATGTTATTATCAATAAACAAACAGCCAAGATTAATCTTAAAGTTACGGAAACACTATACAGAACTCTAGGTTCGCCAGATCTACAAATTAATGACATAGACGATATCAAAATTGAAAAAAGAGAAATACCTTGGAGATATACATTTATTGATCCTTTGGTAGTAGAGGTAGCATCTGGTCCGTTAGCATCATTTGTACAAAAAAAACAATATCAAATCATTTTACCAGCTGGAATCAGGAAATTAATTAATTCACCAAAGACAGAAGCTGATAAAAATATTATTAGTAATTTGCCAACTCAAATTATTGAAGCCGCTAAAAACAAAAAACCATATCCTCTTGATCCAGATAAAACTCTGGTTTTTCACTATAAAAAAGATGATTGGCAAGCATGGGCGTATCCTATGATCTATGCTATTATGGATGATATAACTATTATAGAAAAACTCAAATTAGCAGATATGGCTGCTTTGGATGGTGCAATCTCCAATATAAGAATTTTTAAATTAGGTAATCTAGAACATAAGATCGCTCCCACTAAGGCAGCTACCGCAAAACTAGCAGATATTTTAGGAAATAATGTTGGTGGCGGAACGATGGATATTGTTTGGGGACCAGATATTGAATTATTAGAAAGCAATACTAATGTTCATAATTTCTTAGGCGAAGCCAAATATGTTCCTCACCTTAATTCTATTTATGCTGGTTTAGGTATTCCTCCAACATTAACAGGAACATTTGGAGCATCAGGAACAACCAATAACTTTATCAGTCTCAAAACATTAACACAAAGACTTCAGTATGGTCGAGATGTTTTAACTAAATTTTGGGAAAATGAAATTGCACTAGTACAAAAAGCTATGGGCTTTAGATATCCTGCTAAGATTGAGTTTGATAGAATGGATCTTAGTAATGAAGATGCAGAAAAAGCATTACTGGTTCAACTAGCAGATCGAAATCTAATCAGCGATGAATTATTACAAAGCAGATTTGGTTTTGATCCAGAAATGGAGAAGAGTCGCCTTAATAGAGAAAATAGAGAAAGAGACAGTTCTAGAATGATCAGAAAAGCAGGACCGTGGCACGATCCTCAAGTAGAAAATTCTCTTAAGAAGATTGCATTACAATCAGGATCGGTTACTCCTAGTCAGGTTGGACTGGAATTAGAGAAGAAAAAATCTGGAGAGAAACCCGCCCTCGAAATGAAAGCTCCTCAGATTCCAACAAAGTTGGCAAAAGATTCGCCAGAATCTTTGCCAAAAGAATCAGGAGAAGGCAGACCCAAACTTTCCAAAGACTCACAGAAACGAAAGCAGAAAAATTTTGCCCCACAAACAGGAGCTGGTCTTTTAATTTGGGCCACACAAGCTCAGGATCAAATTAGTGACGTTCTTAATCCTATTTTATTGGATTTTTATAATAAGAAAAACTTAAGAAGCTTATCTAAACAAGAAACAATTGAAGCAGAAAATACTAGAACTAAAGTTCTGTTTAGTTTTCAACCATTCGCTCAAATTACTGATGATAAAATTATGTCAGCATTTAGTAATATAAATAATACAGAATTTAATACAGTTATGTCAGCGTATAGTAATTGGCTAAATAACCTAGAACATCAACTGCATAAAGAATTATCTGTAGAAGAACTTAAACAAGCCAAAGCTTCTTTTTATTCTTCGGTGTATTCAAATTAAGTATATTTCTAATAAATAGAGGTTATTATGAAAATTTTTGCTCAAGAAATTCAAGACGGTTTAGAAGAAAAACTCCAAGCCTCCGCCTCTATCTCTTATGCAACCATGGCCGAGCCATGCAATTCTGAATCTACAATTAAGCATATCAAGAGTATAGCAGCTATTAACGATAGTGATCTTTACTATGTACAGTCGATTCTTGTTAGTAGCAGTTGGAATAAAAATGACGATATTTTTGATAAAACAGAAGTATGGGCAGCAAGAAATACTCCAGAAGATAAACCCACAAATTTAGAGCATGATGAAAATACAATCATAGGACATATTACATCTAATTGGCCAATAACAGAAGATGGAATACTAATTGACGAAAGTACCCCAATTGAAAATATTCCAGAAAAATTCCATATATTAACAGGTTCTGTTATTTATAAATCATTTTCCAGCCCAGAGTTGAGAGCAAGATCTGCACAACTTATAGGAGAAATAGAATCTGGCCAAAAATTTGTAAGTATGGAATGTTATTTTAAAAATTTTGATTATGGCATAATAGATAAAAGTACCGGATCATATAAAGTTTTAGCTAGAAATGAAGACACAGCATATCTAACAAAATTCCTTAGAGCTTATGGTGGCCAAGGAGAACATGAAAATTATAAGATAGGCAGAGTATTAAGAAATATTACATTTTCTGGTAAAGGTTTTGTTAATAAACCAGCTAATCCAGATAGTATTATCTTTAGTCGAAACATGATCATGAATGAATTAGATAAAAATTCTACAGAAAAAAAAGACGATTTAACAATTGCAGGTGTATCTAATAATCAGTTTAACTCAAATGCGGAGAATAACACTATGAATTTAGAAAATCAGATCGCTGAACTCGCAGAAAAAATGAATGCCTTTGCTGATGTTTCAGCCCTTAAAGATAAAACTGTCGAACTAGAAAATACAATTAAGGCTCACGAACTCGCTTTAGCAGAAGCTAAGGCCACCATTGATGCGGCTAATCAAGATAAAGAACTTGCTGCAAAGAAGATGGACGAAGAGATGAAGAAAAAAGAAGAAGAAATGAATAAGGTTAAGTCAGAACTTGAAACTGCTAACGAAGTAATTGCTGGCTATATGAAAAAAGAAGAAGAGATGGCCAAGAAAGAAAAGAAAATGAAGAGAATGGCATCTCTAATCGAAGCTGGTCTAGATAATGATTCAGCCTCAGCCACAGCCGACAAATTTGAGTCATTAGACGATGACGCTTTCAGTGCTATGACAAGTCTATTTGCTGCAAAGATGCCTCCTTGGTTAGACAAGAAGAAGAAAGACGAAGAAGCCAAACCAAAAGCTTCAGAAGTTGATACAGAAGAAGCACTAGAAAATGTTGAGGCTGAGACAGAACTTAATCTTGGAGTAGGCAGCGACGAAAATTCTCAAGTAGAATCAACTCGTGCAGCATTAGTAGAATTCGTTTGTGCTAGACTAGGTAAAAAACTCAATAAGGGAGAATAAAAATGGCTCTTAAACCAGATCGTATCGAATTCCTTTCAGACATCTCATTTTTCGCTACTTCAGCTGCCGAGCGCGGCGGTGTTGTTTCAGTAGTGACAGGTGGTTCTGGCGTTAGTATGGATGATGCAAATGCTGTAGTTGGCTATGCTGCTAATCCATCAGGCGCCAAGCCAGTAGGTATTTTATTAAATGATGTTGTAAGTCTTGATCTAACAAGACAACACATCAACTGGCACCGTGACGAAGTACAAGTAGGCGGCAAGGTCGCTGTTCTTCGTAATGGTCAAGTAGTAACTAATTTAGTCAGTGGCACTCCAACTGCCGGTGCTGATGCTTATGTTGCCGCAAGCGGCTACGTCAGTTCAGTACAAGCAACAGGTGCTGTTAAGATCGGTCAGTTTTTGAGTGCCAAAGACTCCGATGGTTATGCAAAAGTCTCTGTAAATCTTTAATCTATAAGGGAGAAAAACATGTCAGGTAACACTAAAGTATTTCAACCAACTCCAGAATTAACAGATCTTCTTGTTCGTTCTGGCTCACTAAAGAAAGAAGAGGCTCTTGCGGCCAATGCTGAATTTGCAAAAGCACTAGAGTTGCCACTTCGCCAAGGTATTCTCAATGGCGATATTCTTGATGGTATCTTCGAGCCAATTCAACTTGCTCAAAGTGCCACTCCTGAATTTCCATTAGACTTCCTTGCTCCAGGCACCGAGAGAAATTTCGTTGCTTATACTATTCCTAACCACGGATATATTCCAGAGCGTCACGTTGAAGGCGATTACGTCATGGTTCCAACCTATGACATCGGTTCTTCAATCGACTATCTCTTAAAGTATGCCCGTGATGCTCGTTGGGATGTTGTTGGTCGTGCAATGGAAGTTCTCGAAGCTTCTTTCGTTAAGAAGATGAACGATGACGGTTGGCACACACTATTGGCTGCTGGTGTTGATCGCAATATCGTAGTATACGATAGCGATGCTGCTCCAGGCCAATTCACCAAGCGTCTCGTAAGTCTTATGAAGACTGTTATGCGTAGAAACGGTGGTGGTAACTCTGCTAGCAATAACCGTGGTATGCTAACAGATCTCTACGTTTCTCCAGAAGCTATGGAAGACATCCGTAATTGGGGTGTTGATCAAGTTGACGAAGTTACTCGTCGTGAGATCTACACTGCTGCTGACGGCACACTAAACCGTGTCTTCGGTATCAATCTCCATGATCGTGATGAACTTGGTGAAGGTCAAGAATATCAACTATTCTATACCAACGTATTGAATGGTACACTACCAGAAAATTACAGTGGTAGTGATGACAAGGTTGAACTTGTTGTTGGTCTCGACCTTCGCAAGAGAGATAGTTTTATAATGCCAGTTCGCCAAGAAGTCCAGATCTTCGAAGACGATACTCTACATCGTCAAAAGAGAGCCGGTTTCTACGGTTGGGCAGAGCAAGGCTTTGCTGTGCTAGATAATCGTAGAGTTCTACTCGGCGCTCTCTAATATCATTACTGGCAATTAATAAAAAGAGTTGGATCGGAGAGAAATCTCCGGTCCTTCTTTTTTTATATAGATATACATTGGTGTATTCTATACTAGAATTCAATAATAAGCGCTTATATTAAGTAGGCCATTAACCAAATAGGGCCCATATTATGGCTGCAAGCAAATACGACTTTGCTATAGAACAAGGTACATCATTTAAATTATCTCTAATTTATAAAGATCCTAATGGGGATCCTATTAATTTGACTAATTGGTGTGCCAGATTGATATGGAAGACCAATACAAATAACACCATGCTTTTTACTACAGAGAATGATGACTATGGTGTATATAAGTTCATCATTGATCCAGAGTCTGGGAAATTATCTTTGATGATCCCAGCCTCAAAAACCAATACATATACATTTAATACAGCAAAATACGATTTGGAATTACAGTCTCCTGATTATTTCTACGGTTCTGAGTTAACAGAAGGTGGTAAATACGTCATCAGATTATTGTATGGTACTGTTACAATAATTAAGAGATTTAGTCAGTCATCAGACTTATTGGAGTGCTCAACATGAGCGTAGATTTTATTATTGAAATTCAAGAACCAATTGTACATACTATAGAAATAGAAACTAGCTTCTTAGAGAATGTTACAGATAATATTGAAATAGAAAGATATGATGTTTATAATGTAGAAATTACTAATAGTGCAGTAGTGCTAGCTAGTGATCTACCAGACGATATACCCGTCACAAAAATTGTTGGAAATTTTTCAATACAAAGAATAGATTTTGGAGAGCCTTACGGCATTGGAACAGATGGCCTATCAGCATTTTTAGACGATTATGATTATGATTTTGATTGTGGTACACCCTAATTAACCGGAGATACTTATATGCCAGTTCAAACAAGAATTCAAATCAGAAGAGGAACAACAGTAGAGTGGTCAAATGCTGCAAATTCTCTTGGCAACGGTATCTTATATGAAGGTGAATTAGGTTATGACACACAGAGGAAGATTTTTAAGATTGGTGACGGTACAACACACTGGAACAATCTTAATTCGGCAGGTGGTGGAGATTTAATTCCCGGAAGTGGTATCATTATTGATCCTTCTGGTACTAATAGCAATATTTTTCATAGTATTATAGCGCCATCAGGGAGCGGCATATCTGCAACATTAGTTAGTCTAGGAACAGCAGATCCGTCTGGATCATACTATTCATTATCCTTGAATAAAAAACTTAGAGATATAGCAGCTCTAAGTAGCAAAGGATTTATTGTTACAGATGGTGCTTCAAATATTTATGAAAGAGTTTTGTCTAGCGGAGCAAACATTGTATTGACCAATGCCGATGGTTCATCTGGCAATCCAACTATTGGTCTTAACAGCAATATTACAGGAATTAGTAGTGTTAGTGGAGTTAATGGTCTAAGTATTGGTACAACATCTGGAAATGTTAATCTAAATGCTGGTACTGGAGGCAGAGTTGTTACCACAGATTTGGACGTTTATGGTACTTTGTATGTTAGTGCTGGTGGTATAGATATATCTAGTACAGCATCCATTCTTGCAAGAGGTCCAATAACATATTCTGGCAATCCAATTTTATATAGTGGATCTGTATACTATAATCAAACTCCATTTGTTGGTCCAACAGGAGGTACTCTTGGATCAACTCTGTTCCCAGTCAGTCTAAGTGGACACAAACATACTTATACTCCTGGTAGTGGATTTGTTGATATTCCTAATTTTTGCAGTGGTGTTGCAGACTGCGTTAATACTAGCATACTTGCTGGTACAGGTGTTCAGTTCATTACCGGCGCAAATTCTTTAACAATCGCACTATCTGGACAATCATTAAATCTACATAACTTTACTGGTACTGGTATTATTGTTAGAGATAATGCTGGTAATTTCTATAATAGAACCCTAACAACATCTAATAATAATTTAGTCTTAACTAATGCAGATGGAGTTGCTGGCAATGTTAATGTTGGTTTGAATAATACTATTACCGGCTTACAAAGTGTAACCTCTAACGCTCTGTCAACAAGTAATGTCACAACTAATAAAATTTTAGCCAGTGGAACATCAATCACAGTTGAATCTCCAGATGTTAACGTTACTGGTAATTTAAGAATTGGTGGTAATCTTGTTATCAATGGCACTGGAGCTTTGGTACAAAGTACAGTAGTAGTTATTGATGACCCAATCTTTACTTTAGGAGGTTCTGGAACAGCTATCAATGATAGTAAAGATAGAGGTATCGAATTTAAATATCATGATGGCGCTAATAGAGTTGGTTTCTTCGGTTATCAAGATAACAGTGATAAGTTTGTCTTTTTAAGACAAGCAACAAATACCAACGAAGTATTTAGTGGAACAAAGGGAGAGGTTGACGCCCTATTAAGTTGGTCAAATATCATTTCTGGAACTCTTCCAAGTCCAGTTATTACTGTAGCTATCACTGGAGCCATTAGCGGAACTGCTAGTGGAACACTTACTAATTTAGTAACAGGCCCAACACTAAGTATTAATGCAAGTATTGGTAATGATAGAATTACTCTTGGTACACATACTGTAGGTAATTATGTTGCTAGTATAGCTAACGGTAGTTATCTTACTGGTGGCGCTGCTGGTAGTGAAGGAGCAACACTAACTCTAGGTGTAGATGCTACAGATGCAAATACAGCCAGTAAGGTTGTTGCTCGTGATGCTTCTGGTAACTTTAGTGCTGGAACCATTACAGCAACACTAAGTGGTACTGCTACTAATGCTACTCAAACAGCAGTAAGTTCTGATAGTACCAATGCTAGCAGATACCTAACCTTTGTTGACAATACAACAGGTAATAATGTTCAAAAGGTCAATACCTCATTGACATTTAATCCTTCAACTGGCAGATTAACAGCAACTAGTTTTGGAGGAGATGGTGGATCACTAACCGGCCTTAACGCTTCTAATCTTAGCACAGGAACAGTACCATCAGGTAGAATGAGCGGTTTATATAATATCTCCGTAACTGGAGTCAATATTCCTGCTGGTACTACTAGTGGTATGATACTGCAAACTGACGGAGTAGTATCATATTGGGGCTGGATTAATGGTGGTACTCCATAATATATAAATTATTAGACAACTTTTGTCTTGTAATTATTATATCATAGGAAAATAACCAATTATGGAAAAGTACAAACATGCCCAGAAAAACCTTAATCCAATATCGTAATGGTACATATAATGAATGGGACATTGCTAACACAACAGTTTTAGCTTCAGGTGAGCCCGGATTTATTACAAATCTTAATGTATTAAAAATTGGCGATGGTACAAAACAATGGGCAGATTTACCAGCATTAAATGATAATCTAACAACTATTGTTAGAAATGATACTGGTAGTACTATTCCTAAGATGAGTGTTGTTTATCTTAGCGGTGCTCAAGGGGATATTCCCAGAATAGTATTATCTATTGCTAATAGTGAAGCTACTAGTAGTAAAACTTATGGTATTGTAGTAAATGATATATCTAATGGATCTGTAGGTCAAGTAATTGTTGATGGAACACTAAAAAATCTTAATACTCTATCTTCTTTCAGTGGAGTAAATCCAGGAACCATTCTATGGCTTAGTCCCACAGTTTCTGGTGGAATTACAACTACTAAACCATATGCTCCTAACCATATAGTAAGTGTTGGAACTTTAGTAAGAGTTCATCAAACACAAGGGGTTATTAATGTTAAAGTACAAAATGGTTTTGAATTAGAAGAATTACATAATGTTGCTACAACAGGAGCAACCAACGGTCAATTTCTGCAATATAATAGTGATAGTGGATTATGGGTTCCAAGCAGTAGTGGAAACTTTACCAGTATTATAACCTCATCAATCAGCGGTGCTGATCCTCTTAATATATCATCGTCTACTGCTAGTATGATTATTAATGACTCTACTATTTTTTTAAATAATGATACTTGGGTAGAAGCAAACTTAAGACTACCAAATCAAACACCAGACACTCTTGCAGTATTTGATAATAATCAAAATATAGTTTCATTAATTTCACCATCATTGACAGAATTAAGTTATTTAAGCGGTATTACTAGCAATGTTCAAACTCAATTAAATAGCAAACAGTCCACACTGACAAATCCTGTTACTGGTACTGGAGTATCTGGATATTTATCTAAATGGATAAATGATAATAGCATTTCTAGTAGTCTAATCTATGACAATAATACTAACATCGGAATTGGAACAATTAATCCCTCTTGTAGATTGCATGTTATTGGCAGCGGATTTTTTAGTAGTGGAATAACAGTTAATTCTGGTTCTCTTAATTCTCCATCAATATCATTTAGCGGAAATATATCAACTGGTTTCTATAGTCCTGCTGTTAATGGAATTAGTATCGCAACCAGCGGCGTTGATAGATTACACGTTAATGGCTTAGGTAATGTTGGTATTAATACTACAGTTCCTCAAAATGGCTTCAAATTAGACGTTAATGGAAATATGATTGCTAGAGGAAGTATTCAGTTAAACAATATTATTACTGGTTTCGCAGCAGATTACTCGGTTACAAGATATCAATTTAGCAATTCTCTTGCTGGCGGTGGCGCTAATCGTAGTTGGGTTTGTAATGGAGGAGGATCATTTGGCGTTGGATTTACAGCCCCTAGCGGATTAGTAGCAATTAGTGGTGGAGTTGCTATAGGATCTAGTTACAATTTTACTCCTCCTACCGATGGACTGATAGTACAAGGAAATGTTGGTATAGGCACCACCAATCCAGCCGAAGCTCTAGAAGTTAGCGGAGCACTAAAATTCGTTAATTGTTCTTCAAGACTACAAAGATATGACAACTCCAGTATTGCATTAAGCGGTAACACAAACGGACATTTTGGTATTGCTTTAGGTAACTATAATACTTTAGGTAGAGTATTTAGATTAGCTTCTTATGCTGATGGAACTAATGCTGGCTCTTTTAGATTACGAGACGATACTGGTGGAGCAGACAGATTAATAATCAGTTCTGCTGGCAACCTAGGAATTAATGCTGATCCTGCTGATAGAATTCATGTCTCCGGTTCACAAACAACAATAAGACTAAATAATAGTTTAGGTTATGATACTCAATTAAGGTTAATAGATAGCGTTAGTGACTGGAGTGTTGGTGTTAATACTAGCAATAACGCAGGATCAGGATACTTTAATATAAGATCCAATACAGCAGGATCTCATAGAATGGTTATAGATACTTCTGGTAATGTTGGTATAGGAACCACTAATCCAGGATATAGATTACAAGTAAATGGTAGTTTTGGCGCTACAACAAAAAGTTTCCGAATAGATCATCCTTCTAAAAATGGCTATAGTTTAGAGTATGGAAGTTTGGAAAGTCCATATCACGGAGTTCGTCTTACAGGACGAGGTAAGGTTATTAAAGGGGCAGGAAGCGTCATTCTGCCTGATTATTTAAAAGACTTGATTCATGATGATGATACTTTAAATATTCAGATTACCAATTATAAACATGCCAAAACTATATATGTTGATAAAATTGATCTAAAAAATGATAAATTTATAGTTAAAGCAAATAGAGCAAAAACATTGGGAGAATTAGAATTCTTTTGGACGCTTACAGGAGTTCGTAAGGATGTGGAGAGTCTAGTTGTCGAAAAGGAGAACTAGAATGTCAATTTATGGTGGGCCAAGTATAGCAAATAGTGGTCTTATTTTACATTTGGATGCTGCAAACAGTAAAAGCTATCCTGGTAATGGTACTGTTTTGTATGATCTAAGTGGTAGAAATAATCATGGAACATTAATGAATGGTGCTGTCTATTCCAGCACAAATGGTGGATCAATATATCTTGATACCGTAGATGATTATATATCTTTACCTACATCCAATGCTATGAGAATTGATCAGGGTGATTTTACTATAGTATGCGCCCATCAATTAATTACGTTTGGTGATAATTATGGTAATTTTTTCTATCAGTCAGGAGGATCAGGAGGATCGGCCTCTGGACAATCAATATTCTTTCAAATCAATTTTGGATCGTTAAATCTAGATTTTTATGGCGGTGGAACTTCTCATAATTTTGGAGCTAATACTTTTGTAAATAACTTATTAGTATTCATAGGAGTTATATTTGATAGAACTGCACAAACTAGTATTTATTTTAGAAATGGAGTATTTTCTCCAACCAAAAATCACGCATCAGTTCCAAACTTTACTAGCTTAACTAGCACTCAGATAGGTCGTAGATATCAATCTGGATATAAAGATTTAGCAGGATATAATTCTTTTACTCAAGTCTATAATAGAAAATTAACTCAGACTGAAATTTTACAAAATTATAATGCTCTCAAAGGAAGGTTTGGATTATAATGGCGACTCAATATGGAAATGTAAAAGCTACTTTTTATAGAGATTTTGTATCTCAGCAGAGCATTAATCCAAGCGCAGGAGCTATTGGTGGTCCAATTACATTTAGTAGAAATAGTATAGCAACTTATGTTGGCAGTGATGGATATATAAAAACAGCAGGAGCAAATGAACCAAGATTTACTTATGAATATGACAGTAATGGAGTTTTGCAATATAGAGGATTATATATTGATAATCAAAGAACTTCATATAACTATTTTAATTATAGTGAAGATTTTTCTCAAGCTGTTTGGGTTAAGACGAATTCTTCGCTAAGTTCTACATCCACACTGTCTCCAGATGGAGTATCAAATGGTTCTAAACTCAGTTTATCATCATCTGGAGGAAATTTAAGTTATATTTTAACAGCAGCTGGTAATGCTAGTACTACGCTTAAAAGACAATTAACTGTGAGTATAATGGCCAAAGCAGCAGAATGTCAAAATTTAAACATTAAAATTGATAACGGAACCAATACTGTTGATTGTTATTATAATTTATCTACTGGAACTTTAGGAAATAATACTAATGGACTTGGAGCACATTATCCAACACCAGTTAATCAAAATGGATTACAATTTATATATAAACACATATGCAATATGGGAAATGGCTGGTACAGATGCATACTAAGTATAGAAGATGCAATTACAATTAACTCAGCAAATTATACTATTACTTTCACTCCCACATCATCATCGTCATCTATATCGTTAACCAACGCTAATGATGGATTATTATTTTGGGGAGCTATGGCTGATATATACATAACCACTTTTAATTATCACACATGTTTTGCAGCATATATCAAAACTACAGGTTCAGCGGGGACTTGCTTTGGAGATACTTGCATCATAGGGTCCACAGACGCAACAGAAAACAATTTGTTAGCAGGATATAGTGCTGATTCTTGTTCTGTATATGTTGAGTTTACCACTCCTTACTTTTTTATATCTACAATAGTCGGAAACGTAATAGCACTAGGATCCACCTCTAAGTATAACTCAGGAAATACGGCCACAATGAGAATTAATACTAATGCTGGAGCATCTGGATATGTGACGTATTTATATAGACCTCCAGGACAAGCAGCGTTTGACTTTAATGCTGGCGCCCCTGTACAAATTTCTGCAATAAATAATAAAATGATAATCGCAAATAGACAATATGCTCCATTAATGTGCGCTATGAATGGAACAACAGGCACTTCGTCAAATAGTTTGATACCACAAAAATTTAATATATTGAGTATGCCAGGAATGGCCTGTTATAAAAAAATATTTTATGTACCAACATATTTAAATGCTTCTCAACTTATTAGATTAACAACATTATGAAAACTTTTGAAATATTATGCATTATATATGATAAATTCAATCCTTTATTGTCAGATGAAGAGATAAGTGAAATTCGGTTATGTACTACGTTGCTATCAGAATCAGAAGAGTTGGCTATAGAGCAAATAAAACTATTGTATGATATTAAAACTATTATCAATATACAGGAAATTATATGAGTTATAGCAATGGCCCTAGAATTATTACAGATTCTTTAATCATGTACCTAGATGCTAAAAATACTAAAAGCTATCCTGGTAGCGGTAGCACATGGAATAATTTAATTTCAAGTTCTTATAGTGGTGCCAAAGCTGGATCTCAGTCCCCAACATATCCTTTATATAATAGCAATGGATATTTTACTTTTAATGGAGGAATTGTTGGTACTAATTATAGTAGGTTTGATATTGCAAATATCCCAGCGCTTTCTGCACTAAGTATTTTTGTTTGGTATAGAACTAGTTTACAAGATAATTCTTGGCAAACTATATTAAGAATGAGTAATTCTGACTTTGAATTAAGCGCTTACACTGCTAGCGCTTTATGGTTCGCGGCAGGGACGAGCTATAACGACGTATATACCACATATAGTACCACAAAGGCTACAGATGGATTATGGCATAATATTGGATTAACATTTGACGGAACAAATTTAATTGGATATTTTGATGGAATACAAGTTGCCTCAACAACACGAGGTTCGGCTACTGGAACAGCTTCTGGAACTTTAAGAGTAGGTACTAGAGATGATGCTTATACTCAACATTTAGTTGGCGATATATCAAATATAACTTTATATAATAAAGTTTTATCGGTTATAGAAATTAGTCAAAATTATAATGCTATCAAAGGCCGTTTTAGTCTATAGGTGTATATCATACTAACTAAATATGGAGAATACTAATGCCAGATGTGATTATAACACCAACTAGTGGAATCATAGACTTTTATCCCGGTTCGACCAGAGTTGGCCGAATTGATGGATCTGGTAACGTTATAAATATTACTAATCCATCTGGTTATTTAGTCCTATCAAGTAGTGGACTAAGTATAAATACTAGTGCTCCAAACGCTACTCTTCACACTTATTCTTCAATATCTGGGGCTACTATACTAAATATAGAAGGAACTAATGGTTCTCTATTTAGTGTTATTGATAACTTAAGTGGTAGTTTAATGAGTGTCAATAATAATGCTGGATTACCAGTATTTGAAGTTTTTAGTGATGATAGAGTAGTTGCTGGGAGATTTGGACAAAATGATCTTATTATTACCAGTGGAGGTAACATTGGCATTGGAACGGGTGTTCCTGCTAGTAAATTTCATGTTGTCGGAACTAGCACTTTTACAGGAGATATTAGTTCAACGGGTTCTATAATAGCAGGTTCTGGAAGTGCTGCTAATCCATCTTTTGAATTCGTAAATGATTCTGATACAGGATTATTTTCACCAGCAGCAAATGTGTTGGCAATCAGCACCAGTGGAACAGAAAAATTAAGGATTAATAATAGTGGATTAATAGGTATAGGCACAGTTTCACCAACATCACAACTTCATGTTATAGGAACAGGAAATTTTACTCAAGCTTTGCAAGTCAATGGAACTGGGGTGAGTATCAGCGGCCATATCCACACATCTTCAGATATAAGTAATTTTGGTAGTAGCGTAAGCGGATTATTACCATCAACAATAGTATATACAACAGGAACACAAACTGTAAACGGACCCAAAACTTTTGGAGATGCTAGTGTTTTTAATAGTGGATTAAGCTCATTAAGAGGAGTAAGTATAAGCCCTAATAGTTTAGGTGTTGCAGTAGCGATCAATGATGCCTCTGGTACTGCTTTTGGAGTGTACAGAAATAGCAATCTTGTGTTTGCTATTAGAAATGATGGATTTTTTGGTGCTGGACAAAATATAACAACTATTGATACAGCAGATTTTGCCGTAGATAATAGTGGAAATATCAATGCTGGAAGATGGAATGCAACAACCATACCTATTAATAAGGGAGGCACAGGCCGAACATCATATTCTGATGGTCAATTATTAATTGGTAGTGGTACATCTTTAATAGTTAATACATTAAGTGCTGGCACAGGTATCTCTATAACAAATGGTCCAGGTACCATTACTATAAATACAAACGGATTACAGACTACTATCACAAATCCAATTACAGGTACTGGAACTAGTGGATATATTAGCAGATTCAGTAGCACTTCTGGTCTAACAAATAGTATATTATATGATACAGGAAGTAGGGTTGGATTAAATGTTGCCAGCAACCCTATATCCATACTACATATTTCTGGACAAGTATCAAATTTTGGATCAGTATTTATTTCTGGAGCAACATCATCTAATACAATTTTAGGATACGGTAATACTGATAGTAGTCCGTTCTTTTCTGTAACAAATGCAGACAACAGTTCATCTACTTTTGGCTGGGGTATGTTTTATCGTGGCACAGAAGGAGATTTTAGACTATCCCGTAAAGGAGGTAGTACAAGTTGGATTGATTGTTTAAATATTCAGAGATCAAATGGTTTTATAGGAGTTGGTAGTGGTACACAAGCTACAGCACCTCCTGAAAGACTAGTAATAGATGGTAATTTAAGATTAGCAGATAATTACACTGGAAGTGTAGGCAATAAATTACAATTATTTAGAGGAGGAGGTACTGCTAATGATTATACTCTTGGTAAAGAAGGTAATCATCTAGCTATATCTACTTCTAATGATTCTTCTACTAATAGATATACAGAATTTGGATACCATTCTGCTGGAGTATGGACACCTAAAACTCGTGTGAATAATTTTACTGGTGCTATTGGTGTTAATTTAACTTCAACTCCATCTGGAGTACTGGATGTTGGCGGAGATGCCTATATTAGAGGAACGGGCAATAATCTAGGAACCGTATATTTTAAATCAACATCGGCATCATCAGATACCTCTTTGAGGGTAAGAGCAGACACAAATGGTAACTTGTATCTAGACGCATCAAATGCCAGTGTTAAAGTTGGTAATCAAAGTGCAGATATAGATATTTATGCTGGTAATGGTCCTGTCAGAATAGGTCATGCATCGGCCCAGACACTCGCTAATCAAAGTATTATATTCAGACCAGCAAGTACAGAATACATGAGACTAAATGGTTCTGGATATTTAGGAATCGGTACTACAACTCCTAGCGGACACCTTGATGTTGCTGGAGACATTTATGTTAGAGGTACTGGTAATAATTTGGGAACAATATATTTTAAATCTCAAGCTGCTGGAGACAAAACATTATATGTTGGTGCCACAAATGGTGGCGATTTAGTAATGAATGGAGGAGGTGCTAATATCCAATTGAGTAGCCAAGGTGGTTATCTCAATATGTTAGGTATGTCAACACAAATTCATATTGGTCACGGATATAATGCTGCAAATACTAGTCAAACTATTAGATTTTTACCAGCAGCTACAGAAATGATGAGAATGACAACATCAGGAACAATTGGAATAGGATTGCCAACAACAGATACATCATATGCTGGAAATTCAGTTAAATTATTTGCTGGACAACCTTATGCGAATACAAGACTGCATATTGCTGGATCAGGGGCTAATAGTTCTAGTGCAGCATTGATTGTTACAAATAGTGGAAGCAGTCCACTTTTATATGCTCGTAACGATGGAAATGTTGGAATCAATACAGTAACTCCAAGTGGACAATTACATGTTGTGGGAACAGGGATCGTATCTTCCAGATTAAATGTGGGAAATCTTAGAATAGAAAACAATACGTTATTAAATCCCAATACCGGAGGCACTGTAACTATATCTTCCACTAATGGAGTGAATATTTCTAGCAAATTGAATGTTACTGGAGATGGCGTTGAGCCAGAGCTTAAAGGAACTAAAATCAATAGATTATTTGGTAAATTTATATTTTATCCACTTTATGATCTCAATAATGATCTATCTAATGTTCCAGATATAATAGAATACATGACCATAGGATTCTTTACAGATAGTTTATTTAATAATTCTTCCATAGATTATTTTCCATCACCTAGCGATCCTGACAATTTAGGAGAAATCAAAATATTACATAATGTAGATTCTACATATATTATATATTTAAGTCATAATCCGACAATTAATGGTAGTTTTATGACACCTAATGGTAGCAATTTTGCTCTTTATCCTGGACAATCATGTATGGTTCAATGCATTCAAGATTATAATACAAGCTATTATGTTTGGAAAATTATTAGTTGTTGTAGCGGTGCTGGAGGCTCTTAAATTTAACAAATTAAACTGGAGATTTTAATATGAGTATATTAGACTTGAACATGTCGCCTAATGAGGCTGAGATGGCAGCCAGACAAATCATCAGTCAAGCAAAAAATTGTTTTGCTATAATGACAAAGTCATTCAATGATGGAGCTAAATTATTTTGGGATAATCCAAGAGGAGTTCCACCAGAAGATATAGCCGCTGCGTTAGGCAATAATGCAAAAGAAGTGTTTGAATTACATTATGCTTTAGGTCAATTTGTTAGCAATATTAAACCAGATAGTATTATTCCAGGATTAAGTTTAATTGGCCAGTTTACTATGAATGAGGACGGCACTGTAACTGTCATAAAACCAGACCCAGAGCCGCCATCTCCTGCACCAAACACCATATCAGAATAGGGTGTATATCATACTAAGAAACCTTAAAATCTGGAGATAATTATGTGGAATTTAGAATTGCCAGTTATTGTTAGAACTCTGATTAATGATTGGTCAGATAATCCATCATACTCTGATGAAAGAATTGTGCAAGTATTAACAGTGGCAGCTAAATATGTACAATTTGATGTTGTGTTGGATCATCAATATGAAGTAGACGTATTAAATAATACCATAACTCCAGATCCTACTTCTGATAGAGATGAGATATTTATTAGTTTAACAGCATTAAAAGCAGCATGTATTATAGACCAAAGCACATTCAGAACAAAAGCTGCTATGGAAGGATTAAGAGCTTCTTTAGGACCGGCTGCTTTTTCTGTTGGTGGCAGTTTAGCTGGATGGAAAGAAATTTTAGAAAAAGGCCCATGTGCCTTGTATAATGATTTTGTGGAACATTGGGATGTGGCCAATGCGTCATCTGTCAAAGCTATTCTTAGTCCATTTGCTGGTAATAAATTTGATCCAAGTATTCTTGGTATGTATTCGAGTCAAAGAGGTCGTACATTTTTTTCTTAATCAGGTAACAAATTATGGCAGCACCAACTTATAATTTTCCATTAGATAGAGGTTCTATTTTTTATATATCATTTACATATTTAGATGATACTAATGAAATTATTAATTTAACAAATTGGCAAGGTAGATTTAGTTTTACTCCAATAGATGGATCTTTAGCAAATACTACAATTACTTATTTTACCGGAAATGTTAATAGTAATTATAGTTTAACCATTAGTGGAGATGAAGGAAAACTTACATTAAAACTTCCATCGTCTACAACCGGTCAGTTTGATTTTAGTAGTGCGTTGTATGATGTGGATTTAAAAGCTCCAAATGAATTATATAGTGGCGCTGGAGACTTTATAATTAAATTGGTAAAAGGTGTCATGACTGTAAATCCATCTAATTCTACATCTCCTGAGATGTTTCCAGAGACAACAGAAGAAACCCCATGTGAGGGATGCTAATGTCAAATGTAATAGTAAATACAGCACAGTCTTTGATTAATGTTACAATGTCTGATGTTGAAGGTAATTTGACTACCAATGCTATTGTAACAGAAAAAATGCCAGAAATTAAAATTGTAGAAACTAGTCTACAGTCTATGTCTAGAATTATAGCAGGAACACCTCCGCAATCATCTGTTGATGCTGGTCAACCAGGAGAAATTAGGTGGGACAGAGAGTATATGTATCTATGCGTTGCAACTAATACGTGGAAAAAAATACCATTATCGGAAATATAACATGAATATTTTTAGTGGACTTATTGATGCAAATTTTAAAAACTTATACAATCAAGCTATAGAAAGTCTACTATCATCTACAGCATTAGCTGTTCCATGTAAATTAAAGTATAATACTACAGATCAGTCTTTTTGTACAAATTGTTTATATAATCCAATTGTTGATAAATCATTCAATAAATATAATGGATCAGGACCGTTACCTTTTCCAGAAGGATCTATATGTCCAGTATGTAATGGTTTTGGAAAAATTATTTATGATGCTGAAGAAACGGTATATCTAGGAGTCATATTAGATAGTAAATATTGGTTAAATTGGGGACCAAAAAATATACAAATACCCAATTTGGCGGCCCAGACTCTGTGTTCTATCACTCTTATGCCAAAACTACAAAATGCTACACAGATGGTTGTTGCAGATAACGAGGCATATGATAATAATCAATACTCTAAAGCAGGACCTCCTATTCCAATGGGTTTGGGAGAGCATAAATTTATTCTTACAAATTGGACAAGGCCATGACACTGCGTATAAATATTAAGTTATTAGAAACAGATGGACAAATTAAAAAAGCTATCTTAGATAGTATCAAAGATGTATTAGATACAGCTATATCAAAATCTCTTAATAGAATTCAGCAAGATCTTAAAGCTCTAACAATAGATAATCTTAAAAAAGAACCAGAGTATGCCTCACTTAGAACCGGTCAATTAAGATATGAATTTGGAATACCAGATACTATTATAGTTGACAGAGTAATAGAAGATATATGTGAAGGTAAAATTTTAAGAAATCCTGTTAAAGTAGGGACCAAGGGAATAAGTGGTAATATCAAATATATATTAATAGATGAAGATAAAGTAAATGCATCTATGGGTGGTCCAGACGGCATAGTACAAGACGCCAAAGGATATACATTACCTTGGTTAAAGTGGCTTTTAACACAGGGGACTGCTCCTATAGTTAAAAATTTTGAAGTAAAATTAGGACCGAATCCTAATTCTAGAACAGGTATGGCCATAATGGTTGAATCTAATGAAAACTGGGGTGTTCCGCCTCAGTTTGCCGGTGTAAAAGACAACAACTGGATCACTAGAGCTATATCCAGTATTAATGAAGACTTATTTTTCCAAATTATACAAAAAAATATAGAACAAAATATATGAGTTGCAACCAAAATATGTACAGACTTCACGGAGTGACTAGTCTGCAAGATAACATGATAATACCAACAGTAGAAGAAAACCTAAAAAGTTTTCTAGACTATGGACTATTACATGTTGGTGGATTCGTAAATGTAAATATCCCCACTTCTGGCTTATACAAAACAACATTTCATACCTTAAAACCAACCAAAGATCCATCTTATCTTGCCAATACTGTGTGGCAGACACCGAAGAAAGATTGGGTCTGGGAGTCCGGAATATCATATAAAAATACATCTCCTGTCAATATTAGCGGAGTATATATTGCCAACACCCTGTACCCTGCTCCATCAGGATCTGGTGCTATAGAATATAGATTAGACTATGAAAATGGTCAAGTTATTTTTGCAAAACCTTTAAATGCTTCAACAAAGGTTGAAATGTCTTATAGTTACAGATGGTGTGAAATTATCAAGTCTAATAATAATCTATGGAGTACTTTACAGCCTATGGCATTTAAGCCAGATTCTCAAATATCACAACCAGATAAAGGGAATTATGCGGTATCTTCTTCTCATCGTGTACAACTACCAGCAATAGTGCTAGAAACAATTCCTAGGAATTCTAATTCTCCTTATGAGCTAGGATCTTTAGTATCGTATAGACAACAAGATATTTTATTGCACATATATACTGAAAATTATAGTGATTGCAACACTTTAATGGACATATTAAGATTACAAAAAGACAAAACTATTTTATTATATGACTTAACTAAAATTGTCAATAATAATTTATATGGATTAAATAATAATGGATCAAAAAATCCTAATGGATTAAATTATGGTCAAATTATTAGTAATAATGATTTTGTTTGGAATCGTTTATATATTAAAGAAGTCAATTTTCTTGATATTCAAAAAAATACAACAGCAACCATGTTTTGGTGTATCACTAGATTAACCGTCGAAGTTATAGTCTAATTCAAAATAGAGGTTACCATGGCAAACAATCGTATTTTCTATGCCGTACAAGCTGTAAAAATCAAACCATGCCGTTCAATTAATGGTTCTTATCAGTATGGTACTGAAAGAGTACTAAGAGGCATTCAAAGTGTTGGTATGACAACCAACTTTAATCTAGAACAAGTTTATCAATTAGGCCAATTAGAGCTTTATGACAACGTTGAAGAAGTACCAGACGTTGAAGTTACACTCAATAAGGTTCTAGATGGTACTCGTCCAGTATATAATTTAGCTCTAGACGGAAATACTGCCGATAGCAGTGATAATCTTACATTAACAAATATCGCTGACCGCAGATGCGACCTTGCTCTTGGTATCTGGGACGATACAAAGACAGGAGCTAGCGGTGCCGCAGCATACTATGTTGTTTGCACAGGTATGTATGTTAGTAGTGTTAGTTATAATCTAGTATCAGACGGTAATTTTACAGAAGATGTGACACTAGTTGGTAATCATAAGAAGTGGGGATTAACAACTGGTGGTGGTATCACATCCTTTAATTCCGGAGTTGTTGATAATGGAGACCAAACAAGAAAAGTTTCTCGTCGTTGGTCATTAAATAAGGATAATAGTATTCTTCCAAGCGGTAGCGGTGGTCTTCCCGGCTCATTTGCTGCGGGTTCAGGCTTACACGTTAATAGTATCACATTAAGTTGCAATCTTGGTCGTGAAGCTATCAATGAACTTGGTAAGAGATCACCATACTATAGATATATTCAGTTCCCCGTAGAAGTCACATCAGAATTTGAAATCACAGCAACAGAAGGCGATAAGATCGACGCTGATGACTTTGATTCACAAAGCGGATGCTCTGCTGCATCAGCAAGTAATCTTACTAATAAACAAATTAAGATTATGATTTGCGATTCAAATAATGCTGATGGTAGTGTTGATTATGTTATAGATTTAGGTAGTAAAAATAAACTAACTTCAGTTAACTATACTGGTGGTGACACCGGTGGTGGAAATGCTACTATAACATACAGCTTCCAAACATTCAATGACTTCAAAGTCAGTGGTGTTGCTGCAAGCTGATTAGACGATTAACTACGGAATAAACAGGAGGACCAAATGGATCAAGAACAGATGTTTAGTCTGATAGGTAGACTATATATAGATATAATGTCAGCACAAAGAGTAATAGACGTATTACAAAAAAAGCTGCAAGATAAAGAAAAAGAAATCATAGACTTAGAAAAATTAGTTAAAAAAGATAGCTGACAATGAATGAGTACGGACAATATTCAGTTACTCGTCCATAGGATATCTCTAGGACACTTATATTTTAAGACTAATGATATTGAGTATATATATATAAGTCCATCAGTTGAAATTAAATATGAAGCAGAATTATTGTATGAAGAAATCATACAAAATAATAAATTCGAATCATGGATGACACAAGAAGGACTTAAAAAATTTTTGGAAAAAATTGAAGTTTGGACAACAGAGGACGAGGAATTACTAAAGACTACAGAAAAAAATTTGGAAAAATTAAAACTTAGTCTATATCTGAACAGACTACAGAAAGAAAAAGTGAAAAAGATCAAAAAAAATATCGAATGGTCAAAAGATTCCATTAATAAACTTTTCAAAAAAAAACATAGTTTTGACTATCTAACTTTGGAAGACTATGCTGCTTTTCAAAAAAATGAATATATATTTATTCATAGTATTTATTATAAACATAATAAAGAGAGAGTATTTGATAATGATCCTGACCATGAATCTTTTATGAATATCACATCACATATTACAGAAAACTTTATTAATATTGATACATATAAAAAAATTGCTAGAAGCGAATATTGGAAGACATTATGGAATAGCAATAAAAATAATGTTTTTAATAAACCAGCATGTCAATTGACAGACGAGCAAAAAACACTTATTAATATAAGTATTATGTATGATAGAATCTATGAGAATACAGAATGTCCTCAAGATTTTGTTATAGAAGATGACGATATGCTTGACGGATGGATGTTGGATCAAAAACAGAAAATGGAGAACTTAAAGAAAGAAAAAACCGGCGAAGATTTATTGAGTAAACATAAAAATGCTAAAGAAGTATTTGTTGTTTCAAGTCAAGAAGACGCTAGTAATATCTTTGATTTAAATTCTTCTGACTCAAATAGAATCATTAAACAACGAGCACGGGCTATTTCACAATCTACAGATGGACTAGACGAATTTCATTTACCGGATGTTAAAAGACAAATTTTAATGCAAACAAACTCAGTAAGAACTGGATGATCTCATGAATGAAGAACAGATAATTCTACAATTAGCAATCAAAAGACTAGAAACAACCATGATAGGAGCTTTGGCCAGATTTGAGAATGTTTTTGGCTATCTGTGGGCGCATCATAAAAATATGGATGAGCCTCTATCAGATTCCGAAATACATTTTGATAATATGTGGCAGGATGTAAGAAATAATATTCTGAACCATGGTAATCAGCAAATCAGAGGCTTGGCAAGTGATATTTCTAAGCAATTAAGAAATGGACCAGAAGTTAGATATAATTATAAATTCAAAATGAGACCAACCAATAAGGAGAATGACAATGCAAACTAAGACCTTTACTGCAAAAGTTAACGATAAAGATGTGGAATTCCTTGTTAAATCCCCTTCATTAAATGATCAAAGAGAAGCTCAGAAGGTATATAATCAAGCCTTTACAGACGCCATAAAGAGCAAGAGTGTGGTAAGAGCTAAATTAGACGATCTGCTTCGAGATCAGGGATTATGGAATGATGAAAAACAAGCAGAATATTCTAACATGCAAAAACAATTACTTGATGGAGAAAGAAGGTTAGCTAAGGGAGGTTTCGGAATAAATGAGGCCAAACAACTAGCTTTTGAAATGCAAGAAATTCGAGATAAAATTAAAGACTTAATTAGTGTTCGCACTAGTTTAGATAATCATAGTGCTGAAGGTCAAGCGGATAATGCAAGATTTAACTATTTAGTATCGTCCTGCGTGGTGTATAAAGATAGTGGAGAAAAATATTTTAGCAATTTGGAAGAGTATCTTAATAAGTCTGATGATCCTGTGGCCATTTTAGGTGCTCAAAATTTGGCTAACATGATCTATGGTTTAGATAATAACTTTGAAAAGAACTTACCAGAAAATAAATTTTTAACTAAGTATAAGTTTGTTGACGATAAGCTTAGAAGAATTGACAAAAAGGGTAGATTAATAGACGCTGATGGAAGATTAATTGACGAAAATAATAGATTAATAGATGAAAATGGTAATTTTGTAGACAGAGATGGCAATAGGGTCAACGAAACAGGAGAATATGTTGTTGAAACAAAACCATTCTTGGACGAGGACGGCAATCCAATATTGCCACCAGACGAAATCAAACAAGAAACCAAGGCTCCCACTCCTGTTGAATCAACAGACGGTGGTGATGCTACAGTTTGATATTCATAATTTAACTTTTGCATTTTTATATATAGCGCCAATCATCGTTATGGGTGATTTGGCGTTATATTTTTAATAAGGATATTTTATGTCTAGATCATTTAATCTAACCGCAGAATTAAATTTAAGAGGTCCTGCAAATATCAGACCAGTAATTGCGAATATTAGAAGACAATTATCTGGTATTACAGCAGATGTAAATGTTAATATCAATAATAATACTACTAGAAATGTTAACAATTTACAACAATCTATCAACAGACTAAATACTTCTTTAAATGCTACACAAAATGCAGCCAGAAATGCCGCAGCATCATTAAGTGCTTTTGGAAGAGCAGCCGCAGCAGCAAATAACAACATTGGCAATATACCCAGAAATTTAAATAGAATTAACGCTGGTGCAGGAAATGTCAATAATACTTTAACTCAAACTAATAGAACCTTGAATCAGACAGCCACAGGTTTTGAAGAGTTCGGTAGACAGTCAGCATTAGCAGTAAGAAGATTCGCAGCGTTTGCTACGGTTACTGGGGTAATATACAAGTTCACCAATGCTCTTTCATCCGCCACAAGCGAATTTATCGGATTCAATAAAGAGTTAGTTAGAGTGGCACAAGTTACTGATTCTAGTTTATCACAGTTAAGTCCATTAGTAAAAGAAATCACTAGTCTTTCTACTGGCCTTGGCATAGCCTCTAAAGATTTAATTACGGTATCTAGTACATTAGCTCAGGCGGGTTTAACAGCCAAAGATACAGAGAAAGCCCTTAAAGCTTTGGCATTAAGTGCTCTAGCTCCATCATTCGATAGTTTATCAGATACTGTAGAAGGTTCTATTGCTTTGATGAGACAGTTTGGTATTAGTGCAGGACAACTCGAAGATGCTTTAGGTAGTGTTAACGCTGTTGCTGCAAAATTTGCTGTAGAAGCTAGTGACTTAATTACAGCTATTCAACGTACTGGTGGTGTGTTTGCCACAGCTAGTAGAGGGGTTAGTGAAGGCAAAGATGCATTAAATGAATTCTTGGCAGTATTTACAAGTGTTCGTGCTACAACCCGTGAAAGTGCAGAAACTATCGCTACCGGTTTAAGAACTATTTTTACTCGTATTCAAAGAAAAGATACTATAGATGCTCTAAAACAATATGGAGTAACATTAACTGATTTAGAAGGAAAATTCGTTGGACCGTATGAAGCTGTACGTAGACTAAGTGATGGTTTAAGTAAATTAGATCCACGAGATTTAAGATTCAGTCAAATTGTTGAAGAACTTGGTGGTTTCCGTCAGATTGGTAAAGTTATTCCTCTTATCCAACAATTCGCCACAGCACAGGCGGCATTGAAGGTGGCACAACAAGGGCAAGGATCATTAGCCAAGGATGCTGCAACAGCACAATTAAGTTTAGCAAATCAAATCACAAAAGTTAGAGAAGAATTTACAGCACTAATCAGATCATTAGGAGAAAGTGCTACTTTTCAAACATTCGTTAGATTAAGTTTAGATTTAGCCAGTGCTCTTATCAGATTAGCAGATAGCGCTAAGACAGTATTACCAGCATTAACTGCCATTGCAGCTTTTAGAGGAGTCTCTGCTTTAACTCGCTTTGGTGCTGGCTTTGCAGGAGGTTTACGCCGTCAAAACAATGGTGGATTTGTTAGAGGTTTTGCTACTGGAGGTGTTGTTCCAGGAGAAGGTAACTCTGATACATTTCCAGCGATGTTGACTCCGGGGGAATTTGTTATAAGAAAAAATGCTGTAAAAGCTATCGGTGTAGGCAATCTTCATAGAATGAACAGATATGCTAATGGAGGACAAGCCAAAGATACATTACAAAATTATTATCGTGGAGATTTCGACAATACTAGATTTTCTAGAAAGAAAGATCTGTCTAAAACTGAAAGAAGTCAACTAGCTAAAGAAACAAAAGATCTAAGATCACTAGGAACATCTGCTCCAAAACAACTATATAGTTCTATTTCTAGATCAGCATTTGATATGATGGCTATGCAGACAGGATTAAATAAAAATCCAGCCATACCAAAAGGAACCAATTTTTTTGATCAAGAGAAATATTATTCTCAAGAAACGATGAAAATTATTGGTAAAAGTTTTCGTCTCCCAGGTTTTGTATCAACAAGTAAAGATTTTGCTAAAGCCAAAATATTTTTAGATAATGCAGAAAGATCTGAAGATAATTGGGCCGCTATGATGAATATTAAGACTAAAAAAGGAGCTAAAGGAGTAGATGTTGTTGAGCAATTAAAAGGAACAGCAGTTAGAGGAGGTATTAAAAAAGACAATATTACTGGACAAACATTATATCAAAATCCACCAGAGAGTGAAGATGAATTTATCCTAAGACCAGGATCAAAATTTAGAGTTGATAAAACTAAATTCGTTAAATTAGGTGTTAATAAAAATTTATGGATGGATGTTGAACAATTTGCTAAAGGTGGTTTTGCAAATGCTCCATTAGTAGATGATATAACATCTAATGCTGCTGGAGCTATGTTACCAAACAAAATAGCTTTAGACAAAATTCTTGCTAGCGGCTATGGTGCATTAGATTTTGATAGAACCCTAAAACGTACTGTTGGAGATGCCGCATATGGTAAAGCTAAAACTTCTGGACAAAAAGATGCTGTATTATCTAAATACTTCAGAGATCCTACCAATAGACTAGAAGATGCAAAAAATGCCAGACTTACCCAGTTTGGTAGAATGCTTCAAAAATCTATTCAAGATGGACAAGTTAATCCTTCTAATTTAAGTATTATTAGTAAATCCAAAAGAACCCCAGGACTTGCAGAATATATTAATGAATTATTCGGCATTCCAATTGGCAATATGATATTTACAGGAGGAGGAAGTAAACAAGAGGCATATGATGCTATGAGATCAAAAGGTCCGAGAGCATCCAGAGTGTCCAGATTTATTAATGGTGGTGGTGTGACAGCAGGAAAAATTAATTCTGCTTTTAAACAACAATATAGTAGTAGTAAAATTAGGAGCATGTCTAAAGAAGAAAAAGAAGCTAAAAAACTTGAAATTAAAAAATTATTAGAGAAAAATTCTTCTCAAGTACCCCTAGACGCTGAACAACAAGCAGGTATCCCAGTAGGACTAGTAGGATTATACGGCACTCCGGTTGCTGGTGCTCCAAAAATTACTCCAAAAGGTAATAAAGTAACAGTATGGGGTGGAGTATTACCTTCTAATTTTAGTTCTCAATATGAAGACGATATCATTAAAGGATTCCAAGATTCTATTTCTAGAGTAGGATCAAGCATGGCACAACAGATTGGTGCTGTTCCTCAGACCGGCCCAGTCATCGAAAAAATTATGAAAGATGCTGGCGTAGAAGGAGTAATCGGAGCAGCATTAGAGGGTGCTATAGGAGTAGCTGGTAATCCATACTCATCTAAAGAATTTAAAGCTATTGACTTTAGCCAAGGATTAAGTACTAAATTAGCATCTTTATTTGGTATACCTCCAATGATACCAACAGATGCCACAAGAACAGTAGGAGATACCGGTAAAAAGGGTGAAAGAGGCAAGGGAATACCTAAATTTTTGAATCAAGTAGATAGATTTTTATTTGCTGAAAATCCTAATCTTGTTCCAGCAGTTAAAACCAAAACAAGAAAAAGAAAAGCAACAGGAGGAGGAATATCAGGACAGGACACTGTTCCTGCACTATTAACTCCTGGTGAATTTGTTATCAATAAAAAAGCTGCTAGCAGAATAGGAGCAAGTAGACTTCATCAATTAAATAGAGCAGATAAAATTCAAGGATTTAATAAGGGAGGTAGTGTTGGAGGCATACAAAAGTTTGCTGCTGGAGGTTTTCCCGCTCAACTAACACCAGCTTTGGGTGGATTATCTCCAAAAGACACAGCAAAACTCAGTAAAGCCATCATGGATAATGTTGATGCTTTCAATGTTTTAGAGTCTATGGTAAGTGGATTACCAACAGACCAAATGTTAAAAGCAATGAGAATCTTTACTTCTAAATTAGAAAAAGGAGCCTCGGATATCAATGCTGCTGCTACAGAAGCTGCTACATTAGCACAATCCGGAGGAGGTGGAAGTAGACAAGGCAAAAAAGTCAGAGTTGCTAATGCTGGATCATCGCCTCCAGTTGGACCACCAAGCCCAACAAACTTAGCCACAGGAACAACAGAAAGTAGACCAGTAAGAAGTCCTGTTGGGCCAACAGGCTTTGCCGCTAGTCAGGCCAGAATAGATCAAATAGCCAGTAATGTTGGACAATATCAAAGAGGACAAGATGTTGTTGATCGTAGGTCAAATGTTATGGGCATGACATCTGGCGTTTCTAATATGTCTAATGCCGGACTTCAATTTGCAGCAAGTCTTAAAAGTGCAACTAATCCGTTGCAGATGCTAACACAGGCTGCAAAAAATGCTGGAACAGGCCTATTACAAGTTGGTAAATCTAGCATTATGGCTGCTGGCAGAGGTGCTGGAGGATTGATTAGCAGTATAGGAGGAGGAGCACTTAATGCTATTGGCTTAGGAAGATTTGCTTCTGGAGGCAGAGGGGCTGGCGGTGCTGGTGGAGGTGGTGGATTTGGTATGGCTGGTATGGCTCTCACAATGGTTGGAGGATTAGGCGTTGATGCTATATCTAAGGCTATGGGAGGAGAAAAGACAGAGGCAGGACGATCAACAGCGGCCATAGGAGGTAGTGTTGCTAATATGGCTTCTATAGGAGCCACTGTTGGCAGTATGTTTGGTCCTCTTGGCACAGGTATCGGAGCAGCAACAGGAGCATTAGCTGGTTTTGTTATGGGTATTGGAGAAGCAGAAAAAGCTAATGAAGAATACGCTCAGAGTCAAAAGATAGCGGCATCTCAAACAGCAACAGATAAAAGCGGTAAAGCTCTGCAAGCATATATGACTAATCCTGGAAACGTTACAGGAAGAAACTCATTTCTTAAGTCCTTCAGCGATGCATCATCTGCTGAAGCCTCAGCGGGAGCAGGAATAAAGAGACAAAGAGCAAGTACATTTGGTAAAATGTTTGGCTATGCAGACGAGACTGCTATGGACGCAGGAAAACGAAGAGCAGATACACAAAAGTCTGGAGCTGATCAAGCTCAACAATTTTTAGTTCAAGAAATGATGAGAACTGGGAAAACCTTTGATCAGGTTAGTAAAACTATGAGTCCTGATCAATTCAAGATGCTAACATCTAATATTGCTGAAGCGGATGAAAGATATGCTACATTCCAGATTCAAAGAGCAGACGAAATTAAAAAATTAAGAGATAGTGGAAGAGGAGCAGAAGCAGACGCTTTACAAGCAGAAACCAATAAAGAATTAGCGGTAATGTCAGAAAGCATTGCTAAAAGATCCCTTGCTGAGGCATCCGCTGCCGCACAAGCAAAAGCCGCAGCAGAAGCTTCTAAGAAACTTTCTGTAGTAATGATGCAAGCTGTTGTTAGCTTAGAAAAATCTTTTAATGCTATGGAAGAAGTATTAAATAGATCCAGTTTTGAATTAGGTGAAATTGGCAATAAGGCTGATGAAATTTTTAGTGGAAAAGCATCATTAACTAGTTCAACTTTATCTAGAACAAATAATGTATTACAAAATCCAAATGCTTATTCTGCTGGAGAAAGACAAGCGGCTATAACAAATTCTGCTGCTAGAATGGGTACATCAGGACAACTAGTAGGCAAAGTTGCTGAATTTGGAGCGAGAGCAACAGAACAAGCCAATAGAGATGCAAACGCAGTATACAATGCTGGAGGTAGTAATGAAGATATTGGAGGATCAGTAACTCGCAGTTTAACTAATAATATATTAGCTACATTTGGGCCAAATAGTAGTATGGCACAAACTTTAGTTGCTGGAGTTAGAAATACCGTAGATGAAGCTGTTAAACAAGCAAATGAAGCTGGAACTACTATAGATCCTTCTGAATTAATAGATAAAGCTGCTGGTCCATTAAACAAAGCTGCACAGCAAGCTGGACAATTACTTATCAAGAACAATGAAAATGTAGCCAAGCATCTAGATGAATTAGGCAAGGTAGCAGAAAGAGTAGTAGAAATTGAGCAGAGAAGGGCTGATAGAACATCAGCACTTATAGAAATGCAAGCTCAGAGTGGTTTATCTACAAAAGAAGCATTAGGTCAAAAAGTCTCTATAGGCGAAAGGATCAATGCTCGTTTTGCTGGAAACAGAGCTAGATTAGGAATACAGAATCAAGGAGATTTTACTCCACAAAATATAGCTAATATGAGATCTCGTGCTCAAAAAGAACAACAAGCACTACAAGCTCAAATAGATAGAAAATCATCAGAAGTTTCTGTTAATCCAGCAGCAGCTAAAGAAGTTGCTAATCTACAATTAAAACTTGCAAAAGTTAATTCAACCATAGATAAAACTACCAAAGAGTTAGAAAATCTCCCAGGTGCTTTAGAGGGAGCCATTAGCGATGTCACATCAGAAATGCAAAAACGAGTTTCTCAACTGGAATCACAAAAACAAGCATCTGGCGCATTTGCAGAGAAATTAGTTGGTAGTACACCACAAGAATTAATGGAACTATCACAAACATTTAATTTATTAAATAGTACATTAAGTGGACAAATTACTACTATTCAACAATCCCAGGTAGCACAACAAGCATATGTACAGGCTATTCAACAAGGAAAGACAGCTCAAGAAGCCATGAGCGATGCTCAAACAGCATTTGCCAATGAAAACAAAAAAGCTTTAGGACTCTTTGGCGAATTAACTCAAATTGCTGGAGTGGACGGCCCAGAATTGGATGTAATGAAAGCAGACTTGTTAGAAAATTTTGCAAGGGCTCAAGGCGCTGGTCTAGAGAGAAATCCTTTCTTCCAAAAATTATTAGCAACATTAAGACAAAATCCAGAAGATAGAGCAAAGAATGATCCAGTATTAAAGGCTTTACAAGCTCGCATGGACGAGTTGAAAAATGCTCAGGTAGAGGCAGTTAGACTGCAAAATGAAAATGATAGAAATATTCAAAAAGATTTATTAGAAAAAGTTGGTAAAAGCATATTAGATAGTTTAGCAAAAACTCAAGAAGCTTTTGTTAAGGCTATGAATGATGTAGCAATCAGATTAGGTGCTGCTCCACAGGGCGGAGGAGGTAGAGGTTTTGCTACTGGTGGTTTAGTCTATGCTGCAAATGGTAAGTATGTCAATTTTGTTCCCAAAGGAACAGATACTATACCAGCCATGCTCAGTCCAGGAGAATTTGTTGTTAATGCTAAATCTACAAAAGATAATCTTAGTTTATTAACAGCAATTAATAATAGCAGAGGAGGAAAAATTAATTACCTTGCTGCTGGCGGTCAACCAGATCTTTCTGGAGTATCAGAACGAACAGATAAAGCTAAACAGCAAGATATGGCTAGAAGCGGCCTGATCAACCAAACTGTTTTAAGTAATAAAATAGACAGCGTTAAAGGATTATCTCAAACTATAAATAGTACTACTCTAAGTACTAAAAATAATCAGATTCCATCATTAGATACATCTATTGATAAAAATCAAACTACTAATAACCAACAATTTTCTGCATTGGGCAGAAATCTCAATAGATTATCAGAAACTATAAAAGGTTCTAGAGCTTTGAGCACTGGTGGTATAGTATATGCTGCTGATGGAAAATATATTAATTTTCAACCAAAAGGCACAGACACTATTCCTGCTATGCTTAGTCCCGGTGAGTTTGTGGTGAATGCAAAATCTACTAAAGATAATTTAGGTGTGCTACAAGCTATCAATTCGGGATATTATGCTGATGGAGGAAGACTCGGAGGAGTAGATCCAAGTCCTCTTAACTTCCAAAGATCTATTGTTTCTCAAAGATTCAACAGAGCATTTAAAAAAGCACAACCAGGCGACTATGTTATTTTAACTCCCAGAGGTGATTATGTAGGAGAAATTTCTGGAGTACAAAATATTAGAGAAGCATCTTTAAGAGCTAAAGAGGAAGTAAATGGGTACAAACCAGGAATTGATAGAATTATTCCTAAAATTAATTATTTAGTTGGTCAAGAACAAAGTAAAAACTTTGGAGAAAAACTAGTTGCAGAATTACAAGATCAAATGATGGAAGCTCCTAATTTATTTGGTCCTGATGCATTTAACACTACGTTGAATGATAGAGAAAAGGTAAAAGATATTTTTTCAAAAATTAATCAAGGAGCTAATATTGGTGAACTATACAGAAAAGCTACAAAACGAGAAAATTATTTAAGACAAGTTCAAAATAATACCAGTCTTGGAATACGCTTGGGTAGAGGGGCTCCAACCTTTAATACTCAAGATGGTAAAATGCAGTATGGTAAGAATACAAGATTATTACCAGCCGAGGTACTTGGAGTACAAAATAAACGAGCTACAGAAGAAATAACAGCTATAAATAGAGTATGGGGAACTATTAAAAATGGAGTGAAATGGGATGGAACAAAATTTGAAAATGGTCCTCCTCCAGAAGGATTGAGAAGAGATTCTAGCACCGTATTTGATGCTCTTAATCCAAGTAGTTTGCCTGATCGTAGTTATTTTAATAAAGGAGGTGTAATTTATGTCGAAGGTGGCAGTTATATTCCTTTCAAAACTCCTAGAGACAAAGCATTAAATGATAGAAGAGTTGCAAATGATAAAGAGATGGAAAGAAGAAGAAATCAAGCAGATATCGATCAAAAAAGTAAGATGGTATTATCAACTTGGGATCCTATTTGGAAAAAAGAAGATGCTCAAAAGGCAAAAGAAGATGCTCGCAAAAGATTTGAAGAAGAAAAAGCCAGAAGAAAAGGAGCCAATCCTACACAAGATGAATTAAAGTTTTTTGCAGACTGGAGAAAAGAAGAAGCATCATTCTTAGCTCAAGATAAAAAAGATCAGGCAAAACGATCATATGAACAAGAAAAAATAAGAAGATTTAATAACCCAACCCTATCTCCTGCTCAATATAGAAAACGCGGAGGAACAATTTATGCTAATGGTGGAACAATAGTTCCATATCAACCAAAAGGAACAGACACAGTTCCAGCTATGTTAAGCCCAGGAGAATTTGTAGTTAATAGACAAGCTTCTCAAAAACATTTAGGTTTATTACAGTCTATCAATAACGGTTATTATTCTAAGGGTGGAGTAGCATATTTGGCCGATGGTACACAGGGAACATCTGCCTTAGATTCAAATATGACCTATTTATCGGATATTCTCAAGAAGGGTGCAGAGAGTCTTAATCTGGCATTTATGAATGCTGTTAAAAAATTAAACAATCTCTCTGAAACCGGTCCTGATCCAACACAGGTTCGCACAAACGGTGTATCTAATAATCAGATCAATCCATCAGTCAGTATAGAGGCACTTGGTAACAGACTAGACCGATTTATCGAACAACTGCAAAATGCTATACCATCAACTGTAACATTGGAGGTTCCATCACCAATTCCTGTGAATGTTACAATTAATGGAGCTTCAGTACTTGCTGATGTTCTGAATGGACCATTAGGAAATCTGGTTCAAAGAGCAATTAGAGACGCATTTGATCAAAAGAGCAGACAAAACGAAGGGTATTAATTATGACAGTATATTACTATGATAATAATGTTGGCAATACAACCAGTAGCGATGGATTAAATGATCTACTTTTAGGATCACCATTAGCTTATCATACATCATTATCTAGTTTATTAGATAAGTATGTCCCATATTATTTAAGACACAGTTCTGCTGAAGAATGGGAATATGGTTTAGGTAAGGTTATCAATAATGCTGGTCAGATTATTCTTGCTAGAGGTGGATATGATAGCATAACCACTATTTATAAATCTTCTAATAATAATGCTAAGGTCACTTTAAGCACAGGTACAAAAAGTGTGACCGCTGTGATAGATGCAGAAAGAATAAATCATGGTGGTAATAATTTCACACTAAAAAATACAACATTCACAGCAGATACTGTACAAACAACATATGGTATCGTTGCCAGTGGATCCAACGTGGTGGTCAATCTACCTTCTGCGTCTGGCAACAAAAACCTAATACTATCTTTTAGATCTTTAAATAGTTCTACTAATGATATAGTTATAACAGCATCTGGATCACAACTAATTGATGGTTCTTCCACTCTAACTTTAACTCCAGAGACTAAATATACCTCTATAGTATCAGATGGATCAGGCTGGTATGAACTGAATAATCAACTTCAAGTAGATAGTGCTGGATTACCAGCAGGAGCATCTGGAAATATACAATTTAAACTCAACGAGGTTGATTTTGCTGGAACAAATAATCTTCATTGGGATAACAAAAACTTATTGGTGGGAAGCTCCTCAGTATCATCTGCCAATATAATTTTGCCAGCAATTTCTGGACAAAACATAGTTATTAATAACCAAGCTTATAATGCTGATTTTCAAGTAAAAGGTACGGGAACTGTCAATCAACTTTATTATGACGCATCAACAGGTCGCCTTGGTCTTAATACTAATAACCCCTCCTCTATTTTACATTTAGTTGGTCGCTGTGCGAATGAAACACTAAGATTAGAAACATCTTCTGAGTGTCCAAGCGGCACACAACTCACACTATATCATAATTCTACCAACGGATCAGAAATTGGCGACTATCCAGCCATTATTAATTTAGCTGGTAGAAATAGCAACGCCCAACAAGTAAACTATGCTCAAATTAAGAGTAGAATATTAGGCACAACTATCAATAGTACTAGTGGAGAGCTACTATTTAATGTAGATCTTTCTGGCGTATCTACAAACATTGTTTCTGTTCATCCTACTAAGATAAGTTTAGGTCTTGGTACACAAAGCACTGATAACAATAACATTCTAATTGGTAATCGAGTTATAAATAGTGGATACAATAATTTAATCGGAGGAAATAATTCTAGTATATCTGGAGCATCATCTAACACTAATATCGTACTTGGTAACTCTAGTAGACTTGTTGGCAGTGGAAATATAGTAGCGGCACACTCTGCTACTGTATCTGGCAATCAACTTTATACTATAGGCACAAATACAGTAACTGGATCAAACATATCTGTTTTTGGTAATGGATCTAATGTGTCCGGAACCAATATGGTTGATATAGGACATAATACATATGTTAGCGGCACAAATATCACTAACATAGGATCAAATAATAGTTTTGTGGGTTCATCTGGAACAATAGTAGGACTGAACAATAATGCTAAAGATTTGACTACTGTAGTAGGTTTACAATCTGTAGTTTCTGGTATTTATAGTACATCAATAGGTAACTCTAATGTTATTAGTGGTGTTAACACAACCTGTGTAGGTAATAACGATCTCATCAATGGAAATTATTCAGTTTCAGTAGGTAATAGTAATACTATTCTTGGTAATAGTGGAATAGCAATAGGACAAAATCTATCAACTTCTGGTAATAATATTGTTATTGGTATCAATAATCCAGCATTAGCTGTTACGTCTACAAACATTGTAGTTAATTCTGGTTTATTATCTAATATAGATATCTATGGGGCATCCAAAAATTCTGGTATTTTTATTAGAAATAATGGCATTGGATTAAACAAAATTCCTGGATCATACTCATTAGATGTAAGCGGCACTTTATCTACAGATAATATATATGTCCAAAATATTATTATTAATTCTGGTACTTCGTCTGCTCCGGTATCAGGAGCAATAGCCACATATCAACCAAATGGCTATTTAACATTTGTAACTCCATCGTCCATCATACCCAATAATCTTGCTAAACTGTCTTCATCTATGACAAATAATGCAATGCTGGTTTATGATGGAACCAATCTAGTATCAACAACTGGAGTATATTGGAATGCAAATAGTGGTTTATACTTAGGAAGTAGTAATACAGTATTTCCAACAGGACAAGGTACTGTATTGATCAACAATAATAAGGCTCCTCTAAGTAAAGCATTTAATATACTTGGATCTGGTACAGATAATCTGTTTATAGCAGATAGTGAGTTTAATAGAATCGGCATTAATACTACTCCAAACTATAACCTACATGTATCCGGAACAACTAGACTATTTAGTTCTGCTTATTATTATGTAGAGTATAACAATGATAGATTCACAGTATCCTATGATAGTGGTCCGTCATCACCAAACAGATTCTCGATCACTTCATCAGGATTATATATCAGTCAAGGAGTATCAGAGTCTATATTATCAGAACAAACATATGCTACATCATATCCAACTACTACTACAGTAAATACAATCAAGATGACTGTATTTGATACAAATACTAATAAATTGGCATATACAAATACTATGGTGGCTGGCTATGGGGCTTTTTCAGGAACATCAGATAGTTAAAAGGTTTTAAAATGACTAAATATTATCATAGAACAAACTTAAATACCAACACAACTCCATCTTCTTCTGAAATAACAGAAGGAGAAATTGCTATTAATGCATCTACATTAGGTGCTGCTTCTAATGGATTCAATAATGGTAGATTATATATTAAATTAAGTAATGGAGAAATTAGGAGATTCATCGGTTTAGGACTACCCGGCAGTAGTGAAGAAGCTCTCAAAACTAAATATGGCGGAACAAATAATTCTTTTGATGGAGTTACAGCACCTTCTGTAGGCAATTCAAAACCATTAATATACTTTAATTACAATAATAACGGTAATCATTCCATTGAAAAAGCTGTCAATGATACTTTAACTTGGAATCCTAGTACAGGAAGATTAAATGTTAATAAGTCCACAGAAGCCTTAGCAACCCTAGATGTTGGTGGAGATGTTAGAATACAAACTGTAAATGATTGGACAACTGGCTTCGTATCATCATTTAAGATTATGGGCTGGAGTAGTTTAAATCAAAATGTATACGGTATTACATCAACAGCATTTATGTCCAATCTTACGGACAATAGTCTACCACCTGTAAAAATCTCAGGGGCTGTTGGTGTGAATAAGGGAGGTATAGGAGTAGACTTATCTACTTTAACTCCTAGTGAAGGCAATGTATTTTTCTATAACTCATCAGCCAATAGATTTGATGTATCTAATAGTTTGAAATGGGATAATTCATATAGTATTTTTAAAGTATCTGGTATTATTGAAAATCAATGCCCAACAGATAGTACAACCAATGCTGTTCCTCTAGGTTTGAATAGTTCTAATAGAATTGTCAAATTAACATCTGATAACACCAATAATGTTGCTTTTAGTAATGTAGCTGTTAGTGGGGTGACTATTTCTGCCGATTCTAATACAGACACATTGAATATTCAAGCTGGTCCAGGAATATCAATAGACGCAAACAATTCTACAGATACAATAACTATCACAAATACCGTTATTCCAGCTTCTGTAAGAGTAACAACAATAACTTTGACAGATAACTTAAATCTTGGTATTACTTCAGACAAATATCAGTTTTTGAATCCGGGTGGAACAAGCAGAGATGTGTTCTTACTATTAAATGTTTCGGAAGGTGCTGAATTTATGATCCGCAATACGGACTCATCTTATTCGATTAATATATATAATGGTTCTACTACTTTAGATCCATTATTAACAACTCTCGATGGATCCTATCCAGCCGCATCATTTATACATGACGGGTCGAACTGGAGATTGGCTCTTAGATCACCTTGATAATTTAAGATAAGGATTTAATATGGCAAATGCCGTTAATATAAGATATGGCGGAAGTTTATTTAGCAATCCGCCTAACAGTGGCAGACCAATACCTCTATTAACCATTGATACAACAGCAAATAGAGATATAGATAATAATATTCTGTCATACAAAACAACACTACAGTTAGAAGGTACGCTTATAGGATCAGGCTTAAGTGACTGTTTGGCTCAATATAGTGGTATAGAATCATACTTTAAAGATCCCGCTAAACAAAATTCTACTTTTGAAGTTATTTGTAATAATCTACAATTGACAAATTATTCAGGAACATATTTTGTTTCTAGTAATGCTTCAAAGAGTGAAAACAACTGGGCGGTAACACTACCATATACTATAAGTTTGGAAAGTATCTCATCCACAGGAAACGCACTGATAGAATCTTACGATGATAGTTGGACTATAGAACCATTGGAAGAAGTATATTACTTTGAGCATAAACAAAACACTACTTTATATGATTTTAAATCTAGCTCTTCAATAGACACATCCAAACCACCATCACAAACAGACATAGAGATTAAAATACAAGATTTTTCTATGCGTAATTTTTTACAATATAGAATTACCCATAGATTAAGTGCCGTTGGTAAGGCTATTGACAGAAGCAATCCTAACAATCCATTAAATCCAGCTTTAAAAAGTTCCGCATTTGTAGAAGCATCCAAATGGGTCAAAGATAGAGCAAATATAGCCTATGTCTCTGCTGTGACAGCAACAGCCAACCCAAACCCAACTGGTGTGCAATTAACCAATCAGCCATATACTACAACAACTGATGGTTTAAGACTATACAACCATATGAGAACCATTGAATCTAATGTTTCAGCTGGTTCTTATGGTATCACAGATACATGGTTAGCACTAGGAACAGGGGTCAGATACACAGAAGATTTTACATGGGAAATATCTACAGATGAAAAATTCTTAAAAACCGTTACATTAAATGGAACTATTAAAGGACTAGAACAAGCTCCAGAGGGTTATGTGGTATTCCCAAGCTCTTTAATGACAGGAAATATTAGTAAAGAATTTTTAACATCTTTTCCAGCCCAAACTAGTACTAATAATAAATTTGTTAATGCTTTATATGGCTATATGTCCGGGGTAAAGCCTTATTTATATCAAAGAGCATCTACAGCATTGTCCACAGTTCCATCTCCTAACGCACCAGTAGGAAGATCATTACCTGTACAATGGATTGGTCCAAAAAATATTTCACCATTAAATATAACCCCATTATCATATACTGAAACTTTAAATCCAATTGCTGGTTCCATTACATATTCTGTAGCTTATAATAACAAGCCTGGATCATGGTTATCCGGTGTGTTAAGTTCAACCTTAACTGTTACAGATAATAAGCAGACTGATGTTGTGGCAGAAACGTTCGTTTTAGGAAGACCACTTGGGCCGGTTTTAGAGAAAGTTGGCAATTCTAAATCTGAAAGAAAAGTTAATATTGAAGTTGTTTATCCTACTCCAACAGGATTTAAATCAAGTCATCCACAATCACCAGAGTGCGTTATTAATGTATCAAGACCAGAATATCAACAATTAAAACAACTTATGGATGCATTTAAACCAATAGGAGCAACTGCGTTTGCAACACTAGTTCCAACATCATCTTATTCGATATCAAATATGGGATTGGTATTCAAGACTAGTGATACACAAACATGGAATCCTTTTGAAGGAAGATTTAGTTGGGATGTAACTTGGGTATATACATCAGGAGCATGTTATCTCTAAAAATTAAATAGGACTTTATATGGTAACTATATGTCAAACAACTTTTGACGTTGAAGGAAAAAATGGTGGATCATCATCCACATACAATATTTGTTGTGCTAAAGTTTATGCTCAGACGCTATTCTTAGGAGGCAGCATACGATCTTTTAATGCTTCATTAGCATGGGGAACCGAAGCCAGTAAATTATCTGTAGAAATAGCAGTAGATAAATGTATATATCCAGAATTAACAAATATTAATGGAAATACAGTATTAAGACCCGGTCCTACAGCATATGACGATTATACAAATAAAAGAAGAAGCAATACTTTTGAAAAAGATGAAAATGGTAATTCTTTAATTCCAGGAAAAGTATATTATATTCCATATAATGGAAAATTAGTATCCAGATATTGGTATGATGCTGATCCTGGATTTTATGGAGAAATTTTAGATATATATGGAAATATAGATTTATCTAGAAGTGTGGATATAGTAGGGTGTGCAGTATATTTTAAATATGACGATTTTGAATTTCATGGTATTGTCAAAAGTTGGGAGAGAACAGGAGGATCATCTGGAACTTTAACATATTCAATTAATATAGAAGCACCATCATTTTTATTAACTCAATCCCAAATGATTTTGGGAGATTATAACGGAGCAGTTTTTTCTAAATCTGCTGGGTCTCAATTTGGCACAGAGTTTGGTTTTCCCAAAGCGTCAGAAGGTAATTATATTGGTGCTATCGCAGAACAAAATGTTCCCAATCTTTTTAATGTATATGGATATTTAGAAGATCATTGCGATGAATATGGAAACAAACCTGCTGGCACAGATTCTTTATATTCATACGGTAGATCTGGACGCAGCGAACAAGGTATCACTGCTATTAATGTTTTAACAGGATTAGATGGATTAATCAACTCTGATGCTCCTATAACTAATCAGAAAAACAAGATATTAAGATATTCACCATATGGTAGAATTGTCAGTAAACCACCAAAATTTAAGTCTACACTGAACGATGTTTTCTTATTGTCATCGGCTGAAGGTAAAGAAAAATACAGGTTTGGTCTTATACAACCGTCATTATATGCTACTTATAACAAATTAAATCTCCAGTTATATCTAATACCATACAGATTAGATTTTTCTGATATCATTAATAATGGCATTATACCATATAATTATCGCATATCAGAAAATAAGATGGATATACTAACTTTTATCAATAATATTGCAGAAAATACTGGACAATCTGTTTTTATTTCTATGCAATTGCAAATTGATGGAGAAAATATTTATCCATATCTAAAAATTAATTCCATCAATACACTCACCAATAGTCCGGATAATATTGTTCAAGGATTTATTACGGATATAGCCAATCAAGGTCTATCGGTTACATCATACTCTAAGGGAGAAGAACTAGGTAATAATGATCCGATCAGAACAGTTATTGTTGGCGGTAAACAGCAAAGACTATATCAAGTTGCTAATTTTAAACATGCTCTAAAACAGTCCACATTAAGATATAATGCTTATGTAAATGCATTTTTGAATGTAAGCCATTATCCGCAAACAGCTAATGATCCTAATGTATTACAGTATTACAGATTTTTTGATACAACCAACATTAGAAATCCTGATCATTATTCAGCAGCATATCAAACTCCAGCAACACCTTTTGGCAGAGTAGAGATATATTCCCAAATTTTTAATACACAAGCTAGTATTTTTGGAGGAACCTCTAGGCCAGTAGGCAACTATATTCCCAATATAAAAACAACATTTGTGACGCCTCTTGGACAAGATAATGTTGCATTACCCGGAGGCAACGAATACGCTTCATATATTCATGATTCTATATGTCCTTATTTTGGTAATGATCCATTGACTGGATATATTAGACCAGTAAGTCATCATCATAAAAATATGAATGCTAGATTAGGATCCGTTCCAGACGGTGGTGGCGTAGGATATTTAGTTTATTTTAGTTTAGCAGAGATAGGAGCTGCTATAGGAGTATCGTATAGTAATTCTGATTTTTATGTAAGAATTAGCGAAACAGAAATTAGAGCAGCCATGAGTGGTTTGGATGCTTACATGGGATTTCTTACAGGCATGTTAGAAGATGGTAGTAAATATGATTGCTTTAATTCTATTCTAAAACCGGGATTTCCTATAGATATTTGGAAGCATGTTCTTGGTCCGATTATTTTTACGGGAACAGCTTCTGCTATAACACCTTATACTAGCTTCTCAGACCCTTGGATTAAGGGATTAGTTTCTGGATTATCTAGAAATTTTAACATTAATGCTATTAGTGGAGCAACTAAACAAAATGGTAGTGAATCGGTATCAATTACTCCTAACGGATCTATTTTGAACGATGAACGGGTTTATTCTATCATAAACAATCTTCAGACATTTTTTAAAAAGATTGGTGATGAATTTTATGGTAAAAAATATATGGTTAATGTACCATCTCCACAAGTTTGGAGAGATGATGAACCATTTAGAGCAACAAATGGCTCTCCATTATTAATACAAATAGGCACCAATGACGCTGGCCAACCCATCTATTTGCGATCAGGATCTCAAAAGTTATATTACTCTTTTGAACCAACAGAATTTGCATGGGAAGAACCGGGTAATTGGATTGATGATAGTTTACGAGTTGGTAATTCCAATCTGGATCCTCTCTTAAAAGAAGATGGATCTATAGAACCTATTTTAGGATTTAATAATACAGTCCAATATAATTATAGTAAAGAGTTATATAAAAAACTTTATGATATGTCTCTAGAAACATATGCTAATATGCAAGCTATTCATATGTGGAAATGGGATATATCTAGAAAGTTTGGAGCAACATATGGTGCCAATCCTAGAGTAGTGAGTTTATCCGGAGATGATTCTATATCTTTAGGATTTTGGGAACCAGCACTTCAATTAAAAGACGGAGAGAGTGTAGTAATACCACAACCTAATAAATCTTTGACAGATCCATTCGGAACTCAAGTGCCAATAAGCCAAGGAGGAGTCTCCAAAGTCTATATCAAGTCATCTGTACAAAAAGAATTTGAAACATATTTATATAATGGACAATTATATCCTAAAATTATTATTTCTGTTAATCAACCAGTACTTATTAATCCTATTAATCCTGAGTCTTTATCAGTACAAGCTGCTATTGCAGACTATTTTATTAATGAATACAATGATACAGGATCAGATGTAGCTATTAATGCTTTAGCTAATTCTATGTTTAGAAGGCCAACAGCACAAGAATTTTCCAGTGCTAATGCAGACAATGCTGTGAGTCAGAATAAAGCTAATAAACAATTCAATAATTTAAGTGTAGCTCCAAAGGCGGCAATTCCGTTTTTTGCTGGTATTCCCATTATTGATAACACATCAGTATATGGCCCTTGGGTTAGTGCTCCTGATCTATTAAAGAATGTTATTTTCCCTTTCGATAATGATACTATAAAAAATAAAAAAATTGAAACATTAATTGGAGGAGTAAAACTAGAAATTAATTCAGATTTTGTTCCATGGAAATATGGAGGAATGAGAGTTCTTGATGAAATAGCTTTATTAACAGTTGGACAAGATAACAATTATCAACAAAAGTTAGAGACCGGCAATTTAACTATCAAAGGTGTGCCATTTATTAATTTGGGATCCGAATTAAAAGCAGCCGGAGTTGTTTTTAGAGGTCCAACAGTTAGTAATATACAATGTCAAATTAGTGATGGAGGAGCAAGTACAACATATACTTTTAGAACATTCACTAAAAAGTTTACACTCTTCAATAAAGAGAATGCAGACAGAATAAAACAAGCTTCAGAAGCAACTCTAAAATTGAACAAAGAATTTAGAGAATCATTTAATAAGATATCAGAAATATTAAATGGTTTGGCTACCGGAACAAGAGTAAATGGTTCATGGAGCACAGCATCGGACTCAATCTTAAGAAGTTATAGTCCAGCAAATGTACTGGTGGGATATTCTGCACCATTTTATAGTAGAAAAATGGAACCTAATGGGAGAATGTCTTTCTTCCCCACTCCAAACAATAATAATGCACAATGGTCAGGTAATTCTATAAAACAAATGACAACGGTTGGTATACAAGAAGCCAGAGAAATTGTGCAAGAATTTGATGAGTTGTATAGCACCAAAGCGTTTATGAGTTTGGATGGATTGCTACATCCGGTATCTTTCTATCCGACAATGCTTAGTTCAACTACTCCTTATAAACCATATGTTACCACTAATGATGGTAAAATTTCTGGTTGTCCAATTTGTAGAGGAACAAAACAATATACATGGTTTGATAAGACATTATATTGTGATTATTGCTCAGATATAGTGGCGGGACAAGAATCAGATACCTCTTTGGCTTCTAATGGAAGACTACCTCCATATATTTTATCTGATAAAGCAGATAATACTATTATTAAAGATCCTAATAAATTAAAACAATTATTATTCTCTACTACTAAAGGTAAGAAAATAGATTATGTCAATTTAAATCCTATCATTATGCCAGTTGGAGAATTGCGTAATAAATATGCTCAAGACTCAGACTATACTGCTCACCATATAGACATTGTTGGACGAAGCGTTGTGCCTCCATTAGGCTCATTATCAATTAATGGTAATCTAAATTCAGACCAGAATGGATTTGAGTATTTAGATCAAAATAATTCTTTATGTGACGGAGACTGGAACTCCGTAGCCTTTGACCTTGCAACAGGCAGAGTTGGAACAAGTCAATCAACAGTAACTATGGGAAATAAAAAGGTAGAGTATTTCCAAAATAATCATAGGTTTTTAGCGCTTCGTGGTCCATTGGTAATGGCCGGATGGGGATTTGATACTGATGGTTTCCCAGTACCAAATGCGTCAGGAGAACCTAAATCTCTAAATGATAATGGATATCCATTACGTATTAAGGATTTAAAAGATCAAACAGGAGGTTATGAAAATTATCAAGGTACAATTTTAGGGAAAAATCAAACATGGGACGCTGCAAAAGGTCAGTGGACAGAACCCGTTAAAGAAAACAATTTTTATAAGGGTTGGGGATTAAGACCAGATATGTGGCCGGTTGGCCCTATTGATTTAAGATGGGATGCATCAAGAAAAGTTTGGACCACTCCTCAGCCTTATGGATTAGTAGATATTCAATTAGAAGACGATCTTGTACCACCATTTCCTGCCAGAGCATTTTTAAATAGTGCAGATAAGAAATCACCATTAGCTAATAATTTACGTAGAATGGTTTTCGTAAGAGATAGTACCGAAAACTATGGCGCTCCTAGAGGAGCTAAACTTACATGTTACTATGATGAGGCTTCTGGATTTTATGAACCAGTATCCAAACAAAATATTGTGGCTTTAGGAACAATAAATAGCGATGGTACAGCTACAATATCCAATGCTTATGCGAAAGGTTTTGATGCTGTGACAGGACAACCTGAAACTCCAGAACAAATTATTATACAATTTAATAACTATTTAAATTATGATATATCTACTAATAATCAACCTGGTATTTTTACATTTATGAAAAACGAATGGATTTTAACAAGTACAAATTCTTGTGGAGGATAGGATGGATTGCGATTGCAGGGTCAAAGACACAACATTTATTAACGAATTATCTACTGCGTTTGATAATAATACAACGTTAAATTATGATCTAAAGAATCTGATTCCTGCTTTTAATGCTAAATTTAGTGGAATTTGGCAACCGGTATTATTCAATAAATTTATTAATAACGCTAACGGAAAAACATGGACTAAAGTTGATACCAACAATAATAATCCATGCACATCATCTACTCCTAACGGATTAGGAATTAAAAATTTTGTTTTAATAGACAATCCCAAATTTAAAAATTGGACAACCACAGGTAAGTTACAATTAGCTTTAGACTGGCCAATAGACTTAACAAAATACTATGGCTGCAAAACCTATACTAGCGGAGTATTATTTTGGTACAGATACTACGATATGGGTCGTTTACCAGAAAAAGAACTGAGATTATTTCCAGGTATTGATTTATATGTTTCTGATGGAGATATGGCTATTGCTAATGATCAGCCAATGATTACTCCTAATCTAAGCGGTACATTTCTAGCAATCAAATCATCTTTATTGAGTGCAGGATATAATACAACACAAGCTAGTATCAATGCTGGTATTTTAGCAACTGGTCCACAAATAGATAGAATCACCGAAACATTATCCGGTCCATCTAATGGTCTAATATATGAAAGGACACCATTAGGCTTATTATATCCTCAATTATCTGGAATGTCAGACAAAACATATTCTGACATAGGCCAAGGTAATTATATTACTACTAAAAAAGATTTACTTAATAAATTAAGCTCTAAATACAATATTAAAGTTACTGTTCCAGAAGGATCCGAAGCTACTTTAAAGTCAAATTTTCAAAGTACCACCGGACCAAATATCCAAATAAAGATGGAGACGGATCTATTTTTAGCTGATAAAAAACAATCTACAGGTTATGATATTGCTGTTTATTTAAACAATGAAACAAAATTAGAGGCAGTACGATCTAATGAAATTTTTTCTGTTGAACAACCTCCAGAAGAAGAAGGTGATGACCCAACAGAAATCCAGTATAATATAAACTATGTCAAATATGGCAATCAAATTATAGGATATAATTTATCAGAAAAAAATAGTGGTGTTTTTAAACCAGATTTTGACACTATCAAACTACATGGTTTGGGAGGTGTTGATTTCGTCACATCTTTACAAAGAGATGTATCATGTTCTTCAGCTATTAATGAAGAAACTTTCATCGGACCATACTTTATACAAAAGGATGAGTCTCCGGAAACTATGGATGGTGATCCTAGTAATATCTTTATCAAAATAAAAACACATAATAATTCGCAAGTGCAATTTAGCAGCGGTATCTTTATCTCGTATCTTAGATCAGAATCCAAACCATCGTGTCCTCCATTTATTTCGGAGAGTAGTCCGACCTGTAAATGTTTTTCTTTAATGGATCTACACCCTAATGCTAGCGGGAAAGCAGTTCTTTCTAATGAATCAGGATTATTGTATGTTCCATCCACATCGACATTCTATATGCCGTCTGGACAATTCTATGGCGGACTCACTCAACAACAAGTTAATAGCTATGGTCTAATTTTACCTTCTGGACATCCCAATCCCGGAACAAGATTACCAAAAACTCATAGTCCCATATTTCCTATAGGTCAAAATTGTTCATATAAAATAGAAGGATGTGGAGATAAAAATATCAGTCTAAACTTCGATTATCCTGCTGAACTATTTATGAGTTATGAGTCTACAAGTGCTCATTTTAAATTATCTTGGCAAAATGATTCTATAGAAAATGAAGATCCTTATTTTACAAGTACAGCGGGTGCATTGTGTTTAACTAAAAAAAATCAATCACCAACACAAGTATCTATAGAAATAAAAGTGCCTCCAACGGGCCAGGGAACACAATGGGCGATAGAGGTATCTGGCGTTCAACAGAAATATCCTAAAAAGTCAATTTTAACAGGACTTGAGGTATCTGGATTAAAAGGATTTTTTCATCCAAACTCAGGATGGACATATGATGCTAAATATCATAATTTATCTCCTATTGTTCCTATTCATAATGGATTATCTATACCATCTCCATCTTATGCTGGTGGAGGATCATATTCTTTGTATATCAGATATAGTAATACAGATGGTCCATGCCCAGGTGGACACGGATGTGATAGAGCCAAATTTAATGTATTTGTTAATGATGTTTTTATAGGAGTGGCCAATTTAAACAACGGAGGAGGCCCAGACGACCCCGGAACTGTACCAGGAGGAGATAGAACTTCTGTACTAACATTACCAAAGAAAGTTCGCAATAAATCTGGTAAAACTATGGATATCTTCATTCAATGTGCATATGAAGAAGGAGGATGTCACGGAGGTATTGCATGGACACAGATCATTGATGATAAAGGACAAAAAATATTTGATAGTTGTATAGGAACAGAAGTATTGGTCACTATTGAATTAGCAGAAAGTATTAATAATTATTTTTACAACGCTAAAGCTATGTATAAAGAACAATATCTCCCAGGATATAACTTTATGTATAGTACTAGTGGAATGACAGAGCAACAAAAAAATAAAATAGACAATAGCACATATCTGGGAATTAAAACTGAAGGCAATTCATATTACGTTAATAACAGTTTTAAAAAGACTAAATATAATCCTATAGAATCTATGATTTTAGAAAATGTGCCTTTTGAGTACATTAATATGGATTACGCATATGGTTATGCTTACAATGATTTTAGTTTTGTTAGAGAGTCTGGCACAGATATTCTTCAAATTAATAGTTCTAGCAGTAATCAAAATCGAATGCTTAACTATATTGATGATCCATTTATTAGAGAAGAAAAACTTACTCTTGTATCTTCTATAGATTTTAATAAAAAAGAACAAGTTACTGTTGTTGAAATATTAGATACTAACAAATTTCGTATTAATAAAATTCCAGATGAAAGATACTATCAAAGAGGATATCTATATAAGACCTTAGATAGTAGTCAATATAATCAATCAATTGTTATTTATCGGCCTAATGCAACAGAACTAGATAATAAATTAACCATAGGCAAATGGGGGAATATGTCCTATGGATATGCTGCTCAGATGGCACAAAAATATAATGATGTTGATTTATATCGTCAAGATTTATTTTTAAAACAAAGTTGGTATGGACAACCAATTAATGATGTGTGGTATAATAACTCAATTCTACGTACTAGTGTCAGTAAAAACACATCTTTTACTTGGGGATGTCCTATCAGTTTTGTCAATGATTATGATAAAAACAAACAAACATATTTCTTTCCCACTGTGAGACTATTCGATTCATTGACAGATAATGAAAGACGTAAATTTCAACTATTAAACTATGATAAAAAACTTGAAATAACTGATAATATGTATTTGTCAGGAGACAGTATAATAGCAAAAGGTACGGTAAATAATAATAAAGAATGGATCTATCTTGGATCAATCACAGGACCATTAACTATTAAAGTTAAGCTTAATACCCAAGCAAGAAATTCCGGATCTCTGATATTTAAATATAATAATAAACAAATTTTTAGAGGAAAAGCTGAAGACGTTAATGATGATGACGAGATTGTTATTACATATACTAAAAATGATGCTTTACCAATATATGGAGAATTAATAGCAGAAGGAAATTCTGATTTTTGTATACCTATTGACGTTGTGATTGACGTAACAGCAAGCGCCAAAACATTTTATATCAAAGAATACACAGTACTAGTAGATAATGTTGAAGTCTCTGATAGATCCAGAATCTCCTACTATCAACACGAACCTATTCCTCCAGCATTGGGTCAAAAGCTTACTAGCGCCGTTAATAATCCAAATGACAAGTTATATTTAGAACAATCTCATATAAGATCTTTGAATAAAGATTTCAATCCATTTATTGATTTAAATATTTTTGAAGAAGATAATTCTAAAAAACCAATCATTAGTAACAGTGGAACTATCTATTTCGAAGATTTCTTTCAGCCCAAATCATTCGATTATCTGTATAATAAAATGCCCATTCCATATAATGATAATTTATACTGGATAGACATCAAAGAAAATGATTCATGGAGTTTATTAACATCTAAAAATATTCTATTAACCACTAATACAAAATACAAGATACCAAAAAAGATAGAATATAGTTGCCAAGGAGACTCTAGCACATGCTCAGACAGATATCCAACTAATATATGCGAAGAATCATATGAAATTACTAAAGCTGACATATACGATATTCTTGGGTTGGTAGGAAAAGATCAACAATTATTAAATATAACAGAGACCTCTTTCCCATCCCAATGTAATGCTATAAATTATTGCTGTAAGACAGAAGAAGAATGTAACTCTGAGGATTGCGATAGTTATGAAAAACAGGCTGATATTGATGCCTGTTTAGATAGAAGAGAAGCATGTTTGTCAGATAGAGAAGCTTGTCTAGAAAAACAAGAAGATAAAATTAAAGAATGTAGAGATTTTTGGTTTAAGGATTCAAAGAAAGATATTTCTTGTACTGACATTTGTCCCACAGGAAATATTACTGGAACAATTCAATTTCAATCTTTAGAGTATTATATTATTGAACTTAAAAAAGATATTAAGCCAGATTTAAAAACGCCAAAACAAGTTACATTCACATTTTTACCTCAGAGCGACTCTATAGATATTCCATGTACAGATCTTAGTTTCCCAAATATTGGAGAAACATTCTTATATAATTATAGCTGTGCAGATGCTACTAAAGAATGTGCTACTATTATTCCAGAAGATTATAGCGCAGGATCTCAATATATTCCAGGTATCTTGGTGGATTTATCAGCTTTCAAAGAGAATGTGAATGCTGCACAATTGAATGTTTTACCAAGTTCTGTGATAATGGAAAATGAATCTAGATATAGAGATTCAGTTAATCATCCAAATGTTATCTCTAAACCATTTTATGAGTATGATCCTGATTCTAAATCAAAGTATATTATTAGCCATAGTTTTGATATTAAGAGTAAAAAATGCGTAGGAGAAGGTAAATTATTTACATTATCTGTTGATGATTTAAAGTGTGATTTTAACCTTCTAGATACTGCTTCTGGATTGGTAATACAGAGCACATGTTTTAATGATATTGTAGTAGATCCTAAAACAGAATCTTCTATGACTGTTTATAAAACTATATGCGAAGGCAAATTTGATTGTGATTCATCTACTTTAAACCCATGCGTAGAAGGAACAGACTGTCAACCATATGGGTGCGAAGAATGGAGTTGTGAAGAAGCGGCTGAGTATCTGAAATCCATCAATGCTAATTATGAATTAATAAAATGCGAAGAGATTACTCTTCCAGAAGATTATTATTTATCATGTAGACAGTGTGGAGATGTTAACTGCAATGCTTCAATTAGCTATAGTGATCCATTACCTAGAGAGTGTCATTGTCCTCCAGGAACAAATTTAGTTGGAGAACCTGGGTTTGAAACTTGTGAATACACATATGATATATTGACTATATTCCCTGGTAATGGACAAGATTATTCAGACTATGAGCCTGATGCCTGTGATCCTATCACAAAAACGGTAAAATCTTTTGCAACGCCCTCTTGTTTTGGAGAAATAGTCGGCCCAACTAAAGAAGCTATGGAAGCATACGAAAAAGCATGTCCAAAAGGCACAGAATCTGTAAGCAGATCTTCTTATCAACAAGTTATATATATTGATGAAAATGGCAGCAATAAAGCTGCACATAACTTAGACCTTAAAGCTCAAGAAGAAGACTATAGAATATGTTGTGAATATAGTAAAATTACTAAAACATATAATGATTGTTTTCAAAGTTGTTCTGATCAATACAAAGACTGTAATAATGATTCATGTTCCAAAGCAGCAAATGCCTGTTACTGTTCTTGCACTAGTAATTTTTATAACAGCATTAATGCTTTAGCCTTAAGTCGTACTGTATATTATAACTGTTATGGTTTTTGTAATACTAGCGATGCTTTATCCTTTGGTTATGGAGGATACTGGTGTGGTTTTGGCTGGGGTGGATATTGCGGAGAAGATAGCTGCATAGTTTCATCAACTTCTGCTGGTGGAGGATGTTCACCAGGACAATGCTGCCCAGATACAGGTTGTGACTATAATGCTTGTGCTGATTTAGAAAAAAGAGTAAAACTACAACATTGGTCTACAGAATATGAATGTAAAACTAATGAGGATGGTTGGACCTCATTAAACATAAAAGATGGATACTCCAAATGCGAGAAGATATCTGCTCAACTATTAGAAACAGTAAAGTCATCATATAAAGTATTAACTAGAGACGTAAAAAGCTATTTTAAACAAAAGCTTACTTTATTATCTCAAAAAGATAAAATAGCATCTGTTAGCACAGTCAAAGTTTTTAATAAAGAATTTAAGCTCACATTTAAAAACCATGATGATACTAATTGCTCTGAGTGTGCCGACAACGAGATATGCTGTGAAAATAAGTGTATACCAGAAGACGAAGAATGTTGTGAAAATAAAACAGATATTAATCTAAATATTAAATTTGAAATTTATGATAATGTAATTATTGGAATACTAAATAATGATGAATATAATAAAATATACCATATAAGATCATCATCTTTTAATTGTCCAAAAATAGATTTTAAGTCAGAACAAGAAGTATATATGTGTAATAATGTAACTTCAGAATGTATCAACTGTTTTGCTGGAGCTAAAGATGTCTAAAAGTTATTTTGATAAAAATGGCCAACTCCAGTATGTGGTATCAGATGATGTTGAAAAATGTTTTTCTTCTAATGAAGTTTGTCAAAAACAAAGAAGAGTCGGCACATCAGATGAAAAAAGTGGAGCAGATATTGCTACAGCATATTATGTCGGCGGAGGTATGGCTTGTAGAACCAATTGGTGGAATACAGGATACTGGAATAACTGGTGGGGTTGGGGATATAATTGGAGTGTATACGGTAATAATTTAACTTTTTTGTACAGTGAAATTGATGCCCCAGAAGCTTACAGGTGTGGTAATTATTACAGTTATTATAATTGTTTTAATTTTTATGGTCAAAATTGTGAGGATATGGAAGCATCTTCTTGTGGACAACCAAGAATAGCCAGATGCAAAACTTTTAATTGCATATCTGATTATAATGATAGCAATTACTGCACATTAATTAATGGAAAAGATAGAGAAGAAAGATGTTGTAAGGCACCATCAAACTTTGTTTGTAAAGAAGGTGAATGTGATTATGATTATGAAATCGTAAAAAAGGAATATACAGTAGAATATGAATTAGTTAAACCGGCATATACATGCTCAGAAAAATTAACATACCCAGAAAAATCGTGCTCTACTTACATCCCAGTATACAGCCAATCATGTACAACAACTAGACAAGAGTGTTCAACTTCTCCAGAGGCCAAATGCGACAATGGTTACTATTGGTTTTATGGAACAAAATGTCCAAGTAATCCACCACCTGTACCAGAAGGATATGAACTTAAAACATCTACCACTACATCTGTAGAAAATTTGTGGGAATTAGATGAATGTGACTGCGGTAAAAATGAGTCAGGATACTATACATGTCCATCATGTTATAAGTGCGAAGATTTAGAAGACTGTAATTATGATTTAAGATCTTGGAATAACTGGTATTGGGGAGGATATGGATACTCAGGATATATTGGAGACGATTGTTGCATGAATAATTTTTGGGGATATTGGTGGGGATGGCAGGGATATTATAATCAACCATGCCCCATAGATGGCGACGGTTCTGATAATCCGTGGTGGTGTGATGGTGAAGAATGCACACAAAAAGGTCCGGGAGAAGAGTCTGAAAATGAAACTGGTCCATATACTAGCTATAGAGTATGTATGGAGGATTGTTTAAAAGATGAAACAGGGAGTACTAATAGATGTATACCAGACTCTAAAACTTATACTAGAGGATACTGTTGCGATTCTAATTTTATAGATACGATGCAAAAAACAATTACAGAAGGTTGTGCCGAAGAAGGGCCGCAGTATACCAAAACAACTGAAGAAAAATTATGTGATGCTACTAGTTGTGGTACTGATTTGATGTACGAAAGATCAGATGATATGTGTACATATTCCACAAAATATTGTCCAAGTCATAGAATTATAAAGACATTTTCTAATGCAGTATATGGGTATAATCCACCCATACAGGGTAAACAGTATTGGAGAATATGCAATAGTTGTGACAAGATAGGAAATGATGAGTGTGAAAAAGATCCAAATTCTAAATGTCCTAGTAACACAGAAGGTATTAATTTAATTCAAAATATAAAATATGTTGGAGAAGAAGTTTTAGAAACCAAAGCTATTAAATTAATTATGGTTTTCTGTAAGATTACTACCAAACCTTGTGCTCCATCGACAGAATAATTGACAATACAATATTAGAATTTATTATAGATTAAGGAGATAATTATGGAAACATCTATTTACTGCATGTTTGAAGATTCTAAACTCAAGAACAATTTTGTCGTTTGCAAACACTGTCAATTTGTCACAATAAAGCCACAAAATAATGTACGAATATCGCGTGTATGTCCTGTTCTTTTAGAGAGAGCATCACAGCATCCTTCTTATCCTCAAATTACTTTGGATAAAGTTACTGTTATGAAACAGGATGGTACTGTAGTATCAGAACAAACAATAGAAAATAATAAAGGCAAAACTTTTATAGTAAATGATTGGTGGTTTGGTGAAGCATCTCCAGCACTTAAACCAATGGATCCCATACCTCAAACACCACCAAATCAAAATAAAAAACAATGCTCTCAGGAACAAATTGATGAAAGAATGGAGATCTGTAAAGGTTGTGAATTTTATCAAAATAATACATGTCTCAAGTGCGGTTGTGCATTATCTAGAGAGCGTAATTATATGAATAAACTCCTATGGGCTGATCAATCTTGTCCAGTAAATAAATGGGGTCCAGTATCTACATCCTCATAAGATGGCATAGGACTCATTAACGAGTCTAAAAAGGTTTGGGGTTTTGCCACAACTCTGGTTGATCCTTGTTTTTTTGTGAAGGTAAAAACTTTTATCATATCTCCATGAGAAACATTAATGTGTCGATTTATTACATTACCATCCCATAGTATTCTTACATCTACTTTGGTGCTGTAAGCCTTATCCCATTGTTTAAATCTATGAACATAGACTGTATATCTTCCCGGAGGCGCTCCACCAATAGGCCAAAAGATATTCTCTACTGCTTCTCTGGTAGTAGGATTAACATTACAATCTATATCCAATAAACCTCCATATATATCTGATCTATTTTGCCACCCAATATTATTCGAGTACCCCTGTCCTTCAAAAGCCACCCATAGATCTATATCATTATAATTATCCCAAGAAATAGATACCTGCACGTCACCCGTCTTTGCTCTATATTTGGCTAATCTTTTTTCTATCTTTGATGGCTGTCCACCACCTGCACCATCACCAGTTCCTCCACTTCCTTTTCTGGAAGATTTTCCTAGTCCTGTAGAAGTAGTTTCACTCCAAGGGTCAGCATAGTTTTGAGAATTACTAATAGACTCCATAAGTTGTTTACCAGTAGGAGCAAATTCTTTTACCGAAGATACATTTACAGGAGTATCAATATCCAGATTAACAGATACTAATTCTCCTTCGGCTGGATCATTAACCATATACTGATCAGTGTGATCGCCACTATTATCTGATTTTGTCACACTTTCGATCTGTATCTCTGGAGGAGCAGACAAATCTACATCATCATATGGTTCTGTAGTACCAAGAGTTAATGCTATAGTTGTGATACTTTTAGGAATATCACTATATATTAGGGCTAATAATAAAAGTATAGCTGTGTTTATTATTAAACTTTGCCATATACCTTTATTAAAACCCCAAGATACTATCTCGTCTACTTGCCTTCTGTATCCTTTGTGCCTTGCCATTTGTGCCAACCTTTATTTGGTAACCAATTGTTTTGATCGTCCTTACGTTTGGGAAACAACGTCCCTCCTTTTTTGTGTTGGCCGAAAGCCAATATCGCGTTGCAGTCCATACATCTTAACTCATAGAAGTCGTTGCCGTCAACATTTCGCACAACGAATTTTAAATTTTGACTGCCACACAAACCACACTTCTCTTCTCCAAAAATTTCTTGTACAGAGGCAAGCTCCTTAAAGATTTCTTTTTGTCCTTCACCCTCTAGTTCAAATTCTAACTTACTATTTACTCTGTATCTTAGTTTCATAATTACCTCCAACTAGATTCGTATCCCAACATTGATTTTGGTATGGAATCCAGATTTTGTTGATGTGTGGATAAAGCCCTAATAACGTTGACAGCATCATTATGTGTCATCGCATAGATATTATCAGAAGCAATTTCTAGTGATGCAAGTAGTGATTTGACGTTAATATTTAGTCTTTGTGAAATACTATCTATAAAACTAATTTGATTACTACTAATCTTGTTTACAGAATCATGGTCAGGATTATCCTCAATAGAGGAGGCTATTTCTTCTGCTGCCACAACCTTGCGTAGTTTTAGTGCTCTTCTTAAAGCACGACCCTCTGCTCTGGTTTCTGCAACAGCAACCGGGTGGTTACGATAGACTTTATCGCAGTTACCCCAATAAACGTCCGCTGCGCCGCTGACAACCTTTGTATTTAAAGTCCCTGTGCGGGATGTGTCGTTATTTAAAACATAGCCTATGGTGTGAACCACGGTGGCTCGTTTTTCATTACTAGGCTCAGGACTTTGAACAACCTTACTAGTTGACTCTACAATCTCACAATTTAAGGCTATTTCAAATATTCTACGAAGACCATCTGTGGTTGGATTACCATCAATCTTTTCATCTTCGCTCAATAATCCCAGAACATAGTCATTCCATCCTAAATCATTAGGTGTAACTTTGGTCTCTTGAGCCACTTTTGCTTCTTCCTTCTTGGCCATTATCAGTCTCCTATTTCTATTAGTCTATTGGATGGTTCTGGAAATTTGTTTGAGATTGACAATAATTGTTCCTGTAATTTATCAAAAACAATCATTGCTCGACTTTTTGAAAAATCCTTTGTTTGTTTAATCCTAATCAACACTAAACCCTTGCCTATGATCAACCCGTTCTTTTTATTATCGTATGTCTTATTTTTTTTGAGGGTATCTTCTCCCCACAGTGGAGTAAAATGAGAAGGACCGTCAATTTCTATAGCCACAGACATAGTAGGCAAGAAGAGGTCAATCTGCAATTTTGTATTCGATAAGGTTTGTTCTTTATGGAAATCAACCTTATAGCCATTTTTCACCAACTGCTCTAATATAAATAATTCCAGTTTTGATCCGACATCACTAGATTTACGAACAGCAGTATTTGCACTTCTTAGAATATTAGCTTTTTCATCATCAGATAATTTTTCCCAATTTTGTTTAGCAACCAACTTTCTTCTTTCTAATTCGGCATTGTCTAAGTTCTCCCACGACTGCAATACCGACATTCCTATTTTATTTTTGGTATGCTCTGGTCTTTCAGTGCCTTTGGTAGGATGATTATGTCTGCCACTCTGCAAAGCAACTTTCTGTGCTTCACTTTTATCTCTAATAGCAATCTTGAACTTTATAGAGTCTCTACGAAGTTTGTTCGCATATGTATCATATTTTTTAGCAATTTCACTAAAACTTAATAAATTTTGTTCATATTCTTTTTTTAATAATTGTTTTTTATCGTTATCATTTAAATCATTGTATGACTTCATATAGACTCTCCGGAGTACCTTCTACTGTATCAATATGCTTCCATGTAAGACTAAATATCTCTTGAACATTGGTATCATTAGTAATGATATGAACCTTTTCGTTGTCGTAAAGGTTGGCCCAGTCATTATAACTGATATTAAATGCTTTAGTCCAAGGAAGATTGTTATTTTGAAAATAATAGATTTTATTAATGTTTGGAAAATCTATAGCTAATTCTAATGATAAAATATCCCAAACAAAAAAATTGCCGTACTCATATTTGGCCTCGTATATGGGCAGTACAGCAAATTTCTTTTCTGAATTCAAAATATCAAAAGAGGAACAGAATAATTTTAAGTTAATGGTCGAATCAATAGTTGCTAAACTATTAAACCAAGAAATCATAGCAGCATCGTATTCTGTTTTAGGTTGTATGCTTAATGCAGATAATTTTTTATTCATATTTTGATTTTAGATATTTGGTGATATTTGATATTTTATATTTGTCAATATTTAAATTGTATGATAACTCTAAGTTCCTTAAACTATCCAATGTTGGTTCTGTTATTTTATCGAGATATTTATTATCAGTTAAATTTAGAATTGGTTTTTTCATTCTCATAGCGTCATAGACGTATGAATTATTTAGATTAATGTATAAAGAACACTTGGCTAAGAGTTTTAACATTGTCTCTTCATCAACCAATCCTAGATTCTGGATGTGTCCGACCTTATGACAGTTTACCAATTTCATAGGAATCTCTTTGTTCACAGGATAGATCAGTGGCTGCAAAATGACATTACTCTTTTCTTCTGTGCAATTCAAGTCGCACAATACAAAGTTATCATCCGATATTGCATCTGAATAATACTCATTATAAGGCAAATATTGTGATTGCTCTATGAAGTTGATATTTTTATATGGAACAACAGGAGGTTTTTTCTTCAAGAACTTTAGTACAATAAATACTGTCTTTAAATTTTCATTGTCTTTGTCTTTTAAAAATTGTTGCACATGATAGTGACTCAGATCATGATCATGCAAAACAATAAATTGGGGCTTATGATTTAATACTATTTCGTAAATATCATCAGGATTAAATATTAAAATCTGAGAACCAAATTCTCTTTGTAAAGACTGACAAAATAAATCTTCTGGTCTGGTACTAAAGTTCGTTTTATATGTTAACATATTGTTGATTGATTGTTTTTATGATGTAGATATTTAGCAATATTACGATTCAAGTTTATGGGCTCCAAACAGAACTGTATATTATTTTCTATCAATAGATTAATAATCTCAAAAAAGAATGAACTCTTAATTTTTTTATCAAAAGGTTCCGATCCTAGCATAGTAATTACGTTATCATAATCATCAGAACCTATAAAAGCCATTTCTGACCAACTATTCTCTAGGTCATAAAAAAGATATATTGCTTTGTTATTTTCTGATCTGATACCTATATTAAAAATATTAGAGTGTGATTTTACAACACCCAAACTAGATTTTTTAGTATTTATAGGTTTATAACATCCGACTACTCCGCTTTGTATGATCAAACAATTGTTTCCTTTGATCTGGTTTAATGCTTGATACAGACCATAAGTATTATTAGACGATTCATAAGAGTCATCATAAATAAAATTAATATTTTTATTTAAATTATATTCTTTAACCGTTTTAACAATCTTTTCGGCTTCAAACCCAACCACTATATGAATTTTATATTTAGATGATTTATAGACCGATTGAATACGACGTATTTGTTTAATAACTAGAGGTTCTTCGCTTTTGCCTATTCTGATTAAAGACCGTGGACCATAAGATTTCATGCCTTTAGGAATTTCGGAAGATAATAGAATAATGTTTGTCATAATTAAATACTAAATCTTATAATGGTTGAATCATTTTCTAGTTCTTCAAAAGCCAAACCGATTCTCTTAGATTTATACTTCCATAATTGCATTGGAATAACAATATTATGAAAAGTGAAAATGTCTTCTGGAATGAATACAACCTGATGATATCTTAATAAATTAAATGTATTCAATATAGTTTCTATATTGTCTTGATCAATACTATATTTATTATTAATAACATAGACTAATTCTGTCTCTATAGATGATGCATCTAAGATCATATCTATAATCTCACACTCTGTCATTTCTTGATCTAGAATAGCATGATATTTCCAATTTTTAGTCTTATATTTCTCTAAGATAGACAAATATAATTTATTATTATTTTGAGATTTTGAGACCAAATACATGTAACCATAGTCATTTGAGGACAAAATTTGTATATTGTTTTCAAAATTTTGCAGATTATCGTCTACAAAATATATAATAGTATATGACGGTTTTTGAGATAAAACCTCATTCATAATAGCATCATCGCTTAATCCAGCGTCGGTTTTTACCTTAAGCCACTCAGCAGTTCTTGCATATGGACAATAAAAATCATAGATTTGATCATTCTGAAATTTTGATTCATTAAAAACCATAGGGAAAGTTTTTAGAAGAATATCAGGCATATGAAACTGACATTCGTGATTTTCATAGAATGAACATTTGTTACAATTTGTTACAATCATGACACCCTTTCCAGAACCACATTTTGTATCATGCCATCGTATACTACAGAGTCTAATTTGAAATTATTATTAACAGACAAAATTTCTTCTATATGACTATCATCTACAATAGATCTGATATTTGCAATGATATTATTGATTTTATCTAATTCTAGTTTATTCAAGTAGCAGTATTTAGAGAACAACTGTAGATTAATAAATCTAAGATGTAGTTTGCCACCCACTTTGATTTTCTTTAAAAGTTCACTAGTGTGTAAAATTCTGTCATTCAGAGTTAACACATCCAAACAGTCACAAATAATATTGTCTGCTGAACCATTGGATATAAGTTTAATGTCACTAATATTGACTTTTTTAGCGTCTTGAACAGGATTGTTATCTACTGAATAAACATAAATGTATTTTGACATTATAGCACATATCTCCTAAATTTCATAAAACCGTATACTGATGATAAATCTTGTATGGCGTTCTTGTTAATTTGTTTTTCTATTAATTTTAGATCATTATTAAATTGGTTTATATTATAAAATGTTACAATGTTTTTATAAGTTTCATCATCCAAATTATCCACGCCAAATAAATTATCATATTGGTGTTCTGTTGTGGTATTTTCATTGTTAAATTTTAAATACACACACCTATTTTGTAGGGCCAATAAAGCTTCGTGATGTCCTACAGAACCAAAATCCACGCATACTTTATATTGTGCAAAAATCTTGGCTAAAGCACTAGTTGACTCTGGTACATCGTCTATGAATACAGCGTCTGGTATTTTCTGTTGAATGTCAGCCTTTAAAGATTGGTTAATCTTTTCTATATGATAATTCAGAAAAACACAATTTTGTTTTGGTGCAACATTCATGCTCTCTAAGTCTGGTATTAGATTTATAGAAATAACGTTTTCTGATTCTATAGGGGATGTTGTATCATATAGATAAACAATATTTTTTGGATAACTTCTATTTATCTTATTTTTGCTATTAATATAATATAAGATTGGTATATGTAAAGTATTAGATAGGTTTACGATAGTATCGCTCAGATTGTGTGCAAAAATAAAGTCATAATTTTCCCAACTTAATTCTGTCAAATTAGTCAAATTTGGATGACTTATATTGGTATTTCCATAATAATTAACTGGAATATTTAATATCATTGAATCCAATACAGACAATGATGGAAAATATAATATATTGATTTCTTTATCAGAAAACCTACCCATCAAATTTTTTATTGTATGCAATGACATATATTTAATCCTATATTTTCGTATGAAAAACGATCCAGATATTTTTGAGCATCAACTTGTGCCTTGGTTTCAAAGGCTGCTCTCATTTGTTTTCTTAGATCTAAAATACTGGGTATAGACCATGTTTCTTCAGCATTATACATATCTAACCCTCCAAGATATGTACTATCTTTCACAATTACGGGTTGTTCTTGTGTAGATACTAGTCCACAGTCATTACTATCTATCATCTCTTGGATACCAATATTATCAGACATAATAGTATAGTTACCAAAACATAAGGCTTCTGCCGCAGGTCTACAAAAAGCCTCTCCGAAAGAGGATACTACGAAACAATCACAAGCCTGATGTATACCAAAAATTTGATCGTCTGACAGCCTTTCAGTAATAGTAATCACTTGAGGGAATCTTCTTTTAGTTCTTAATGATTTTTGTATTGCTGTCAATTCTTGTTGAATTTTAATAGATGCTTGCTGTGCAGACAGTCCCGGCGAGTTTGTCTTTAGCATAAAACATACATTGTCTGTTTCATCAAACTCTAAATAATATGCTGTCATTAAATCTACTATATTTTTACGTTGTATATTTTCTCCAATATAATAGAACTTATAAGCATCGCTGCTTTTCCCATTAAATTGTAGTCTAAGATTTTTTGCAGGAAACTCTTTGATGTATGCTGTGTCAATTGGCTGCATAATCGAATTAATCTTAGTCTTGACTCCGCTATTTTTTAGACAATTAATCTCTTTAGTACTAGAGACTAAAATTTGATCCATTCTGTTTAATGCCATGATACTATCAGAAAATAATCTATTATTCTCCAAAAAAATCATAGCAACATTTTTACCATAGTTTCCATTATAAGACAACGACATTGGTAAAGCCACCTGTATGACCACATCATAGTGATCACAATTAGTTTGTTCGGCTTTTAAGATTTTTTGATTAGTAATATCGCATCTAGCAGAATGATTTAGATAGACGGGAACAGCACTAATAACATTTGGAGTTGTTAACAAAGATAACAAACAATCTTTAGAGGCTAATCCCCAGCCATCATTTTGACGATATGGAGCAATATATAGTATGTTTTTAGGAGTTTGCATATTGTATAAAATCTTCTGCGTTTAATAAATGAGGATTGGTTCTTCCTATTTCAGCTTGATTATGGGCATTAATCATAGCATTGATGATATCAATTAAATTATTGATTTGGAATGGTTTTAATTCTACGCCCTGATTATAGAATCCATTTTGTACATTTTGAACTTGCTTTAACAGCCAATGATCACTTAAATGTAACCCTAAATGATCCAATACAGATTTTTTAATACTGTACATAGCTTCATAAGCATTAGACGCATTAGATAAGCTATTAACATCTACAGCATTTAACATATGAGGAGCAGAGTCCCATGATTGCTGATATTTCTCAACATTAATAGTGTCTAAATAAGATATCCAAGTTGCTATGGTGTGATTCCAATCGTAATATTTTTCTGTTAGTTGTCTAATTTTAAACCCACTTTGTTTTCTAATTCCTTCCGGTTGATTAACTAATTTGGATAGTTGCTCCACCAGAGACTCTTCATCTGGATAAACTCTGATAGCAGATGTTTCTAATTCTTTAAAATAACAACCAATATCAACCGGGGAGGCATTTACTTTATCTATAACATCTTCCATAGCACTATAATTAACTGTTACAACAGGAATGCCACAAGCAGCGGCCTCTATTTGAGGCATACCAAAGCCTTCACATATAGAATATTGTACATAAACATCGAACATGCCTATAATCTTAGCAAGTATCGAGGAGTCTACAGAATTTGAAACGTTTGGTACAACAGCAGTTTTTTGTTTACATTTATAGCAAATTTGTGCATGTCCTGACATATTAGAAGCAAAAATAGTAGCACAATTTTTACATAGATAAGTAAAAAATATCTTATTGCTAAATTCACTATCTTTAACCAAATTCGCCATGTCCCAGCCCATGTCTGGATAACTAGTATGTAGATATAAAACAGTGCTGTTATATTTTTCTGAACCTGAGTCTTTTAGGTGTTTTAACAATGCTCCAAAACCGCGAATAAGTTCTGGGAAGAGTTTACGCTTTTGATTTCTCATGACAGTACCGATTACGGTACTGTTTGGATCAAGTCTTAATAACTGTTTGATTTCAGCAGCATTACTTATGGGTTGAAATGTTTTTAGATCAGCACCAGGAGATGCTGTACCTATATACTTTATATTATTGGAAGTTTGTTGTTTTAATATTTTTGCTCCCCAGTCAGAGTATGTAAAAATACCGTCAGCATTAATATAAGTATCTAGCCATTCTTCTTGTTGAGGATAAGAATCTATAGTTGGCATTAATAGCCAATGAAAATGTTTTCTGAATGGAGATCTTTTTTGGTAGGCACTCATCCAATAATCTCTAATATCAATTACTATATGAGGCTTGAAATCTAGTAATACTCTGTCGAATCTCCATCTTCCAAAATGATTTTCTGGATTAGAGTTATATTCCGTTATTCTTGGATCATCTTGACCCACAGCATTAGGATAGTATTTCCATGGAATATTATATCGTTCCTTGTCTCCTAATAGACCATAAGATGCAAATTCAGCAACTTCATATTTATTGCTTTTATATAGACCTTCTAGGAGATATTTATTATATACTCCAAAACCAGAGGCCACCTTAGATGATTCAGAACATACTAGTATTTTTGGTTTCATAGAATAAAAAAAGACAAGGGGCTTATTCAGCCCCAAGTCTCTTTCCTTTGATTAGAACGCTACCGCTTCTGCTTCTGATGAGCGGTTCTTTGATAGTTTAGTAATCTTAGAGAAGTTATTGACTCTAACTCTTAGAGTACTATGCTTAACTCCATCCTTTTCCCAATTATCATTTCTAAGAGATCCTTCTACCATCACTAGATCACCCTTCTTGAATGATTCAGCGATAATCTCTGCACCGCTGTCCCATGCTTCACAATTAATGAAGGTTGTAACCTTGTCCTTTTCTCCACTAGCCTTGGTATACTCTCTTGATACCGCGACAGTAAAATTGACTACAGATACCGACTTACCATTACTGCTCTCAATCTTCCTGAGTTCAGGATCTCTTGTTAAATTTCCGCGTAACAAAGTAATATTCATAAGTTATTCCTTTTAGTTAAAGTTTCCAATGCCAACACGCACCATATTATACCTCTGACCGGACACAAGTCAAGCCTTTGGTATAAAAGTTTTTTCGACGAGCAAAGAGTCTTTATCTTTGGACTTATTACCTTTGACGATAATAATATTTCCAACAAATAATTGATTCCTATATTTACGATATGATTCCGGAAAATAAACAACACTATCTAAAGATGCTGTTCCATCATTAAGTGTAATAAACGCCATCTCCGATCCGACATCTTTGCCCTTTTTTGTTTTGACCGTTCTTATATACTCTATCTCTCCTGCTAAAATGATATTTGAGTGAGATGGACATTTGTCATTTTTAAAATCTTTACATGAAGAAGATACCATGCTCATATCATACATATCTACTTTAGAACATGAAATAGAACAACCTATAAGCATATTTTCTGTGTCAGCCAGCCATTCAATCGTATCCTCTAATGAATAAGGAGGCTTTTTTAAAGACTGAATTAAGTTTGATAAAGAGGTTTGTCTTTTAGCAGTTAACTTAGAGTTAGCAATTAATGACTCTAAATTCTTTTGTAAGCTCTGTTTAACATTTATGATCTTGAGTAAATTTTCCATCTCTTTATTTGTTAATTCTTGAAATATGTTGTATTCAAAAAGCATTTGATTTCTATGAATCTTCAAAAAGTCTAATGCTCCTGATTGGATTAATGCTTTAGAAGCCGTAGTATTTATCTGACTAAGTAAATATAGAAACTCCATCCATGTCATATTTCGTAGATTTAACTTGGATTTATCAACTATATTTTTTAACTTGTCAAACGCAGATTTACCAACACCCTTAATATCAGTTAAACCGAAATATATGCATTTTTTATCTAATTCCACAAATTCATTCATCATTCTGATATCAGGATTGCATACAACAATATTCATTTCTGTTGCATTTTGTACCAACTCTTTGATTTCTGTCTGAGGGTCAATTTTGTCTTTAGCAAATCTTAAATATGAGGCAAAAAATACTCTAGGGAAATGAGCTTTTGCATATGCTGATAAATAACAATTCATAGCATAACTAATAGCGTGGCTCTTATTAAACGAGTATCTCTGACTTTTTTCAATCCAGCCGAAAATTTGTTCTGCTTCTTGTTCAGAAACTTTCTGAGTCTTTTTGCATCCTTCAAGGAATTTGGTCTTGACCTTCGCCATTAATTCAACATTCTTTTTTCCAATACTTTTTCTTAATTCATCCGCTTCTTGCAAATTAAAGCCAGCAATTACTCTGGATATTTCCATGGCTTGTTCTTGATAAACCATTTCACCATAAGTAGACTTTAGGATCGGTTCCAAAGATTCATGAAAATAATCTGTTGGCTCAACCCCATTCTTTTTGTCAATATAATGGTTAGTAACGCTTTTACCGTCTCTAATAGCCTCTAAACATCCTGGTCTCATAATACTAATTAATGCAGCCAGTTCTTCTATGTTAGAAGGTTTAAGTTTTTTGGCAATACTTCTACCTAACCTAGACTCTAACTGAAAACAACCTTTGGTATTTCCAGCAGAAATAAGGTTCCAAGTTAAAGGACAATCCAAATCCATCGTGGATATATCAGCGTTGAATATCATTAAAAGCGTCTCTGAATTTAATTTTGGCAGATAGATTTTTGTGCAGTCTTAGGAATCTTAACAGTATATTAGCACAATCCTTAACGTCTTTGAGAGCGTCGTGAGCATTTTCTGAAGATATACTCATATATTCTCTTACGTTGTCAAGCGAAAGGCTCTTAACATCATCAACATAGGCGAACCAATAATATAACAAATTCATAATATCTAATATATCTCTAGGATAAAAGATATTAGATTCGTCTTCTTTATTTACGTTGCCATATTTCTTACATAGCCTTTGCACTATTTTTAGATCAAATCTATGTATGTTATATCCAGCCGCTATAGGAGCACTAAATTGTGACTTCTTACTAGTTTTACAATGATGCTTTTCTAGATAGTCTATAAACATCGACCATCCTTGCTTTTGAGAAATAGATTCTTTCCATCCTCTCAAAATTTCAGACTGTTCGCATCCTCTGACTTTTGCGTGAAAACTTAAAATATCTGAATCGTATGTATGATCAGGATTATCTTCTAATTTATCTGGTTTGAGCATCAAATTGAATTCTGAATTTGGTACAATTTCCAATTTGATCGGATCAATAATCAAAGCGGCTATTTGTACAGGGCTGCAAATAGTTGGATTCGCACCGTCTGTTTCAAAGTCAAAAACACAAATCTTATTATATTGTTTCATGAATTTTGTACCGTTACCATTTCTAATGGAGTGATCATAACCTTTTCTTGGGTTTGATTATTAATAGCATTCTTTACATGACAGCAACTTACTCTCTCATCTGTAATTCTCGTATAAGACACAGCATTGTGTACAAATTGTTCGCCAACCGATAAATCTTTAAACTGTTTATCCATTATTCTTCTCCTTTGCTTAATAATTCTTGGACAGTCATAATCTTATCTAACATTGCAATACCAAGAATATCGAACTTAATTATACCGATACTCTCTAGATCCTGCATTTCCATACCTGCTATGGTTTGGTTATTCCTATTATCATAGACCATAGGACACATTTCGCCAAGTGGTTTTGAACTAATAGCCACACCGGCTGCGTGTTTTGATTGATTGGTTTTGGTTCCCTCTAGCCTTATTGCTTGTTCAAATCTTTTTGATAATGGGCCAACTAATTCTCCCTTATCGTTTAATGAGCACCAAGTAGAAAGATCATCTGCATGATTTTCTAATGCCCAACGTATAATAGATGCTTCTCCAGTCTCTTCTTTCATTTCTTGTAGTTCGTCAGCAATTTTGGCTTCATCAGGAATAAATTTGGTAATGTTATTCATCTCATCGAATGTAATATTACCATATACTCTAAGCACATCTTTTAATGCCCCACGACCCTTCATGGTATTAAAAGTAATCATTTGAGATACTTTATCGTGCCCATATTTATTCTTGATATATGAGATGATGTCTTCTCTTTTATTAATAGGTACGTCTATATCAATATCTGGCATACTAATACGATCTTTAGTATTTCTTCCAGCATTATAAAATCTATCAAAAATTAAATTGTATTTTATTGGATCGATTGCTGTAATACCAACCAAATAAGATACTAAACAGCCAGCGGCACTACCTCTGCCTGGACCAGGAAGCCACTTATTTGCACGAACATAGTTAACAATATCTTGAACAATCAGAAAGTAACTAGATAACCCAGCACCCTGTAAAACTTCCAATTCGTATTTGATTCTTTCAACATAATCAGGCTGTTGAGATTCTGAAATGATATCTTTGATTTTATCTTTCCATCCATTTCTACATAATTGTCGTAAGTATTCTGCTTGATCAAATCCTTTAGGACAATCAAATGCTGGAAGATTAGGTTTTTGATTAATATCAAAATTTTCACATAGACTATTAACATACTGAGTATTTTCTAGTTCTTCTTCAGGATGAAAAGTGTTCATTTCTTCATGACTGAGAATATGATAATTATCAGAGATAAAGAATGTGTCCATTCCAAAATTCTCTTTATTGAGAATCTTAGAGTTAATATCTATAAAAGTTGTCTTCAAATTATTACACAACAATACTCTTTGATCTATAGCATCGTCTTTTTCACAATAATGTGCATCAGGAGTTGCTATAACTTTTATGCCCTTATGCTTGGCTACTCTTCTGATACATTCAGTGAGTTCTTTTTGTATAGGATTATACTCTTGATCCATTAATTGTGCTTCAAGAAAAAAATTATCTTTGCCAAAGATATTTTGTAGCTTATCAATAGTGGGTATAACATTGGTTTCCCAATTTGCATCAATATTATCCTCTGATACTATCTTGTTAGCAACTACAGAACCTAAATGTCCTGCAAATCCTATGATATTACCATCTAAAAGATAGCCTAGCTTATCCAGATCCAATCTTGGCTTATAATAGAAATTATTGGGGTTATTAGATTCTGATACTATCTTAATCAATGTTTGCCAACCTTTGTAATTTTTTGCTAAAATCACAAGATGACTAAGATTTCTATTGCTATTGTCTTTAATCTCAGCACTATTATCAGAAATATATAGTTCACAACCAAGAATGGGTTTGATACCAGCAGATCTCATAGTTGAATGAAATTTGACAGTCCCCGCTATATTCCCGTGATCTGTAATAGCACAAGATTCCGCCCCTATCTTTTGACATCTTTCTGCTATTTGTTGTGGTTTAGATAAACCATCTAACAATGAATAATGGCTATGAACATGTAGTGGAATATATTGTTTCATTGACCGGGAGCCTCATAATGACCAAAGGTATGATTTTGATGTTTGTAACTGGAGGTCACATTGTCTATACCAAGAAGTTCTATGTCGTGTTTAATTTGTTCACATTTTGTCATAGTCGATCCTTTAGCACAAACTTGATTATCTCTATATTCAACCATAGCCGGAATATTAGTATCTGCAAAAGTAGTTTTACCAAAATGACACAATTTACTACACATCCAAGTTTTTTTCAATTGTGGTTTTCTGGTTCTTTTTATAGTTTCAAATTTTTGCATCAACATTCTTTCGGTTTCTATCAAGTCTTTGTCTTCAAATGACATGGAAAATACTCCACCATCATTAATAAAGTTAATAGAAACCATAAAATGTGCTATCTCAGGATATAACTGTCTAATAGCATAATGATATATTCTAAGTTGAGGATCGTTTTCTAGACACTTCTGTGTTTTTTCTTTTCCTGTTGCCCAATTTAATCTTTTACCGGTTTTCCAGTCTATAATCTCGTAAAGATCATCATTAACTTTTGTAATAAGATCTATAGTTCCTTTTAATCCTAGATATCCTTCTAATACTCCATCGTCTGTTTGATATGAGTATTTAGCCCAAGGTTTTTCTATGATAAAATCAAAATGTTGTTCTGGTTGTACTATAAACCTGTTTCTAGGATCAAACATCCCACGATTGTAATTAAGGGTCTTGTACACCCAATGATAACACTCGTCAAAGTCTTTGTCAACCCACACATGATGAGGATTTGAGCGAGCATAATGATTATAGACCACTTTTATAATTTCATCCAAATTATAGTTAGACAGAATAATATTTCCAACAACATCGTCATTAATAGCTATAAGTTTATCTTGCTGTCCTTTTTTAATACAAGCTAAAATTTCTAGTACTTTATGTACTATGGTTCCTTTATCTGCTTTCTTATTAGATGGACCTCTCCACCCTAGGACATATTCTAGGAAGTATTGCTGCTCGCACATACTGTGAGCGTTGTAGGATGAACTACGAAAATAAGTAATAATCATTTAACTTCCTTTGTTAATATTTCATGAACCATATTACATTGCTGTATAATATCTAGATTTTTATTATCAATTACATAATTAAAATTTGCCCAATCATATACTTCTTTATCTAAGGCAGTTTCGGATTTATGTTCTATCTCTCCAGGATTTTTTGGCAATTCTCTTGTTAGTCTGATAACTATACCATTATTATTTTTGATAGCATCAACTTCATTAGGAAATCTACAATCTGTTATCAAGGCGATATATGGCTGATCTTTGAGAATTTTTCTGACAGTTGCTTCTGGCCAGATATTAGACTTTACCGCCCTAAAAAAGTCTGTCCCAACCAGTTGCATAATGTCTCTCCCAGACAAATATTTGCCATCATAAAAAATATCTGTTGGTTCATTCTTTTGTTCATCTGTTCCATAGCATTGTTCATATGTTAAACCGAACATATTGATACAGATATCCTGCTTCAGTGGATCTGCGAAACTGTATATCTTAACGTGTGGACTTATTGACTCTATAATTTTGGCAATGTCTTCATCTATAAAGCCAATATTATTATAGTATTTTACCACATCTACATCTATCATATAATCGGTATTAGTTTTTTTAACCTGTATAGTACCGTGATCTGTTAATGTAACATGTTCTATTCCAGGTTTAGTAGCCAAAGCTATAGAATATAGAAAATTAGCACTAGTAGTCTTACCTGATTGTTTTTTGCCAGAAAATCCTATAATTACAGTCATAATATAATCCTTGGAAGTATAATTTGTTTGATTTCGTCAATACTCATCTCTGCAACGTCATTTTTATCTATTAAGATATGATCAATATTGTATATTTTTTCACATCTTTTTTGAATTTGTTCTCTGGCTTTTTCTCCAGCCTGATCATTGTCCATTATAGTAATAATTTTCATCGCTCCGGATATGTCCAAAATCATCTTTTGTTTATCATTAAGGTTTGCCCCAAAAAGAGCAACACCGTTATGGATTCCGGCTTCTTCTAATCTCCATATGTTACCAGGACTTTCGACTAGAATCACAATCTTGGACTGTTTAATATATTCTTTTGCATACCAAAAATTGTATAAACATTCTTCTGCACGAAATCCTTCACTGTGTTTCCATTTTGGCTTTATACTATCAAAAAGCGTTCTACCGGTACAACCTATCATGTACTCATGGTTTGCGTCATAGATAGGGGCTACGGCACGATTATACATCTCTTTGCCCTCTGTCGCACATTCTCCAACGTCATATTTAATCAACACGTCCGCAGAGAAGCCTCGATTTAAAAAGTATGGACTTGGTATTTTTAAGGCTTTTTGTATTTGCTCCCTTTTTACAGCATTGGCTACTTTGTTTTGTTTTTGGTTTAAGATTGTAGTATTAGAAACAAAAGCTTGCTTGTCTTTTTCTACTCTAGAGACAGATATTTTATTAGGATCAATCTGAGAAAATGTTTTGATAAAATCCATTGTATGAGTGAACGAAACAGTATCGTCACCGTTCTCTGTCCAATTTTTATCTCTATGAGATAGAAGTCCTCTAATAAAACCTATAATTGATCCCTTAAATACTTTTTCACATTGATGAGTTCTACACTTCCAGTTTCCTCTGTAAGAATCACCAATATGGTAAATATTTAAAGCAGATGGATTATCTCCACCATGTATAGGGCAACACATACTATAAAACTTTCCATTGTTTTTATAGTCTATGTTAAAATAATTAAACAAATCTTCTATATTATCGCATAATTGATCACAAACTATTTTAAGCTTGGTTTGATCAATTGAATGGGATGCTGTCTTGTTCTTCAACTGAGAAGCCATTTTCTGTGTCTGTTCCGTTTAGTAATTCTAGCCTAGTTTTACCTTCTGTAATTTTTGCACACCAGCCTTTCATATGACAATTGATATAATCATTATCATCTAAACCTGACCCGTGGCGACTGATAAGCGGCAATAGTTTCCTATTTCCATTTGTTGGTCCATCTTCAGCAATTTCTTCATCGCTCTTCTTTTTGAAGATGCTAAAATTACTACATAACCAAATAATTCTATCAGAACCAGAAGCAGTATCTGTGCTCTCTTTAGTAATACCATCTCTATTCAATTGAACAAAGGCCATAATCGGCAACTGATATTTAACAGCAAAATTATGTAATGTTGTCATCATAAATCCCAAGACCTGATATTCTTTCATATCTTGTGAAATGCCAGCACTATCCATTAGCTTTAAATAATCATAAAATATAACACACTGTTTTGCTGTGCCATCACTGTTTAAACCAACATGTTTCATAATCCATCTTCTCATAATGGACAATTGTTCTTCAAATGATTTCCCGGCTATACTTTTATGATAAAGTGGAATTTTTTCTAATTCCTGTACCGCCGATTCAATTTTGTTAGATAAAGATGGATTTTCAGCAAATTTTCCTGTTTCAATCTTATTAATTTCTATTTCTGTCATCATAGCTAAGATTCTATGAATATGGTCTTTTTTGGTCATTTCTGTATCCATATTCAAAACAGGAATACCCATCTTAGCAATATTGTATCCCATATTGTCAGATAGCAGGGTCTTTCCGGTTTTTGGTCTAGCAGCAATAACATTGATTGTGCTTTTTCTAAGACCTCCACCTATAGCAAAATCATACGCTGGAAACCCTGTAGAAATACCAACCTGATCAATTGGATTACTCTTTAAATGATCAATATACTCATTAAGACCTTGAGAAATTTGAACAGGATTGTTATCTGCATCATCAAGAGATGAACTAAAATTAAGTATAGGATCTTCTGCTATACTTAGAATATGAGTAATAGATTCAGAACCATTAATTTGGTTAATCTTACTCTGTATATCTCTTAACTGGTTTTGTAATTTTCTGGCTATCTGTAACTTTTTGAGTTTAGCAGAAAACTGTAGTAGATTCCCATAATCTGCTGGGAATTCAAGTATAGCCTTAAGGTGTTGTGTTTCTTCCTTCTTTTGTAAGATAGTATCAAAACCTAAATCTTTAGCAGAAGAATAGATAGATGCTATATCAATGGATTTTTGTCCATTTTCTGTAAAGATTTTTTTAATACATTTGAATATGAGTATATTACTGTCAATAGTAAAAGAATGTTCGTCTACTATGTCAGCGACTTCAACGTATGCTTGATCTCCGGTTTGGCACAGAATAGCCAATACCGCTCTTTCAATCGCAGGATCTGATAATGTCATATTTTACCCAGCAGAAATGGAACACTTGTTACACTTATATCGGTCTTTCTCTATGAGAAGTCCACGATTTATTTTTTCTTTTTTACCGCAACATCGGCATTGTACCGCGATCTGTTCGATAGGTCTAGCCCTCTCTGTGGGGGGATAGCGATTTAATTTTTTGTCAATCTCTATATCTTCTTTATGAGAATTTTTTTCTCTCATAGAATCAAACATATTGATACCATCAGACCTTGCCTTGCTTCTGTTAGTCTTAATAGCAGAAGATCCAGGATTGGTCTTTTTTGTTGTTTTTTTCTTTGCTTTAGTTTTTGGCTTTACATCTGAGTCAGGCAATAAACTAGATAAAATATCTATAAGATTTTTAATTTGCTCAGGATTATTCTTTAGGTCATTGAGATCCATTTTTCACCTTATTTCTTTGAATGGCTAAGATAATATCAGATAAATTTTTAATACTATTTGCTATATATGATAATCTGTCACTTCTTTGTTTCGCATATTTTTTGATATTATTCAATGATGTGGCTTTATCATTATGTTTTATAGCTTGTAAAGACTTTTCTAAGAAGCCATATCCTTTGTATGAATTAATTTCATCTGCTATAGTTTCTTTAATAGCCTCTTCAGCCCAATTATATCTAGCTATTTCTCTGTTTATTGTTCTTTGTATATGAAAAGTAAATTGACCAAGACGGTAAGCAATTTGTCCACAATCTTCTGGGGTCAACGTTTCTAATACTTTTCTATCCATTGTAAGATAGGAATTTAACTCATGCTCCGGTAATTGTTCTATATTAGCAGAGTATTTACTTAATCCTATATTTTGTTCATATTCATCGAGAATATTATCCCAATGTTGTAATTCTTCTTTAGCTGTTTTCATGGTTAATAATAGACTCCCAGTTATTTATTTGATTATATGGTAATTCACAATAATCTATACCGTTTATCAGACACCACTCTTTTTTATCTCTGTCCCTTTTTTGAGCCTTAACAAACGATAAAACATTGTTATGATAAAATGGAATAAATTTGTAGTGCTGTTCTCCATGCACTTCTATACATTTTTTAAGTAATGGAATATAGAAGTCCAAATACATCACTTCATTTTTTCTTGGATAAATAGTTATCTCTTCCAGAATCTGCATTGTAGGATATAGTTTTTTAATTAAATTTCTGGCCTCCAAATGTATGGCAGATTTATTTAATGAGGAACCTTTGGATATCCCACCCTTCAAATTCAGTGTAGATACTGTACCATCCAAACCTTTAACAACCATATTAAAACTTTGTTCCTAACATTTCTTTGACTTGTTTGTATAATTCCTGATATGCTGCATCATTCTCTAATAGAAAGTTTCTAATTTTTTCTGTTCCTTGAAACTTGTTTTTCTCATCTTTTAAGAATGACAAAGTATACCAAGCACCCGCTTTGTTAATTAAGCCAATATCAGTTGCCAGAGTTATAAGTTCCATGTATCTGTCAATGCCTTGTCCATATCTTAAGTAGGATGTAATAACACCACCCGGAGGACTCAATGCTGAACATATAACTTGCCATTCTACTTCTTGTCCGATCTGGGTATTATCGGTTCCTAATAGCCAAGGCTTGAAAGTTTTTGCTCTTAGTTTAATGTCTGTCTGATAAGCAATAGCCTGTCCACTCTTTTCCTTAAATTCTGCTCCGTATCCTGTGGGGTTCCCCATAAGGTGAGTAATACCTATGACAACATTTTTGTTTACAGGAATAACGTTAGCAACCTTGCGACAAAATTTAGCTAATAGTTTAGCTCCATCTGCTCTTTGCATTTTATCCATATCAGTTGTAATCTCTGCTTCTGTACATAATGCAGAGTAGGAGTCTATGATAAGTACGCTTCCTGGCTCTTGATTAATAATTCTTTCTGCTATTTGCAAATATTCTTCCGCATGAAGGATTTTACCTGTTTGAGATCCAATAACCTGGAATTTTTCTAGATTTAATCCTGGGATACCTTCTAAGTCTCTCTTCTTCAATCTACCTTCAATATTTAGGTAGTACACATTTCTGCCATCAGCAAAAGAGTCTGATCCGTATTCTGGTCTTTGTGCGGTTGCTGCAAATGCTAAACTAGTTGTGGTCTTTCCGCATTTTGGCTGGCCAGTTAAAACAACAAAACTTCCCTCTGGAATACCTCCTCCAAGAACCATATCTAAAGATGGACTTACCGGAATGATAATAGATTTTTTATCTACAACCGACGCCGCACTAAGTATAATATTTGCTCCAAAATCTTTAGTTACGCTATCTTTTAATTTAGTGCTCATTATCTATTTCCTTTATAAGATCTAATATGTTCTTTGATTTGATGTGTTTTTCACCACTAGAGTTGGAAACTCTTTTGATGTCTTGAGTTTGCTCAGTAGTCTGTTGATCCAATTTGGTTTGTTCTTGTTGTATTATAGCAAGTAGGTGTGGTGCCCTCAACGAATAAATTTTTTGAGCCTTCGTTGTTTTCAAAGCATTGATAATCGCTTTAGGATGATACGTTTTAAGCAACTTATTGGCAGTAAAAATTTGTGATCTATAAAATTTAGACCATTCTTTATTCAGCCAAAACTTATAATGTAAATCTTTTTTATCCTTGAGGGCCAGATGCTCGCATATTATCTCTGTAATATATTGAGCAGCAGATACACTCTTGCCGTTTGAATACTTAGATAGATATTTTTGCATCTATATCAGGGTCTAGGCTTGTAAATATGATTTGAGTCTGTTTTCTTAACATAGGTTGCTCTGGCAGCGTCGGACAGTTCCGAAGCCTCCTTGGTCATAATAGCAACACTATTAGTCTTTTTGTCTCTAGTATGCCTGATCATTAAATCGCTTGCTGTTACTTTAGAGGTTGTAGTAGGAACAGCATTCTCTACCGCCGCTGGCTTATTCTTTTCTATAAACTTTTCTACATTCGCTAAAGGTATCTTAAGTTCAGTAGAAATATCTATTGCTGTCTTATTTTGAGATAATAGATACTGTATAGCATAAGATTGGGTTTTATTTAATTTCATCGGAGTTCTCTTTCTGCAATATTGAGATGTGCTACGTTTTTTGTTCTTAGAAAAGATAAATACATATCAAATATCTTTTGGTTTACTTCTGTAAAATCCCATTCTGGCTTTCCTGTTCTTTTAGAGAAGTTGTTTCCTCGTCCTTCTGAAAATATACCAATTGGATTATAAATCTTACCATGAGCACCAACCTTAATAAAATATCGTGCTCTGTCGGCATATTCGATCTTCTTGGCTAGTGCATCTTTTGATTCTTCTGATACTAGAGGATTATTATCCTGGTCAAACGATTGTTGTTTGCCTAGTATCGTATACGCATAAACTGTTCTGGACTGATCTTCTTCAGGCTTCGGATTGTATATTCCCATCTTTCACTTCCTCCTTTTGGAAAATTTTGGCACACGCTTGTTCTAATGTTTTTTGTATAGAAGCATAAAATTCATCTATTAATTTAGAATAATCTTCTGTTATAAAATCAATAATATAATCTTTGTTAATTTTTTCTACTAGTCTTGGTTCCTTATATTTATCATTATGAGCTTGTAAAATATCTGTAGTGATATTAATCTTTACAGTATATGGCACTGGGCCAGAATATTGCTCATTATTTGGCTCATATAGAGATTTGTTTACTTCATACTCTTTTGCTGCTAATAGTTTTTCTGCTTCTATGACCTTTTCTCTTAATTGAAAATACGTCATCAAATCTTCTATAGAAATAACTGAAGTAATTAGATCTTGAGCAATCGAGTCTGTTAAGATTCTGTCCATTTAATTTTCCCTTGTCGTTTCTTCATTCTGCTCATACCCTTTGGTAAGGGTTTGTCCGATTCGGCTTCTTTGTAATCGTTATGTTTTTTGTATAATTCTTGCTTATGATCATCAGACAATCTATCTCTATTTCTATTAGCTAAATCTCCTAGAGTTTTTAACTCACTATCAGATTTTCTGACTGACGATGCTTGTGTAGCTACATCCTTGACATATTCTCTATTAGTTTGAGATGAACCACATTTAATACAAGCAGGATTTGCAACATAGTCTTTGATATAAAAAAATAACTCAAAAGACTTATGACAATCTTCACATTGGTATGAATAAGTAGGCATTATGTATATGATTCTGGCAAGTAAGTTAACCATTCATCCGGTATGTTACTTTTTATTTTAAGCAGGTGATGGGTGATTGGCAAGTATTTGAAATGCTTCTGTGGTACACATGGAAGATTCTTTAATGGCATATTGGCTTGTTTGGGGGTCTTATTGCCCTTTTTTCTGTTACAATGTACGCATGATGTCACTATGTTTGTCCAAGTTGTTGGAGTTGCTCCGTGGCTATCAGACCATAAAGATTTGGGAATTACATGATCATATGTTAAATCTTTGATATCATATATTTTTCCACAATATTGACATGTGTGATCATCTCTAACGAAAAGGTTTTTCCGTGAGAATTTAACTCTATAATTCGATATCCTAAAATATTTGGCTGTTTTAGCTACTGCTGGTATAGGGTATTTTTTATTGTTGGCTCCTAAAATATAATCGTGTTTATAGAAATCAATGATCTCTATACCTACAGATTTATTTTCATTATATTTTAATGACCATATAATAGCTTTTGTCCAATCAATAACGGTTAATGGAGTATAATCCGCATTTAAGACTAGACATTTACTGTTTTGTGGCTGCATTTTCGTAAGAATCTAAACGACTTAATATTTTAACTATGATTGGATTTCTCACAATATCTTTGTGCTCCAATTCGGAAATACCTATGCCTTCCACATTAGAAAGAGCACCAATCATATCAGTAAAACCGCCCCTGATATGTCTGTGCAAATCGCTCTGGCCAGCATCTCCGGTTAATACCATTTTACTATCATTACCTGTGCGTGTCAAGAGCATTTTCAATTGTTCATATGTAGCATTTTGACATTCGTCAGCAACAATAAAACAGTTGTGGAAATTTCGTCCTCTCATTAAACCTAAAGGAACAACTTCTATCTTATTTGCAAGTTTTAGACTAGCATAATGAGCCTGACTAATAAAATGATTAATTTCATCTAATATAGGTAATAAATATGGATGAAGTTTTTCTTCTGCTGTTCCTGGCAAGTATCCAATTTTTTCGCCAGCCTCTAAAACAGGTCTGGTGATAATAATTTTTTTAACTTTGTTTTCCAAAAGGTATTCTAAAGCCATACCTATAGCAATATGTGTTTTACCGCTTCCAGCTAAACCCTGACAAAAAGTAATTGTGTTTTCTGCTATGGTTCTAATGTATTCTTTTTGATTGTCTGTACGAGGTTTCAGTCTATTTCTATAAGCATGGCCCGTATTTTGAGGCTGTTGTAAATCATTAGTAGCATCTAAAACTTTTTTCTTTTTGCCTTTAGTATTTTTTCTCAATGGTTACCCTTTGACTATAGAGTTAAATTAGACAAGCGCCACCAGCACAACTAATTTCCTCTATACCAACCGTATTGTCCTCAGTCTCAGATAGTTGTGTATAATCAACCTTTTTGAAACTACCGAATAAATCACAGTATAACTTCCAGTTATGAACATCCTTCATACAGTATGTTAGCCTTTTGGTATCCCCATCAAAATATTTACCAGCAAAATTTTTCATTTTGGTAACAAATATTAATTTGGGTTCTGGATCTTCTTTATTTGCTTGATTTAATGTTACATAGTCACAAGCAGCCCATAGATTATTATCAAAAGCATTTAATGCTAGTTCAATTAATCCAGAGCACCACAAGGCGGCATCTCCGTATTCCTTAACAATTTCACGACTAGTATAAACTGTGGTGAATGGTGCTTGTGGATAGTCTTTGTCTCCGCTTTGTGGAATAAGACTAATACCAGCAAAATATTTTCTATTAGTATAGATATACTTTGTGACATCATCCCATTCATCAGGTTTAACTGTGACAGTATTGCTAACATTATGGCTAAGATAATCTTGAGTACATAATGCTCTATTTTTACCAGAATTTACCCAATTCTTTTGGGTTTCTTTTACTACTGCCAACATTTCTACTGCTGGTAATTGATTCTTAAGTTTAGCACCGTCTGGTACTTCTATTGGGAACTTAATAATCTCATCAGTATTGTTGGCTGACCATGCTGACTTGTCACAAGCCTGTGGGTTATATTTCTTAAAGTGTTGGTATGGTGCTTCTAAAACATTGGCCTGTACATGGCGTATGTATCGTTTGGCGTGATGCGGGTGAATACCCGAACTTGTACCAAGCATACTACTACTAGTACCCTCTGGCTTTAAGCAAGTCACTCTAGCAGCCTGATTGATCTGGATCTTTTTGGCAATCTCTTTATTAGTTTCAACAGCAATTTTAGCACCCTTGGTAAGTACTTTTTCTGTTAATACTAGATCATGCTTTTCCATAGTACCAGTTAACGATACTCCTAATAGGGCTTCTCTTTCAAAGATCTTTTGACTAATTTCACCTAAATAATCTAACTTGGTAAAACCAGCCTGTAATGTACCGATAATAGCAGCAGCACGACATCTTTCAAAGAAATCATCTTCATCTTCTACACTTGAACAATTAATTGTAGAAAGATTACATCCTTGCCATCCACTCTTTCCGCTTTCTTCGTCAACAGGCCACATGCCTATTTCTACGCAAGGATTAAAAATCATCTCTGTAGATTCACTCCAGATAAATCCTGGCTCTCCGAATTCTTTCACACTTTCCATTAGTGTTTGGAATTCTTCAAAAGTGGTTTCTTCTTTTAGCAGTAAGGCTGAGTTATTGCTTCTTGCTCTTTGTGGATTTTCAATGTACCAATTACCAGTTTTTGCTCTGGCCATTTCTTCATCGTCTGGACTGAATAATGCTAATGAAGCACTTCTACGGACACCGCCGCTAAGAACAGCATCGCTACTGTGCATAACAATATCGTAAGCGTCAATAGGACGAAGTTTCTTTTGTCCATTAGCGATGCAACGATCTAATAGTGCTCTTATTTTTTCTAGACCATTTTGTAGTGGTTCAAACCCTGGGGCTTTACCAACGCCAGAACTTAATGATGTACCTTTGGCACGAATCTGTGAATAGTCAAATACTACATAACTATTCTTATACATTTTAAATTCTTCAACAGGCTTACTAAAATAGCTACTAAGAAGAACGCCTAGAGCATCAGCCCATCCTTCGATACTATCTTCTATTACATATTTAACGCCAACTGCGTTTTCATCTACTTCGTGTTCTAATGTTGGCAATTTAGCAACGTGGTGCTTTTGAACACTAAATCCTGTGCCACTACCACACAATAGTAACCAAAAACATTCTTGAAAGAAACGAAGTCTATCACAGTATGAACTTGTGCAGTTGTAAATTTTGGCATGACGTTTTAAAATCGGCTCACCTCCAAATTGTAATGCTCTCTGACTACCAAGCACCTTCTTTTTATACATTATATCGTATGCCCAATCAATTTCTTCGGAAATTCCGAAATCAGCATATTTTGTATGCATCATATTACGCACACGATCAACCGCTTCCTTCCATGTTTCTCTGCGATTTTTATCTTCTAACCAACGAGCATATTTACTAACAAATGTATAATTTTGAAGTTCTTGAAGTGCCGACATACTATCTCCTATTTAATTTATCAAGATCGTTGAATACGTTTATAAAGCCGAGTATTACTATTCCTTTAAAAGAGCGTTCTATCATTGTTATATTTTCAGTAATACCATTATAGAAAAAAATCAAACATAAAATATAAAACATTACCTTTTCTAATCTCATAATACACCACACAACTCTTTCAGCCAACTAAGATTTGGTGTTACTCTTTCTATTTTTAGGCCACTAAGATTAATAAAGGTGTCAAATAATTTTTGTGCCTCTTCATCAAATTGATGTGTGCCGTGACTATTGCTCATGACCACTTTGCGAATTCCTTCTTGCCATAAGGCCATTATACAATCGTTACAGCATTGACCAGTGACATATGCTATACCATTTTCTGGACGAACAATACAATTGGATAAAGCATTTCGTTCAGCATGTATCATCCACTTATATTTTTCCGGCCTAGTTAATGGCAATACAGCATCATCTAAACCTTTTGGAAATCCATTATATCCCATGCCCAAAATATGATTGTATTGATCAGTGATCACACAACCATGTTGAGTATGTATATCATGGCTCCTTTGAGAAGCCACTTTAGCAAGTCCTAAGAAGTAGTCAGTCCATGTTGGTCGCATGGAATTATTATAGTGGTGTCTGTGTCTAAGTCAAGACTACTTTGTTGTGAGCTTATTGTACAAAATGAGCGTTATGATACCACCGGCTATGCCCATTATTATACCCGCTGGTGATACAGCATTGTATTGTCCTAAAAGATACAATATTGCACCGCCCATATATGAACCGGCAACTCCCAACGCTACGGTTTTAACAAAGCCGAAATTTTCTTCACCGGGTACTATGCTTTTAGCAATAGATCCGACAAATAAACCGTATACACACCACACAAGAATATTAAACATTTGATGCCTCCACTAAGGAATAAACTTCTTCATCCGTGAGATTTTCGCCAACATCCATTAATGATTCGGTAATTTTGATACCATATTTATTGTAATCTTCTGATGATAATTGTTTCTTTAAGATTCTCTTGATTCGTAATCTAGTGAACCATCCTCGTTTCTTACTATAAGTTCTTATGGCTTCTCCATATACAGAAGATTTATCTTTACAGGTCATATTTTGTGTTTTATTTTTATTGCATTCTTGTAGCACTCGGATCACTGTTAAGACTATACTGATCATCATGAGAATAGCAATAACACTACCAAATTTTTGATCATCTGGAATATTTGATTGTTTTAAAACTCTCTCGGCTACATTCTTTACATCTTTGTCATAATTCATATCTATCTCACATTTCTATATTGAGGTGAGCAGACTCCGTTCTGACATTCTTGTTTTATAACTGCTGGCGGATGAACTATTACTGTTGTTTTTGGCGGCTCGGCTTTTTCTGGTTCGCAATATCCGCAATCTACTTTTTTAATACCATCTCCACTGATATACCAACCTTTGCCTTTGCATACTGGACAATCTTTACGTTTATATTTTTTGACAGTATCAGCATCTTTGGATTTAATAATGCTTCCGGCAACGGTTACTGCTGCTGTTGGAGATACGGCAAAAGTTTCCACAGTTCCAGAAACAAACATAAATAAAGTTAAGATTAAAATGAAATAATTCATTTGTTTTTTCTCCATGGTAATATTTTTTTGCGTTTCTTTGGAACAGGAGGAATATCTATGTTATCGACAGACTTTGGAGCAAATATCTTGAGTAGGCCCAAGATAAAGTTGGTAATAATACTAATTAATCTATTCAATACTATTTGATCCAAAATTTTCATAGTTAATTTTTTCTAATATAAAAGGTATTATTATTTTTATATATGTAGTTTGTGTTATTTTGTCTGTAAAGAGTATATGAACCCGCTGAGGCTCCTCCTCCTCCTTCACTAGAACAAGAAGCATAACTACCTAATGCTGTTTTTGGTGTTGGAGCAATACCGCCCACAACTTCCCACGCAGTTAAACTCAATGGATCTGTAATTGTGGCTTGATATAATCTATATAATACTAAACCTACAGAATAAGAGTTATCTATAAATTTCCAATAATTTCCGTCCACAGTTAATGTTATGGAAGAATTACTTGAGTTTTGATAACCTCCTACTATGGGAGTATAAAGACCATTGACTTCTGTGCTTCCAGCACAAGAAACATATATATTACTCATAGATAATCCTCAAAGCCATAAGAAGGTAATTTTTGTACAGGAAAGCCATCGAAGTTACTAAAAGCGTAACTTCCATTAGCCGCTAACATACCAGCAGCCACTTCTGCTCGTATTAAAAACGAACCGTCAGGAATTGGACCCCATTCTGGATGACCACCATCATTCCACTTACCCCAACTATTTTGCACTAAAAATAGTGGTTCACTTCCAGTATCATCACAGGCTATCCAAGCCATACAATGAGCCCAGTTACCACTTACATTAGCAATACCCTTTTTATCTCGTTTATTGCTAAAACCATAATTAGAACATACAGCTAATCCATAACCGTTAGCAAGAGCATCTCTAGCTTCTTCTATGGTTTGTATCAAACTGACAGTTTTAATTTGATGATCATTGGCAAGATCAATAACAGGATCTGGCAATCCCCTAGCACCCCATCCAGCACCTAGATTACCATTATATTTACTAAAGTCTGCTACGCCTTTATAATTTTTTCTTAAAACTATACCGCCATTTTTACTAACAAATTCTGCGGCTCTGGAACAACTCATTCCTTGTCCACCATGACCTCTAGCACCATAAATTGCTTCTGTAGCACCTCTTGCAATCCATGCTTCTCTTTCTCCAACTACATCAATCTCTACTGCACGACTAACATCACATGCGTTTCTTGTTCCATGGCTTACGCAATCACCAGTAGTTTGTCTCTCTTCGTAAGCTTTTTTATCAAATTTTAATACGCTCTTATATGGAGTAGATAATTTACCTTTACCACTACCAACTAATCTTTTACTAGCACCGTCTCCAAATAATGGATATTTACTATTTTCCATCAAATGATCAAAAACGTGCTGTTCCCATAAACAGCCGCTAAAACCTTTTCTATAATTATTATATAATTCTTCAGGAGTATATCTTGGCATTATTTGCTTCCTTCATAACAGGCCCATGATAAAGCCTTAAAGGCTTCTACAGATTTGGATCGTAGATCATCGTTTAATGGAACTGAATCGTCTCCAATAACACTAACAACTAAATTATTACAAGCTTTAGCCAAGTTAGAATATTTATTTTTCATATCCATCTTCAACATTAGTCCAGCTAAAGAATTAGCTTGACGTATTTCATCAGTATTTTTAATAACAATATCTTCTCCATTTAATGAAATCAAAGTAGCTAAATCATTATATAATTGTGCTAATTTGACTCCATCTTGCTTACGATCTGCTCCACCTTCTTGTAGAGAGTCTACAACATCAACAGCTAATGCAGCCAAATCTTTATTGGTTGGTTTATCTACTATAACTACTGCTGGGGTATCAACATTGGTTGGCTTAACCCAAGACTCAAGATTAGGTTTGAACAAACCTATTGCTATTAATGCTACGCCCACAGCTAACAAAACATTCTTATTCATCAGTTATTCTCCTTATTTGATCCGCATACTGTTGGACTTAGATATGGAAACATCTGGTCAACAACCTTTACGGCTTCTGGACAATTACTCTTAATAGCTAAATCTCGTGTTTGTTTCCATGAGGCTATTAAATCAAAAAATAGTTTACTCTGATCTACTTCAACAACGGTTGTTACCGGAGTAACTGTTGCTTCTGTTGTCTTTATTGCAGGTAGACTATTCTTTGCCTTTGATACTAAACTAGCAATAAACTGTTGTACAGGACTAAGTTTTTCTTTGAATAAAACCCAGATCACTAATCCTGCTCCAGCATACAAAGCTAAATCTAAAGTGGTGACAGACTTGCTGAATTCTTCAAAACTTTGAGCGTAATTCATTTGATCTCCTCATTCTTGTTATTAAGATTATTCTTGATAAAAACACCAGTATTTCTAAAAATCGTCACGGTAGCGTCAATTGATGCTGAGACCATAATCATCAGTATCGCTTTAACATACCTATGTATAATAGGTTCAACAAGTTGAGGAACAAAAGGAATGTCAATCACTACGAAAACTTTATCATAAAAACTGTTTAATGCTTCTAATGCTAAAGTCTTTTTATCTTTTCCTTCTAAATTAATAGCTGTTTTTTCAATAACTTGAACAACAGATGCTGTTGCTATCTGTAATATTTTCCAAGCCTCATCCATAGCCACTTTTTTAACATTTCCAACAGACTCTTTTGCTTTAACAACTAAAAGTTCTGATTCAGCTTGTAGTATTTCTTTTGGGGTCATTTTTAGTAGTCCTTTTTTTAGATTTAGTAATCTTTTTAGCTTTTTTGGGTGGTGATTTTATTGGAGCAGATTTGATAGTGGTGATTCTTTCTTCTGGAGTTGCTGTACTCCACCATGTTTCTTTGATCTGTTTTCGACTATTTATGTATTTCCATAAGATAGCCAATTGACCACCAATCAGTATGATGCTTTCAACACCATGACTAACATCTCTAATCAAATCTTCTTTTTGACTACTATCACCAATGAGGCCCACTAAGTACAGACCACTAAATATAAAACTAACTAGAGTGAACCAAAATTCACTTGTTTTATATCCAGGTTTTATCATTTTTATGAACCTTTAACACCATTACCATAGTAGTAACTTGGATCGTCAAATCGTGCATCAAATTTAGATTGAATATTTGTTAAAGACGGTGCATTATTTACATATTGATTATATGTAGAATACTTTCCTGTCCATGATGTTGTTACGACAAGAGTGCCGTTTTTAATATCGTTTGTAGAAATTGCTTTTTGAATATCGTTAGTCATTTGTTTTCTCCATAAGTTATATTACACCAAACTATTTATTCTCTATTCTGTCTTCTAGTGCTTCTAATGTTTTACCCAACATTGCAATTTGAACTTTAAGTTCATTCATTACTTCAGTATTTTTCTGAAGCATATTGGTTAGTGCTGCCTGACTTTCTTTGTTAATAGCAAGTCTTTCCATAATAAACTGACGATCTTGCAGATATGGTGATTTGGTCTCTATCATATCAGCAACTTCTGCTTTAGTTGCCATATTTTTACCTATGGCCACCCAAAAACCAATCATGGTTACAATTATACCAATACTTGTGGTGGCTATATTCTCCCAAAAATGTATAATAGTTTCGCTCATGATTTTACCCTTTCAAGAAAAAAAGCCACCGATACTTTTCAGTATGATGGCTTAATTCCATTTTAAAGCCTTAGTAAAATTTACCAGTTAGTCTTGTTCTTGTATGCAGAATTAGCATCGCTACCAGAAACTGGCTTGGTATTGCCTGTCATATAGACAAGTTGACCAGGAGCAGCCTGAGTTGGTGTTGCGGCAACGTCTGTAGCAAGAGTATCGACTGCAACTGTTGGATTTTGAACATTACCATTTTGGTTATTAGCAAACTTGCCAGAGTAGATATTCCATAGGCCAGCTCTAATAGCAGTTGTTAGTCTGCGTGTGCGTAGAGTTTCAAGCTTATGAATACTTCTCACTAGTGCTGGCTTAGATGCTCCGCTTTGAAGAGCGGTGTTACTAACGCCAGAAAGTGTTGTTGTTAATCTCTTGGCTACTGGTCTTTGGTTATCGTACTTAAAAGTACCAGCAGAAACGGCTGGATCAGCAGAATTGTTGTTTACTACAGTTGAACCGAAACCTGTATCTTTAGTCTTACCTAGAGATACTTGGTCAATAAGAGTTGATACTGAACCTGTATTTACAGCAGCACCGCCAGTGTTCTTTGTTGATGTGCCGAGCCAATAAGTGCCTGTGGTTTGGCTACCATTTTGTTGAATTGAGGCCATTGTAATCTCCATGAAAGATGGTATTTAATTCCATATCTATAATACCCCTAAAATTTTGATTTTAATGGTTTTTTATCAAAATTAATTTGACCTATTATTTAAAGAGTGTAAACAGTCGTTTATTCTGCTCAAACTGTTTAGTGCAAAGCATTTAAATCCGTATATGTCTGAATTTTTGCATATATTTTGTGCTTGTTTATCATTCCAAAGATTACCTGTAGATATTATCTTAATATTTGGAACCTTTTTATTAACTAATACGGTAGCAATAATATTGTCTGAAATATCATCAAATAAATTACCCGTAGACGGATAGATTGTAGAAATTTCATTTTCAAGTAATATTTGAGCAACTTTATACATCAATTCTAATGTAAAAACCCTGTACTCTAATACATATCTTAATTCTACATCATTTTTGACACAAAGCTCTTTAAAGGAAGCAATATCATCTCTAAATTTGTCATACTTTCTATTGCATAAATAATTGTTGGGTGCCACAACCTCTAAAATCTTTGCCCCATTTTTGATGCAAAACTCAGCACTAGATAATCTTGTATTAATATCAGACTGCCCGTATGGATAATCTATAACAGAAGATAGTTTAATATAATTTGGTAGTAATGGTTTGATTAATTTTAAATTGTGAGGATAAACAGATATAGTTTGAGGACCATACTTGATCACATCTAATATAAGATTTTTTACTTCAGCGTCATTACTTGCTGTATCATAATGACCAAATTCAATAATCTTCATTTTATTTTTTCTTTATATATGTTTTGAGATAGTCTATATTAGGAAACTGTTTACTTCCTAATACACCGTCAGCAAAACCATAATCGACTGATTCATCAGCATTTAATATCCAATCACATTTGTTGGCCAACTGTGAAACGATATGTTTTCTTGCCATCATCCTTTTCCAATTTTTGTCTTTGGCCAAGTTTCCTGTCATACATTTATCTGTAAATATTTCTACCATCTTATCACACTCTCTTTCGTTCCACTGTATGCTACTAGCAGCAGCCTTGGAGTGTTCATCATTAATACTAAAAGAACCATAATGAATTAGAACATTAGTATTAGGCATTAATATTCTAAGATTTGCAGATTGTAAAATTACACTACTCGCGGACTCAACACTCCCATATGCAAGAATTATTGTTTTAGACTTTGAAAATCTAATAGCGTCATAAATACCTAAGCAATCAGACCACATACCACCAGGAAGGTGCATATGAATTAAAATAGGTTCTAAAGAAATACTATCTAAATATCTAATATTTTTTTCTAATGTTACAGCACTTCTATAGTCCACACCACCTTCTTCTTCATCTCCATAATATGAATGTAGGTATATTTCTCTATTATAGACATCAATATTATATAGATGAATTGAGTTAAGTGCTGTTTCTATTGTGGTTTTTTCTGCTGAATTTGTCATAGTTTATATAGTTTTTTTTCTATGGCTTGCATGACTTGTCTATCTTCAAAAGCTTTTCCTATTCCAATTCGGAATCTATATCTAGTAAAGATATCTAACGTTTCAACTCCATCTGTGGTTTCTATTGCAAAAGCTACAGAATCAATAATGTTGAAGTTTGTATGCCCTGTCCAAAAATTGAATATTTTACTACTTGCTGTATACTCATTGTAAGGTATAATTCCCATAGGAGTGGCTATCACTCGCACAGGATCACTATGCTTTACTGTTTGTTGTTCTGTTTCTGAGGTTTCTTCATCATCATTGTCAAAATTATCAGAAATAGTATTGGTAAAATTTGTATTTTCTATATCTATTTCATTTTCGTCATAACCTAAGAATGGATCTCTCCATTTTTCCCATATAATTTTTTTATTGTTCATTATTTATTTCTGAATACGTTTATGGGTCTTACTAATGGTAGTTTATTTTTTCTATCTTTTTGTTTTTGTATTTCGTATTGAGACTTCCAATAAAATAATACGTTGCTAACAAATAAAGAATGATTATCAGACTCTTTGGATAGAATCTCCATTGACTGAATTAATAATTCTCGCATATAGTTATTATCGCCACAAAAATAATTAAGTAAAGTGGCGAAAGACTCTGCTTGAGACAAAAACTGATCTTCCTCTGCTGCAAAATCGTATGGATCCACCTGAAAAACAGGAATAATATTTTCGGTTTCTAAATCAAATACAAAATTAATATCTATAATATTTTTATCATTAGATATTTCTAATACTTTAGGTTTATCAGATGATCTACGAAACCACTGTCTAATATAATTGATCATATAAGAATTTTTTTAATGATTTTACTAGTTTTTAAGAGATCATTAGATACGATCCAAAACGCATCTTTTGTAATACTATGTCTGGGAACAAAACACCCATAAAAGATATGAGTATAAATATTTTCTCCATCACTTTGAATATCACAGTCTAATAATCTCAGATTGGCCCATTTATAGTCTAAAGATACATACTTTGAGAATGTTTGTTCTATGAAAAACTCTTTAGTACGATCCATTAGTTTAACAGGGTCTATATTATGGAATGTGATATTAGGAAGCACCAAACTGTCTGAGTCTGTTGACAAAAGACAGAAATTTTCTTCATTATTTGAATACAGTATAAATTCTATATTTACTATTTTTAGCATAATTCTCTTAAGATATTAATTCCTTTGTTGATATTCTGTCTAACGGCTTCTCTAGTAACTCCATATTCTTTACCGATTTCTGATAGAGTCTTATTGTCATAATAATAAAGTTTAATCTGTTCTCTTTGCTTACCAGACAGCGGTGCTATATTAAGTAGAGTTTGCATATCTTCAACAAGATTTGCTTGTGATTCTTGGTGCTCTATTTGCTTTGCTGGATTATTATAATCTACATAGTCAGCATTATCAATCAAATAATCCATTTGCTTTTTGCTTTTTTGATTTTTCTTATATTTTTGTGTTACATAAGTTTTGATCGCCCAAATAGCACACTGGTTTCTGTAAGAATATAAGTTTTTACCTTTACCAGACTTAAGTCCTTTTCTATCTTTATCCCAGTTCCAATCAGCCATCATAATCGCTTCTGCAATCTCATAGACAGTTTCGTCATTAGATAGCATTTCCTTAACTAAGCCAGGATACATTTTTGATCCAAACTTTGAAATAGTTTTTTTAGCTATAGTTGTATAATTAGACAGAGTATCAAATTCCATAAAATCCCCTTAATGTAAAGTCCTAAAATCTTTTAATTAATATTTACTTGGTCAACTTCTTCCACTGTTCACTATCTGGCCTATCCTTATCTCCAGGCTTTGCTGGTTTATAATTTTTACCCATCCTCTCTTTTTTCTTACGAATGTTTTCCCAAAGACCGGGCTTGTCAGCAGCAGATATAGTATCGGCAGCCTCAGAGACATACATGATAAAATCGTGAATCGTTCTCATGTAATCCTCAGTAATGGCGATTTTACCCTGTAGCCAACTTTCTGTCAAGTTTTCTTTTACTTTGGGATCATCAAGGGCCTCCAAAATGGCCTGACTATGGCTCATTATGGCTTTGAGAGATCCTATACTCATTTGATAAAAATCATTCTTGTATTCCATTAATTCTGTTTCTGGAGTCTCAATTTCTGTGTCCTCTATTTTGGTAAAGTCTCCATCGTCTGCTTTTGCAGTTTTTTTACTTACGGTTTGATTAACAGAATTTAAAATGTCATGAATACGATCCATAATATCACCTTTGATTAGATAGAGGGCCACCAGTTATCCAAGCATCACAAGTACGATCACCAGCACATTTAAAGTCAAATAATTCACAGTATCCTAGATTAGCTTCGTCTACAATTTCTTTTGCTATATCTTCTTCTTTAATAGATTGAGAAGCAATACCTTTTTCAATACATTGACGCATTTTATCTTTAATAACAAAAGCAGCACAATTTTTGCATCTCATAGTTTGTGCTTCTTGTACCGATGTTTTAAATAATTCCGCTTTCTTCTTCCAAAAATCTAGATTATCTATATTAGGATTTGCTGGTCCATAGTTTGCTTTATCTACACAAATTTTTCTATTAGATAAGTTTAGACTAATATCTTGTGTCGCTGGAGGACACTCTATATTATTTTGTACTTTGTCTAATATTTCTTCTGCTCTTGATCTAAACATGAGTTAAACTTGTAATGTTAAGAAGTTGTCAATACCCATTTGGTCAATTAGCTTTAAGAATCCTTCATAAAGAGCAATACCATCTTCACTACCCTGTAGTAATGGAATCATAATATTTGCTGTAATTTCATCTCCCGCAGATCTTGCTGCCAAGATGGTTGCTTTTTCTGCTGATGCTGCTTCTCTTACAGAATCTAGATTATATTTTATCATAGCAACCATATCATGACGGCTCCAAGTTGGAGGAGAAACTATTAATGGTTGATAATCTGCATCAAAAAATTCTAATCTAGATAAATTAATCATTGCGTGTTCATGCTCTTGTAAAGCATCTTCTTTAATTATGGCAGCTAATTTTTTATAACCCCATCTGTCAAGATGAACAGCCTGTGCAGAAAGAGCAGTAGTTTGTTGCCAGTGTATATTTAATGACTGTTTTAATAAATCTACTATATTAGGACTAGAATAATTTTCTATACTTTGTGCAGACGTTTGCATAGGATGACTTTCTTGTTCTTTGAGTAATTCTTCTATTTTTTTCATAATTTCACCATGCTTTACAAGCCCAGTAGCGAGCCTTCCACTTAGGGCCGGGATTGTCACAATTATGTCTGGCCCTAAAACTTTTTCGACGTTCTGGAATATTTTTCTTTATTTTCATATTGGGATCGCCAAAATTGACTTTGACTACATTACCCTTCTCATTCTTGACATAAACACTAAACTTTTTTGGCCCATCAGGAGTGCGAAAAGGTTTATTGAGAGTAACTTTTCTGCCTTCTTTTTCTGCGGCTATAACCTTGCCCTCTTCATCATAAATTTCCGATGCTTCAATTTCCCAAACAAATTCATCCCACTCATCATCCCATGAGCAATTTTTAGCAAATAACTCATCATGTACTTCTTCTATTAATGAAGATTTATTTTTTTTAGTTTGTCCCAAGCAAATAGCAACTCTTTGAGCAGTATCTGGGTAGTCCTTTTTCATTACTTCGCTGCTCATACAGCGAGAAACAAACTTTTTCTTATCTTCATTTGATTCTGGGCTAGGAATTGGCATATAGTATCTCCTTAATCTTTATATACACTTTAAGAGTTGATCAACCGAATTCTTCCAAGAGAACACTTGACCAGTTTTAATACCTTCTGGATTGGTTCTTTTTCTTTCCTTATACATACTTCTCATATACTGTACGGCTTGTTCTATTTGATCTTTGCCTAACTTAGCCCAATTTCCATTACCAAAAAACCATTTTCCGTCAAATGCTGGTTCTGTCTCTGTAATTTCTATCAGCGAAGAATTCTGACTATTGCAAAATTCTGTATGTGCGGAATAATTAGTTGTGATAATTGGTTTACCCATACTCATCATCTCTAACAATTCCAGATTCCAACCTTCTGCTCTGGATAAAAATATACCACAGTCTGCTTTTGCCATTTTCTCAGCAACATCCTTTTGAGTTTTTACTCTTGGGATAATAGTAATTTTTTCTTTTAAAGTAGATGTTAAATAATAATTATGCCAATCTGTCAATTCTTTTTCTGAAAAACATGTTTTATCAGAAGATGCTGCTATCCATAATTCAACATTGTCATCTTTAGTAAATGCTTTAGTAAATACATCCAATAATACATCATAAGCTTTTCTAATTTCCCACTTACCTCCAACCATAAATATATATGGGTCATCATCGTTTTTATCTTTGCATAATTTATGATCGAATATTTCTGTATTAACCCCCAATGGTACAACGTCTATAGGAGTATTAACATTGTTAGAAATTAATATATTCTTAGCCCAATTAGACGCAACTACAAAATGATCAGGAACCTTAAGGTGTAACAACTCCCTAGGATTAAATGTATCTAATTCAAAAAATGGGAAAGCAATATATTTCCCTGTGCCGATCCTTTCTGCTAAATCAAATTGATGCCAAATCCTAACACACGCTCCTTTGGGATCAAAACTCTTGTGCATCATACTAGACAGTATTTGGTCTTCTTCTTCGCTATCTAGTTTGGGCATATTTGTAAATCTTTGAGTTGTGATAGGAAACACAGTAAGATCTACATCTGGTCTAGAATATAATTCTTTGCATATATTCCATCCAACTACTCCGTAACCAGTATATCCGATAGGACTATTAATTAGTATAGATTTATTCATATAATTTATTATGGGTATTGTTGACTTGTATAAATGTTGTTTTTTTACCGAAATCTTTGATTTTTGTTGCTCCAATGTATGTACATGAGCTTCTTAAACCGCCATAAATATCTTGAATGATACTTTCAGCGGTTCCTTTATATGAAACAGTTGTACATTTACCTTCTGCTGTTCTATATCTTGCTACTCCATTATGGTGTTTATTCATAGCGTTTTCACTACTCATACCATAATATTGTAATGATACTTTTCTTTTCTCACATTCAAATTCGTGTTCCGGGTCTAAAGGTTGCCAAAATCCCATACTGGTACGATATTCATATTTCCATTCTCCTTCGCACTCATCAGCACCAGCAAACATACTGCCCAACATTACAAAGTCTGTATTACCACCAAATGCTTTGCAAATATCTCCAACTACTTTGCAACCACCATCAGAACAAATATGTCCACCAAGACCGTGGGCAGCATCAGCACACTCCATCACAGCACTCAATTGAGGGTATCCCACGCCAGTTTTTAAACGAGTGGTACACACACTACCCGAACCTATACCAACCTTGACTATATCAACTTTACCATGAATGATCAATTCCTCTGTCATTTCTGGAGTAACAACATTTCCAGCCATTAATATAGAATCTGGAAATAATTTTCTTATACTTGCTGCTGTTTTAACAAATTGTTCAGTATATCCATTTGCAATATCTAAGCATATATTTGGTCCTGGACAATGCTTACCTTCTGTAAGATGGTTGTGAACGTAAGAGAGTTTTTCTAGATCTTTTTGTCCAGTGCCTATCGAATAAAAAACTAAATCTTTATTAGGAATATTTGGATCACTATAGAATTCAATATATTCATATGGTAAATAGTGCTTGTGTAAGCATGTGATAGCATTTTGCTTGACTAATGATTTTGCCATAGCAAAAGTTCCAACAGTATCCATATTAGCCACCATGATTGGTACGGCTGATAATTTTCTCGGAGAGTATTTGAATTTAAACTCTCTTGTTAAATCAACCTCTGATCTACTGTTAAGAGTTGATCTTTTAGGTCGTATTAGAACGTCATCAAAATCTAGTTTAATTTCATTAATTATTTTTTGCATATTATTCTACACATGGTGCTGTGGTATTAAAAAGTTGTCCTCTAAGATAGAGGTTGTAATTAAACCTGTGAATTGGTAATTGGTGATAGTTACAGTGAAAACGCAATAAACTTTCTGGATGAAAAACGCAAGACAAATTATGAATATAGTGATGCAAATGATTGAACAATCGGCAATATACGCTCATAGAAGTATATGAACCAAAGGCAAATAAGTCAAGCAATCCTCCATGATGATCTCCTCCGCGTGGTACATTAACCCCGTCGTTATTGTATAAAGTAAGAGGTTCGTCTACTGTTACATCAAGTCTATGTCTTATTAAGATATCATAAGAGTCAGGGACTAAAGAAAAACAACTACTAATTTTATAAAACATAGACAGAGTGTTAATAGTTTTTGTTTCATCTTTTTTGATGTGTATATTTTGTTCAATGGAAGATAAACAATTCGCATAGACAGTATCAAAATTTTCTATGTGTATCGTTTTAAAAGATGTAAAATTGCACAGTTGATCAATTATATCTTGGTCAAAAGCACTTTGGGAATATGTTGATAAGTATAAATCGGTATCATATAGATCCCAGATATATTTTTTGTGAGACAGAAGTATTGATTCATTACAAATAGGCAATCCAGAATACAGTATGGCTATTTTCATTATTATATCTTACTTTGATATTATCTTATATATCCTGTATCTGATACCAACACTCCGCACATAGGTATGTATACTATATGATCCGGATTAATCACAGATTCTATACAGGATTTTTGTATAGTTTCAGGATCTCCAAATATTCCTTGCTGAAAAAAGTGAGACATATGATGTATTGAGTATGAATATTTGTTCATTATATCAGATGATCCATAAGCAAATCTATCATTATGTTTAGGAATATATAATCTATCAGATTTAATATTCTCTAGATTAATCTGTTGGCATTGGCTCATATCAAAAGCATGATCTGGTCTAATTCTAAAAACACAATCATATTTAAATTTATTATTATACTCATATTGCATCTTTTTGAGATTACATTGATATATCAAGTAAAACATTTTCGTAGAATGTATAATCTCATTATTAATCCCTCTACTATCCCAAATATATTCTTTATTAGTAAAATAGTAGTATTTTAAAGGACTATAATTAATGTCATCATAGTAATCATAATTATACAACCAAACATTCTCTGTTTCATAGTGTTTTTGGATCAGAGTACTGTCTACTATACAATCAGCAGTGTTTACATCATTCAAATTATGAGATGCAGACCAACTATTTTTTGTATTTTGTCGATTCCATGATGCTATAAAAATATCAATAGAGCCAAATCGGGATAAATAATTTTTAAAATCTATAAATGACTGATGAACCATTGAAGAGTTATATGTTCTTAAATGACCAGACAGACAAAGAGCAATTCTCATCTTACGAACCTTATATTAGCTTCATTATTAAATATATCATTTGAGGTAATTGCGGTAATAGAGAATCCATGCTGTTTTAAAAATTCCACTGAATCTTCTACAGTATTCTGATTTTTATATAGAATGTCCTTCTTGTATGCGGCTTCCATCAAACCTTCTTTTACTAAATCAATATACTGGCCCAATCCATGCAATACCTTTAGATCAGACCCTTGCGTATCAATATGTAAATAATCTATTTGAGATATATTATGTTGAGAAATAAAATTATCTAATCTTATTACTTCTACTTCTATAATATCTGTAACACTAAAGTCTGTCCTTCCTGGCCATTGAACAAAAGATTGTTCAGAAAATTCTAGTAATGAACTACATCCCCAATCATCATTTCCAGCAACATTGAATTTAGCCGTTCCATTAAAATCTGATACTGCCTTTTCTACAATAATATAGTTTGATAAAGATGATGCTTTATGTTTAAGCACATCTATCAAAAATGGAGTTGGCTCAAAGGCATATACAATTGTATTTTCTATATCCTCTTGTGCTCTTGGTATGCTATCAATTCCATGATTAGCACCAACATCAAATATAATTTTTTTCATACTATCTACCATGTGATTTTAAAAATATAGATAAATCTTCTGGAGTACCTAAACCATACATATTATTGATATTATATGTTCTGATTTTTTTACCATCTGCTATGGCTTCATTATATACTGGACAAACATAAAATTCATTGTTTACTCTGATATTGTTTTGTATCATCTGTTCTGCATACTTCACAAAATCTGATCCTTTCGTCCAATAATAAATACCTACAGTGGCGATATCTGATATTGGTTTTTTTTCTGCTACTTCAGCAACAAAACCATTACTGTCTAATTTAGCAAAAGACCATTTGGGATGAGTTGATTTAAATGTTAAAATAGTTCCATCTGTTGTAGAATTTTCTACAGTGTACATAAAGTCATGACTATTCCATTCTATAAACTGATCAGAATTTGCTAACAGCAAAGGATTATCATTATCAATAAACTTTTTGGCCAACAATACTGTACATGCCGCACCCTCTGTGATTCCATCAATAGGAATGATATTGCATTTTGGAGTTATTAAATTTAACATATGATACAGATTATACTTCTCATAGTGAGATTTTTGTACTATAAAAGTATAAGTTGCATCAATATTAAGATTATCTACTACAACTTTTATCATAGGCTCGCCATTAACATCAATTAATGGTTTTGGAAAAGTATACCCAGCCTGTTCAAAACGAGAGCCAGCACCAGCCATAGGTATAACAATATTTAGTTTCTTATTGAGCCACTTGCTATTATTCTGAGGAGTATGTGTTTTATTAATTTTGTCAAAAATATTTTCGTTAATATCTTTAGTATTTTTAACCATAATTACTTCTGCTCCTGTGTTTTGTGCCGCTTTAATACCAAGAGGAGAATCTTCAAATATAATAGTTTCTTTGGGAGACACACCTGCTTTAATCATACATTGCAAATATATCTCAGAGTTTGGTTTAGCATTTTTCACATCTTCATTTGATAAGAAAAAATCTATATGTTCAATATATTTAGTGGATACTAAAACATGTTTGACTGTTTCTCTGATAGAATTTGATGCTACGGCTATTGTTAATCCTAGTTGTTTGAGTTTCTTTAATGTATCAAAAATCTTAGGATTACATTCTAATTTTTTGAGATATGATATAGTTTTTTGCTGTTTAATATTCCAAATATGGTTGTGATATTCTATGGGCAACCCTTTAGATTCTGTCAAAATTTTAAGCTTATCTATGGTTTTTAGTCCATCAAAAGTAGAAAGATGTTCATCGTAACTAATCACATATTTTTCATTGACAGACAATAAGGCTTCGTTCAACGTATGGAAATGTATATCTTTAATATCAACCAAAACTCCATCCATATCAAAAATAATTAATTTTGTATTCATATTATGTATTTATCATTTAAAATGGACGGTATTTTAATTACACATGTTATTGTGTCTTGTAAAACTTCAAAATCGGTTGATTCATCTTTATCTATAAAGACTATATCTCCAGAAGTATACATAACAGAGTTCATTCTTACTTTACCACTCACAATGATAGTAATTTCTTCTGCAAGTTTATGCAAGTGTCTCTGTTCAAGTTGACCTTCTTTATAATGTTTGATAGCAACTTCAAATTGATCTGTTTTAATAATTGATGGATCAAAATTACCAACAACCCAACCGCCTATAAAATTTTTCAGATGAAATAGTTTCATAATATGTCATCCGAAGTATACGGGGTATGATGACTGTTCTGATGAAATACCGCATTAGGAACCCAAGTACCATCTTCTGCCCCAATATTCTGTATACGAGATATCAGTGGGCGAATTTGATATAATTTTTTGGCTAAAAAAACATTTTCATTTAAATGAGAATCCCATGACATAGAATTATTTTCTCTATTCATAGCAGGAATCCAATTGTCTAATAAAATTTGACTTTTGTGTTTCCAAAAGGCACAACCCCAACATGTAAATCCTATGTTTTTAGTAACCTGATCAAGTAAGGTCGTATTTGGCTCTAAGGTTTTATTGTATCCTCCTACACATAAAATGTCTTCGTCTGAATAATATCTATGTATATTATCAACAAAAAACCTAATACAATCTTTTGATGGTACTGTATCATCTTCTAAATGAATAATGGCATCATATTCATTTAAGCCCATAGAGATGGCGAGTTTTGTATTTTTATTACAACCAACACTGGGATTATTAACAGATAAGGTTATATCTGACCAATCTATATTTTGTACATAGTTTAGTATGGAATCATCATAATAATCTATAGAAAATAGAATTGGTAAATATATATTACAATATTTAAAACTTCTGTGTAAAGCCTCAACCGTTTGTTTCAGATAGTCTAATCTTCTAAACGCTGTAAACGTTATTCCTATCGAGAGATTATTCATTGGAGATATTTTCTTTTTCTACAACAACTTTTTCTTTATTCTTGAAGTATTTATCGCCATATGTAACAAAAATTTCTTGATCTTTTGCTATTGGACGATTAGCAATAATATCAACATATAAATCTTTATGATGAAACTTCATATCTGCATTATGATTATCTTGATGATTATAAATCATGCCGTGTCCTAAAACCATATAAAACATAAATCCATGGTTTTTACATTCAGAACAATCGCACATGGGTTTTGTATAACAGTATCTCCATATTGATGGATCTGCTTGGTATCTGGAACGATGTTCTAAAGGTACTAAGGGACATCTTTCAATTAATTCACCTTCTTCAATATTATCTGTGGCAAATACGCCTCTACCTCCTACAGAAGAATGTCCAAATTTGATTTTATAAACAGGTACAAAATCATATTCTTTAGTTACTTTTGTGTCACCGTGTAATGTAATTATTTTTTCTGTCATGATTTAAAAAAATACCATCTATTAAAAGTGTTGATTATTGGTGAATTGTTAATACTTATTAAGTAATCTTGAACTTCATTCCATGATGAAAAAATCATTTCATGAGGTATTGTTCCAAATAACCAATCAGGAGCATGATTTTTACCTTGAACCATATGGATTATTATAGGTTTTTTCTGTCGATTTGCCCAAAAAATTTCTTCATAAGTGCCACAAGGATGAATATCTAAATCTAGATTCACTATCAAAAAATCACTAATATCTACCAGCCTCAAATCAACAGATCGTATAGTCTTCATTAAAGAAGATAACTCTGCATATTTCTGTTCTTTTTTTAAGTAAACTTTATGCTTATGAACTTCATTATCTTCTTTGCCTATGTCTGTTGGTTTTTTGATGGGATTAAACACAATAATGCCCAGGCTATGCAAAAAGGGAGTTATACTATCTCTCCATCCATTCCCTCTATCTGCAACTCTGTCCATAGCCCCAGCCAAATAAACTCTCTGATTTAATAATCTATTCTTTTTGTCCGAAACATCCGAGTCCATTTAAAATTCCTAATAGTATTATTGCCATAAAGATATAATAAAGCTTGATATCAATATTCATGATAGCCCAAAGTAAAAGATGAAACCATTGTTATTATTGGGATTAGTAATTTCTACACTCCTAATTGAATCTATACTAGATAGTTCTGCAAGAATAGCGTCAATGTTTGCTATGGTGGCAGACATATATTTTTTAAAGATCGCTGACATACGATTAAAATCAGACATATGTTCCCTCACACTTTCTTCTTGATTAAGAGAAGACTGTGTAATGACTTTGATATTCATTGTAGATAATGAAAAATTTGTAATTATCTCTTTGTTATTTAAGTTTGGCATATTATTTTATGTATATAAAGGTATCGAATGATTTCCATGTATCTATGATTAATTCTTGAATAAAGTTCCAATCTCCACCAGCAAGACCAGAACCAAATTTTGGAGCATGAATTTCTACCTTAGTAGAATCCAATAACTTCCTTAAATCTAAGCAATATTGCTTTACTTCCGTCATGCAAAATGCTAATGCGGCATAATTAAGAGGTCTAGGATTTTTTTGTCCAATAGTTCCATTTTGTGCTATCATATTGGCTACAATAATTTTGTAACCATAGACATTATTCTTAGCAACTTCAACATACTGTACCTTACCCAATTTAGGGTTGGATAACATATGAAAGTTTTCTTTAACTAAAGGATAGTTAATACTTAGATCTCTAGTAAATCCTCCTCCAAAAACATTTACATTGTTACAAACATGAGGAATAACTACGCTTGAACCATTACGTCCAGCATTAATTCTTTCTGCTGCTGCTCGAAAGATGTCTGTTTTCAGAATAGGAAATTTTGTTTCAACATTTTTGTTTTTAATTTTCATGAGATCTTACTCCATTTTTGTTGTGGACATTCTTGATCTGCCCAAGCCAATTTGTTCATAAAAACCTTTTTAGTAGATAAATTACATCCACATACTAAACACTGACTATTTTTCTCGTCAAACATATCACAACTTTTGCAAATATTAAATCTATACTGTATTTGTTCCTTTGTGGATTTTGGAAATCCTGCCCAAATATGCCAAAATAAAGATCTACAAAATGTTTTGACTTTGTATAATAGTTTCATGTGTCGTTTTTACCTTAATGAGATTATTGTTTTTGTCTAAGACAAATAAATCTATAACCTCACATATAGTATTTCCTGCGAACCATCTTGACAATCCATTAGATAAGTCAATAGCATTTCGTTGTCCATTATGTTTAAAGTCAGACGTAAGAATGAAAATACTATTTTGATATGCAAAAGCACTGCCAATATCAATTTCTTCTATGTATTTCATTCTCCCACTCTTCCCATAATTCTTCCTGTTCCATCTCTTCTATTTTTGATCTATATTCTTTCTTGATCTTTTTAATGTCTCTATAAGATTGATCCAGGTCTTTGGAGGTCTTTTTCTTATTAGACAGTTTTTCTCGACGGTAATTTTTTCTATCTTCAAAATCGTTATTGTACATAATATCTATTTACTTTGTAGAGTATTCAATACTATTGTAGCAGAAGGCAGTTCTTTGTCAAGTCCTTCTGTCTCAAGGGCAATAATTTTTTCTATCCATTCTGCATGGTCGCTGACCCTTGTGTGTCCAGACTCGTCAGTATATGACGAATTAGTTATTTTGTCTGAAGCCATAACACAAGAATTAATTCCTGCTATTTTTTTAGCTATAAACAATCCACCTCCACTATCTCCGCTTGCAATTAAAAATTCTAAAGATGTTCTGTTTTGATCATCTGGTTTACATATTAATAATCCTTGATCAATATAATCTACAACATTTGACCCTGCCCTTCTTTGAACATCAACATCTGTTGCTCCAGTATCAAATGTTCCATATACTCCAAATCCTGCAACAGAAACCACTTTGCCGACTTCATCTCTATCTGTATATAACTCTGGATAAAAATCTTGTTTCATATCTTCAGATGTAAATCCTATTGCTATATCATTTAAGCCAAAAGCATGTTCTTTAAAGTCTTTGGGAATAATAATTTTATTCAAATAAATTCTATTGTCATTAAGGACCACATAACATTCTTGACTATTGGATACAACGTGTGCTGCTGTCAATATAACTTTTGGTCGAATTATGACAGAAGATGCTTCATAATATTTTTTATCTTTATATGTTCCGGCTAATTTAGCAACACACTTAAATTTTTTACCGTATTCAAGATGTCTTGAGTCTGGAGTATGAGGATGTCTTGTTCCTCCAAGAACTATACTGTATGAGACAAAAAACAAGCATAAAAATATCATGAATTGTCTCATTGTACGATCCTTCGTGAAAAAGGTTTATAAAACTTTTGACGCTATTAGGCACCCTTTTGAAACAGCGTGTAATGGATCTGCTGCGTGTTTGATTTCCTTAACAGCCAAGGGGAAATTATTATCTTTCAATTTTTCTGCAAATTTTTCTATATATCCATTAGCCTGTGATGTCCCTCCAGCAACAACAATATTCAGAGGGTCTTTAAATTTTGGTAAAAGTTTATGTCCTGTTAAAGCAGAACTTAATTGTTTTGTTGTATAATCAATGAGTCTATCATAGTAAGCAGATACTGCTGCTAATACTGGATTTTCGTTAGGTTCACCTATTTTAAAGTTCCCGCCCTCTTTCTCTGCTTGAACAACACTGTCAGGCTCTCCGGTCGCCACAGCACTCATACGGTCAATCCAGTCTCCTGACTTGGTTGTGCTAAAAACCACAGTAGGTTCACCGTTTAACATGACGCAAACATTTGTCATTCCAGCACCACAACTAATACCTATTCCAGTATAATCTGTATCTTCTAATTCAGCATAACATAATGCTTCTGCTTCATTGATTGCTTTTGCATCATAACCACATTCTGCTAAAATAGTTTTTACTACGTCTTCATGATACCCGACATCAAAATCTTCATCTTCTTGGTCAACTGGTTGAGCAGGAACGCAAAAGACTAGTTTTTCATCTGGTTCTGATGCTTGACCCGCTACTTCCTTCAGTATAAATGCTAAGATTCTTTTTGCGTCTTTTTCTTTTGCTGACACTACGCCTTTAAACATGGGTCTTTTGGCTGTATCATTTCTTTCTATGGCTTTCTCTATAGCGTCTTTGCCTAAGAGAATAAATGATCCGTCAGCATCTTTAATAAAGATTTTACCAGATAATCCTTTTTCAATCATTTTTGTGGCTACTGGTGTTGTAGGTTTAATAATATAAAAAGCATCTCTGAAATCTTTATAGATCACACCATTCTCAGAATCTGAAGAAAGTACTATAAAACTTGTGCCTACATCTAAACCTTTTGCCATATTATCCCCTCATATTTTTTAGTTTATTTATTGCTGAAGATATTTGTTCGTTACTTTGTTTGGTTTCTCCAAGATTATCATATTTTTTTTGCATATTGTCCGTTTTGATATCTATCACTACTTTTGTAGAGTCAATATCAATTTTTTTGTTACTGTCCTGCTCTTGGGTTTTATGTTTTGTGAAAAAGGATTGGGTATTATTCTGACTATGATATACACCATTGGTATTATTTAATCGACCTAAAATATAACCAAAAAGAAAAAAGGCTATATTTAGAATAATTAATACTATATGGATAATATCTATATTTTTTATAGTCATACTTTACCTAAAACCCTTCCCTTGCTTGTTTTCTGTATGAATCCTTTTCTGAGTAAAAAAGGCTCTATACTATTTTCGATGGTGTCTATAGCGATGCCTGTTATTGATGAAATACTTTTCAGACCAAGAGGATTGCCAATATTCTTTTTTAGAACACTAATGTATGAACGATCATAAATATCAAATCCGTTAGAGTCTATGCCTTGGATAGTAAAAATTTCATCTACGGACATACTACTCTTTTGTGTGAGTACACAATTTCTGTACCATTGTAGTCTGGCATTAAGGATGCGAGGAGTTCCTTTGCTTCTTTTGGCAATCTCTAATAGATCATCCTCTGAAACATTTAGTCCGAACTTTTTGGCGTTCAATCCTGCTAGTTTGGCTAACTCATCATCATTATAAAAAGACAAATGTTCTTTGATAGAAAATCTATCATAAAAAGGTTGACTTAAACTACCTCCACTAGTTGTTGCCCCAACAAAAGTGAACATGGGCAACTCTACGATTTCTTGATCGTCTTTATCTGATAAAGTTAGAACAAAATCTTCCATTACAGGATACAAAAATTCTTCTACTAACTTAGGCAGTCTATGGATTTCGTCTATGAAAAGAATAGACCTTGGGGCGATACCCATAAGGTATGGAACAATATTCTTAGCACTTCTAATACTTGCTGCGTTAAGAGTGTGCAGATTTACATTTAGTTCATTTGCAATAGCACTAGCAATAGTTGTTTTACCAAGGCCAGGAGGACCGTCAATTAATATATGAGGTACTACGCTATTAGTAATTTTGCATCCAGAAATAATAATATTGAGTCTATTAATTACGTCTGATTGTCCAATAATGTCTGAAAACTGTGTAGGTCTGATAGAATTTGCCATTGTTTACTCCAATTGTTGATCTTTAATCCAAAAAACAAAATCATCTTGCTCTGCGTCGTATGCTGTTTCCACTAAGCCTCTATTGACCAGACTATTTAAAATATTGCTAGTCATTCGGTCGTTTAGAGATTCTATTATCTTGATAAACAAATTATCATTCAATAAATATTTGATTTTAGAATTCTTATGGTATTCTTTTTCTAGAATATCAATTATAATAATTTTGGATTCATTGAACGATAGAACTTTATCTAATTCTTCTTGATCCTTATCATCAATCTCTATATCTAATATTTCCTTGCTTTGTTCCTTAGTTTTACCAAACCCATTAAATACTAATGCTCTAGACGAGTTTATAAAACCGTCTATATCTTTGACTACGAACCATTCATCATTGGTAAAATCCATAATATATCCTAGTTAAGTATTTCGTAAAGTCCCTTATAATATTTAGGCTGGCGTAAAAAATACCCAGCGTTAGATTGTAAATGTAATACATATTCGTTTTGTAATTTATCTGTTATAAAATGTTGTTTTTTCCATACTCCTTCATTCCAATAGTTGTTCCCCAAGTACAGGGAGTTTTTATCCCCCGCTGTACTGGAGAGCCAACTATTCACAGGTAACGATTTGTATGGAAATCCTTCTATATTAGTTATTTTATAATCCCAACCTGACTCCGACAACTTCTTGACTATCTCATCAATATACTTTGCTATCCATTCAGTATCAAACTGAAAGTAAAACTTATAAGGATCGTCAGACATATCATCATCGTAAGGTTCGTGCATAATTATCCAATACAGAATTGATCGCTAATCTGATTTGCCAGATCACGGGCAGCACCAGAAAGGAATCGGTTGTTGCTGAAATACAACGCTGTAGACGCTTGGTTGAGGTACTCGACCACCGTTTTTAAAAGTTTGGCCTGGGACTCACTCAAATCTAAATGGCCGTTACCAGCATGAGAGGGAAGCACTGGCGACGGATCACCATAAGTCTTTTCGTAAATTCTTCCAAGGTTGGTAACATCAATTGTGGTATATTCGCCATTATCATCAACAGTAAAATCAGACCAAATCTTGTTAGAATTGATACTAACACTATTCTTTTGACCACAATCCTGACCAGATAGTGCTCTACAAATATCAGCAGCAGCATTATGAGAGACAGGAACTCCTGTAATATCAGACTGCTTATATTTCTTTCTCCATTGGTCAAACCAAGCATCACTTGTTGAGTTAGGAACAATATTAACTGTTGCTGGTTGACCAGTTAACGCCTCAATCAAATCTTTAACATTAACTGTTTGACCAGTTGATCCTTGAAGAATAGTAGAGTAATAAGGAGCCTTCTTCTCCCAGCACTTACGCCACCAAGTATAAGGAACACGATAAATCTGATTAATCTTGATGGCTCTTGCATCTCCACCAAAGTAATTTACCAGTTTCTTCTGAATACCATTCCAGCGAGTCTTATTAAGAGACTGTCTGCTAATTTTATCAAGAACCCAATAAACCTGATAACCATTACGAGTATCAACTACCCAACTAGGTTTAACAGGAAAGTTGTTGATCTTGTCAAGAAACTCTTGCTTCTTAGCCATCACTTCTTTAGAAGGTAGATAATTTCCATTAGTATCTCGTCCAGCATCAATATCAACGAAACAGGCTCGTACCTCATTAATAGCATACTGCTTTCGTCCACCATTTACATAAAAGTAAACATCTGAGTCGTTATTCAGATTAGCATGAACCGCTGTGGTTAGATTGTCTGTATGAGCCATGCTACTAATCTTCTTACGAGGATTACCATTGTAACAATAAATTTGCTGACCACCAAAAGAGTTGATGAACTTTCCTCTCGTTTGACAATCATTTTGATTCCAAACGTCGTTAGTCTTGCTATAAGGATTAAACCCAAGATTTCCATTAAACATAATTCTTATTCCTGTAATTAATTAACCATGCCGGGATAGCAACCCCATTACTATCATAATCAGCAAAAAGATAGGATTGGAATCGAACCAATCAATAACTAGTATCCGCACCAGCAGCCCATCTTCATTTCAACGATTAGTTATAATCGTCGTAATCTTCCTCATCATCTTCATAGTATTCATCATCAATATCTTCTTCTTCATCATTCCATCCCCAATCATAATCGTTATCATATTCCTCTTCATCGTCATAGTCATATTCAACACCATTATCTAGACTAGCCGAATAAAGTGGCTTGAGAAGTTCGCCTTGATACTCTCCGACTACTTCATATCGGCAAGTGCGAAGTTTCTCAAAATTACAATCACTAGGAACACTCACAACATCACGGGGATTAATCTTGACAATGACGATCTTATCGCCAGCCTCAAGACTACCATAACCAGCAACATAATTCAATGCACCAGCATGAAGTCCATTAGAACAACCTCGGCCACGATCATCGTCAACCTTTGATCGTGTCATTTCGCAAACATTTCCAACATGGTTGTCGAAAATTCCGCGATACTTATCCATGTAGTCATTCCTGACTGCCTTATAGGCAAGAAAATGACCATCCTCAGTAATAGGCAGATGCTCATGCTCAAGGAAATCATAAAGTTCCTTCTGACTCTGCATACTAGGATTTGTCATAAGGTTATTTAGGAATGTGACAAGAGGCTGGAAAGGCAGACCCTTACTCATAAACTCTAGAATACGCTTACTAATACTGCCATGAACTTCATCACCCTCGTAGTAAACCTTGCCATTCTTAATCTCAACAAGACCGTCGCTAAATGCGGCGACTGCCTTTTCTACATCAACAATCTTTAGCAGTTCATCAGCGGTTGCTGTAGGAAGTGCTTCCAGAATCATCTTATAGTTAATGTGGTCAGGAAGAACCTGATAACTCTTATTATTCAGAACAACCGTAAGGTTGCCATCAACGAACATAAATGGAACAGCCATAATTATAACTCCTTTGTTACCTGTGAAATTTACTTAATAAGACTACTCAACTGAATCTTAAACAACTCAACCTTATCACTATCCATACTCTCAATCCAAGTATTATTTTTCTTACCATAGTAAGAGTCGCCAAATTGAGAGATAGGATTGTTCTTGCTATCCAAATCTCTAAGATTGCCCTTATTCTGGTTGGTTCCCATAATATACTTCAACATCGGGTTCTTGTCAACCTCAACTTTAAGAATTTTCTTCAAGTCCGCCACCTTAGTCAACTTATGCTTGGTTGCTTTAGTCCCAGACTTAAACAATTTGATATACGATTCAATATCATCAGAATGGTCAAACATCTCATGCTCAATCTTATTGACAAGAGTATTGTATTGTACATTTTTCTTCTTAAGTTCCTTGCTATCAAGATTATCAATACCTCTATCTTTTAGCAAAGTATTAATATGATTAAAATACTCAGCCTGAGTGAATAAGTTTAGATCAAAAGTCGGTCTGTGAACAGTATCAGCAAAAAATTCCATAACAAGAAAATTGTCAATAATATTGCACAGTTCAGTATTCTGGATATAGTTCTTATAATCAAGACCAAAAATACTCAACATATGACAAGAGAACTGATTAACCAATGTACCATGATTCCAGTAATGACTATATTGTTCGTCATCCCTAGTGATAAATTCCTTTTTGTAGAATTCAACAATAGAGTTATACTCATTAGTATTATTGAAATAGTCTTTGATTGTTGTTGATAGAATCTTCTTGAGCCAAGTATTGAAATCAATCAGATTATATCCTTCACTAGTCATTTTTGCTACAAAATTGCTCTTGATAGCATAAATCTTGACATCCCCAAAAAGATTCTTAGTATTCTCATTATTAAACAATGATACAATATTCTTGATCTTTGGAAACTCTGGTGTGCTTTGATAACGAAGAATAGGCACATAAATGATAGAATCACTATCATTAAAGTCATCTAGTTCGTCACTTGTAAGAGTCTTGAGATTAAGAGCATCATTGTATTCTACACTAAGTTTACCAGAATTCTTAGACTCTCCAACAATAAAGAACACATCTTGATCGCTAACGCTACCCTTAGAACCTCTGACTCCAGAGTTTCTTGGAGAGTTACTCTTAATCAAGTCCTTATAGTCGCTGACCTTGAGAATATTATGACTACCAACATCTTCAATGAGTTTGTCAAAACCCTCATTAGACTTTGAAGTATCCTTAGTATCAATCATCAGATATGCAAAACAGTCCTTCTCGTTGCAATAACGAGTCACAATCTTCTTGGCTGTTTCTTCGCTCTTAATATCACATACAAAGAAACTAAGTGGCCCAGTTTTACGCTGACTACTATAGTAGTATTCACCCTTACCAGTAAGAGTATTGTGGTGAAGATGATTCGTCATATAAACCATGCGACGAGAACGATACCCAGCACTTCTGTAGTTGAAAACATACAGAGCCTTTCCTGCGGGAATCTTATACTCAATATCTTCGCCGCTGTTGATATTATGAACCTTGCCCTTATTATCAGTCCATGAAGCACCAACGCCCCATCCACCAGCAAGATCATTCAACTGGTAATATGTGCTGATCGCTTCAATTCTGGTCTTTGCAGCAGCAATTTTCTTACTAAATTCTTCCTTCATCTCAAGATAAATACCCTGAGTCTTTTCACGAAGGGCTTTAATAACAGCCTTGGTATACTGCAATCCTTCACGGGAAACATCCATCTCAAGTTCCCCGATACCAAAATCCAGTTCAAGATAAAGATTCTGGTTAAGAATTTCTGTCACAAAACTCTTCCAACTATCAATATCTGCCTTGCCAAAAGCCCTATTCCACTTGGCAATATGTTCAGGTTGATCGGCTTTTTGTTCACCAACAAGTTGAGATGCAACAACAGGGTACGCAATATTACCCATAAGAGCAACAATACCACTATCAATACGATGATATGTGCTAGGATAATGGTCGGTGCTATTAGAAAGTCGGCAGACCCTCCAACCCTCACCACTAATCACAATGTTCTTATTGCTATAAGCATGATCCTTGAGAGAAGGAATAACACCACCCTCAATAATCGGCTTCATCTTAAAATAATGGAAGATACGAATAGCCTTCTGACTAAACTCACTAAAGTCATACTGCTTAACAGCAAAACTAATTTCAAGACCATTAGGCTCGTCAGTATCGCACACATTAAAAAGATTAAGAGTAGGCACACCATTATCATCAATAGCGGCGATATAGGTATACTTTTGACCGTTGTAATAAGAACTGGTCGTAAAACTCTTAGTATAAGCAAAAGGACTCTTAGACCCTAGACCAAGACAACCAACAAAATCGTTGCTGTCATTTTTGTTAGAAGCACCATAAGTAGTATACAGGTTCTCCATATCTGCCTGACTAAGACCTGTGCCATAGTCACGCACAATAAAATTAGGATTAGCAGCAGTAGGCAACGTCACCTTAAAAGGATTCTTATTGCCAGCACTGATATGACTGTCATAAGCATTAGTAGACAGTTCACGAATAACTGCCATAACCTTGTCGGAATAAAGAGAGTCCGACAGAATCTTAAACATTTTACTGGTTTGAGCAATCGTAAAACCCGACGCACTCTGAATACCAGCACTATGAGTCTCAATAACGCGATCAGCCAACTTCATTGTTTTTCTCCAAAATCCTGTGAATCGTTCCTGTGATAGTCCTATCTTAGCATACTGTTATCGGTTGTCAACCCCCTTTGTCTTTAGTTTGTATCGCTAACCATCCTAAATATGCTGTAAGTAATCCAAAAAATCTTAAAAAATTAATGGGCAAGAAAAACCAATATATCCCTATTCCTATGCTCAATAATCCTAATATCCAAATAATAAATTCAGGAATATAAGATGACAAACTCAATAAGTATGTGGCTGGACCCAATAAAACCACAAATAAAAGCATTAAAGTAACCAACAATGCTAAACTAGCCATTAATATCCACTCTCTGAGTCATCATCTTCGTCATCATAATATTCATCATATTCTGATTGTATACTATATGGATTCCATGATTCTTCTGCTTCTTCGTCTGAATCCAAATCGCCCTGTTCTTCTGCTTCCTCTATAAATAGAGAGATAGTATTTAATATCTCAAACATTCTGCTTACTGTATCATCAATATTATATATTTTGTCTTCAATATCTTTGATTGATTTTTTTATTTTGAGTATATCTTTAGACACATTCAGATCATTTTCTTTCATTTCCTTAATTTGATTTACGATATCTGAATAGTCATTTGACATATTTTATCTCCTAATAAAATTTAAATAACTCGTCTAGTTTTATACACCACTAGTAGTATTTGGAACATTCACAAAAAAAGTTATTACATTCTGTGCATTTTGGCCCAGGGTTTTCGTTACCCCAAGCATTACAATCTGGGTCAAAACTTTCTGTGCCAGTGTCTATACAGACTAGTTTAGCCTTATTTTTTCTAGTTATATATCCAATATTCCAATAATGACAATCCCAAAATTTTAATTTGGTATTTTTTTCAATATCTTCAACCAATGACTGAATTTGTTTCAATCTTTTTTCCATTAAACTTGGTTTACAGATTTTGGCTTTTTCTGTGATATATCCCCAATTTGTTTCTGATGAAAAATGAGGATATTCAATTTTGATTTTACAAACTTTTCCATATACTTTGGGAGCCAATCCCAACTTACTCAGCATTTTTTGCTTCTTATATGCTGATGTAGCAAATGTTTTATTTCTAAATTGTTTAAATCCTAAATTTGGGTTTTCTTTTATTCTATAGAACTCAGCACAACCGCCCTCCCCATCACTCTCTGTATCAATTGTGTATTTCATTTTTAAAAATAGCCAGTGTTTGTTCTGTATCTTTAATTGAATCTATTAGAGAATAATATTTTTCTATATCAGAGTAATATGGTCGATTGAAATAGTCATGTACTAATAAAATGCCATTATTTATCAAATACTTTTTTGCTGTTAAAGCACACTTAACTCTGTATCTGCCATCAATTAAAATAATATCATATTGTTCTGGATAATTAGATATAGCATTAATATATTCATCAGGATTATTTTTGATAGAATAGTGATGCAGGTCAATATTGGGCGTTTTTAACTTGTATAACTCATAGTACCATTTTTTATTATGTTCAATAGAGCGATATGACGAAACATATTGACTAAAATATAATGTTGATCCTCCGCATCCCCATTCAAAAACTTTATGTTCTGGTCTTAAATAAGATACTATTTTATCTATCTCTTTATCATCCATCCAAGGTTTCATGTTCGTTTTCTTTTACCTTATTCCCAGTGAGTTGTTCCACAACATAAATTGCAACCCTCAAATCGGGTGTTTCAAAAATTTTAATTGGCCCTCTTGGTATGTCCATTTTGAATGTGGCATATACCGCATAGTATGGTTCATCTATACCCAACAAGTCTGTATTAAAGTATTCTTCTAGGGTATTTACTTCTTCTGGAATTTTTCCACCATTATAGTCAGTAATATCTCTAACAGTATATACATGATAATGAAGAATATGAGATCGTTGATTACCTTCATTAGAACACCAACCTCTAAATAGTCTGTTTGGATAACTTGTCATATTTTTCTTTAAACTCCTGCTTGTCACAGTAAAGAGGTAAAATGGTATTTTCGTCTTGGAACCTATTATAGTGGGTAGTCAAGTTAAACAAATCTCCACGATCATTAATACTAGCCCAAGCGACATTATCATAATTGACATTTTTATTTGTTTGTCTCAGGCGACGAAGTTCGTCTTTGGCATTAAGAATAGTAAATTTGGTTAAGTTCCATTTACCAGTATTGATAGCAGTCTCACATAATTCTATGAGATAATCTATTGGATTAGAATTTTGATTCATTGTGATGCCTCATCTTTCATTAAATATTCTATTGCTCTCCACAATCTTTCTTTATCGTGATTGAAATTACCTATTGCACGATTACAATTGTGGCATAAATGACCCCTGAATCTATCAGTTTCGTCATTATGATCTGCTGCCCATGTTCCTGCTCGTCCACCAGTACCATGAAGATCATCTGCATTTCTATGACATATTGGACATTGGTAATCTTGTGGAGGATTTCCAGATTCTGATCTAATTTTTTTACGAATTTTTGCTAATTTAGATGCACATTTTCTACATTCCGGTCTTTTGTATTTCCCTCCACCAGAAGGAGAAAAGCACGATATGTCTAACTCTATTTTACATTTATTGCATTTTTTAGTTTGTCTAGACATTTGTTTATATTAAGATAAATTAGTAGGAGTGGTGGGAGTCGAACCCACACTGTATGGATTTTAAGTCCACTGTCTCTGCCTTTGGACTACACTCCCATAAAAAGTAACCGACTACTATAATCTTTGATTTGAGGTTGATATTAGTGTGCCTCATCATATTAACTATAGTAGTCGATTACAAGTATGTCAAGTGTTAGTGCTAGCCTTGATTCTACGAACCACTTCAGCCATAGCCTCAACATTATCGACAGTCTTAACGGGCTTTGCACGTTCCATAGTAGGAAGTTCAATACCCTTTTCCTTCAGAGCATCCTTGGTACGAGCATATCGTGCCATTGTTGAGGCAACCTTCTGACCAGTCTTACTTGCGATTTCCGCATAAGTTCTGGAAGAATAAACAGCCTCAAGGAACTGCTCATCGGAACAACGAACACGCTTTTGCTTCTCAACCGTAGTAACTTCAGCCATAATCAACCTCCAAATCATTTCCAACCTTTGTCAATTTGAGTCAGTCACGCGACTGATTCTCTCTCATTGACTCTTTCATTCTATCCTGTGTTATCGACTTGTCAACACCCGTCCTTGAATTTTTTTTCTGTTTGCCGAAAATTTTTTCCCAGTTTTTATCCCATGTGCCGTAATCCACAGTTTTCGGCCTAAATTTACTTCCTTTGCCATTAGACATTATTTAGTTCTCCAATACAAAACTCCAGTATCTGCTATCATCTTTATCTTGCAAATGATCCCAATAGATTGATCTTGCAATATAGGATGGAACCTTGTGCTTACCACAATTAACCATCCAATGACGTTCCATTTTTTTATACATGGTCGATCCGTTCTTACTCTTATTATATTTCAGATGCTCCATATCGTAAAGGCGAAGTTGATGAATATCACCACACAATACTCTTGCCTCATTAGGATGGATCATCTCAAGAGCAAAACTAATTTTAGCCAAACCAATACCGCTGATCTTGCTCAGAATACTATCACGCTTCTTGACATGACCCTTCTTGGTAGTAAAATAAAAATCTTTAGGATTAGCCCAAAACTTCTCACTAAAATCCCAAATATAATTAGTACGATTATTGTGTAGACCGACTCCGCTTTTGTGTAGTTTATTTAGCAGAGTTTCCTTGCTGTCGATCCACTCATCAAAATTCTTGATAGCGTTATATCCTGCACAATTGCCCTTCCATGTAGTATGAACAGAGCAATAAGCAAAAAGATAACGACGAAAAATATCTTCGACATTTTGAGGACGAACACTCTCCCAATATTCCTTATACGAAACAACCTTGTCTCGCGGAAAAGTTTGAAAGAAAATATCGGCCTTGGTCTTGTCCATTGTAGTATTCTGAATCGGAATAACAGTGTTTGCAACAATCATAACTTCCTCCAAAAGCGTGTATGCTCTGATTCTATCATACAGGTATCGGCTTGTCAATCGCCACTATTCAGTTTTTCTAGCATCTCGTTATATTGAGCAATCCTAGCCATAATATTGGCATATTTTATATGAAACTCAGGAATAGTATTTCTATAATTATATTTTTTAAGTTGTTCAAGTCTGGTTTCTGGACTGAATAAGTTTATAGTTTGAGTATTGATTTGTAGTGTTTGTATATTTTTACTTATGAGATTTTGTTCTTTAATTAGTAAATCAATTTGATAAATATTATCATATAAATAAGTATGTAGCAAATGATGGTCTTTTGTATTTTTTAACGATCCTATTCTTGTTAATAAATTAAATGGATGATTTTTATTGATACTAGATAATTTTCTAATGTCATAATATAAATTATGTTCGACTACAAAATCTATGTCTTGTACATATTGATAGTTTAAATGCAAAAAATCAGCAGCACTACCTGTTAGAATACATTTGTTATCAAATAATTGAGAAATATATTTAATAAGATATATGATATTATTTTGATCTATTATCATAGATGCCTAATATGTTTGATGATTTGATCCTTATATATGATATTTGTATTACAAAAATATGAGGTATCGTAGGAGATAGAATTGTCTATATTGTAGACATACAATGGACTTGTAATCATATATGGAAAAACATCTTTTTGTTCTAATACATAGATACTCTCAGCCATATCTGTCCCGTATCTAATCCATTGATCATTAATTTGTAAATATTTTTTGTAGTCTATGTTTTTAATTAAATAAGACCTCATAGTTCTTAGATGCTGACATCTCCATTGAGATGATGATCTAATAAAAGGATAGTCTATACTAATAGTTGGTAAAGGATGGCTGTGTATTTGACTATTTTTAAATCTTACATAAGAACCATATGTATAATTATACCCATACTCATAACATGCATTAATAATATTTAACGCTTTTTTACTATATAGCCAATCATCTCCATCTAAAAAACAACATATTTCATTATCTTCAGTTTGTGTATATCCTTTGTATCTTGATGCAGCCGGACCTTCATTATATTCGCTATGAATTAGAGTGAACTTATTTTGTAAATGATATTTATCGACTAAATAATTGATCTGAAATACCGTATTGTCTATAGAACAATCATTTATATAAATTATTCTCCAATTTTGGTAATCTTGATCTAAGATAGATAGAATATTTTTTTCACACCACTTTTCATTATTAAATGATGGTATAATAAAAACAAATTTATTCATTATCATTTATAACTTTTGAATTTTTTGATCAAAGACATTTATGTTTTCTTCATATAATTTAGGTTTGATTAAACTAAAATCATAGATGAATTTGTCATAATCTTTGTTTGATATATATGTATGAGGTAATTTATTAGAGTAATAGATTCCTGGTATATGGTGTATGTTTTGAAAAAATTCATGACAAATGATTGGCTTATTGAGGCACATAGAATGACAGAAATTCGTACTATATCTTTCTGTATAATAAGTGCTATATCTTGTAGAACTATCAAAACAATTCACAATAAAATCTGTATAATTTATTAGGATTTCATATAATTTATGTTCCGTAACAGAATCAAGTATTGAAAAAGTAATGTCTTTGGACTGAATTAATGACTTTGGTATAGCAGAATATATTGTATCGGTATGTGTTCCGATGATATTAATATGTATTTTATTTTGTATCTGTTCTATTATATTGAGTAGAATTTTTGGATTACGATTTTTGTATTGAAAATGAGATTGTACTGTAAGTTTTATTCTCTTTTCATCAAAGTTATTCTTTCCAGAGAATGGATAATCTAATAAGTGTAGATGATCTATATTAACTTTTTTAGACAAAGGAGATAAAGATATTGTATTTGAAGAATTAATAAACCCTGTAAAATCTTCTGAATATTTAAACCTATGAGTAAGATAAATTATTCGTTTCAATTTATCAAATATAGGATCATTTAAATAAGGAATAGGATCTCTATTATTGGTGGTCGGATTCGGATATGTAGAGACTATAATACCACAATAGATATCTGAAATATCATGATCTGTTTTAATAGATAAATTATGTGTCTGTAAAAATTTATGTTGACAGAATACATCCGGGGCGGCTTCATAAATAATAGGATTATAGCCTATATTTTTAATGGTTTGATATAGTGCTAAAAGTACTTCAAAATGATATTCTGTATTTTTAATTAATAGTATATTTTTCATCTAGATTGATCGTGTAGTTCCATGCAGAATTTTAAATGTTGGAAAACGCAAACTGATCCCACCATCTTGGTTCTTAGTTTCTTCAAAATATTGAACGGTAATAATTTTTCCAAGAATTTTACATGGATCGCAATAAAACTCCTGCCTTTGGTCAATAGAGAAACCACTACCAACACGAACAATATGATCTTTATGCTTAATCATCACACAACTAAGCATAGTTTCCTCATGTTCCTTTCCATTCAATACATAACGAAATGGCCCCATTTCAACGTCTACAACTTCATATTCGTCATCAAAGAAACTTTTAAATTTGAGGAGGTCTTTAGACCTCTTGCCTTTATACGGTTCATCAGCACGAAGCATCAGTCCTTCCCAACCATCATTTTGTGCTGTCACAGACCACTCTGCAAAATGTTCATCGTCCTCAATCAATTCCTGATAAAGAACAGTAAGACATGGACACTCATTCTTTTTCATAACTTCATTCAGATTAGATAAACGAACAGAATATGGCTTATTTTTCTCGCCCTTCTTACTATAAAATTCATCATGAGAGATCATATCAAAAATCTTATATGATGGATTAGGAATAGTATGATCCTTCTTTTTCAGTTGCTTCATAATTCCCTGAAAATCCTCATTACCTTCGTCATCAACCAGACAAAGTTCACCATCAAATACTACATCCTTAACGCCAAGAGCCTTAATGCCACCAGCGACAACGCCAAGAGTATCAAACTCTTTTCCTGTGCGGGAATAGAAGGTAGCGTCACCATTACTATCAACAATAGCAACGCATCTAGCACCGTCAATTTTTCGTGAGACATACCAACCATCCTTCCAACTTACAAGTTTAGGCTCGTATTTATCAGCAAGAGCAACACTAAACTCTGGAATATGGTCAGGAATAGCCTTGTTGATAATCTTATCACCAGCACGGGTTTTCAAATCCTTGTCGATGATGCAATAAATCAGTTCTTCAATATTGCTTTTATTTGACTGACTATCAATAAAAGTATGGACTGCCCCGATAGCATCGTGACCAGTAATCTTTCGACTCTTTAGATCGTCTAGAAGATCAAAAAAATTCTTATAAGACTTTCCTCTCAAAGAGTTTTTCTTCTTGAGATTATCGCTAGTAACATTATACTGCCACAATGGATGATAGGTATAAAGAAGAATTTTCTTAGCAAAATTTGCAGCGGCAGAATTATGACCGCAATAATCTTCAATAATTTCTTGCTTATCAATAGTGCTACTAGTAGCCCTAAGATCACGAACCATATTCCAAACATAATCAAAATCGTGGATCATCTAATTTTACTCCTGTGTCTATGCAATATACCACTATGGTTGCGTCTTGTCAAGTCCAGTACGTCTGAGAATATTTTGTAAGATAGTGTAATTTTCTTTCCATAAATGGACCCGCCAAATGTGCTATAAAAGAACTTTGACTAGGTTCTTGATCTATGGTATTAAATTTTATGGATGGAATATATTCAATATGATATTTGATATTATTAAAGTTTTGGTCAATAAGATGTATTAAAGCCGCCTGTTCCCACCATTCATGATTAAGATATTGTGTTAATGTCCATGTTTTTTTAAGAAGTTTTTTAATTTCTGTATGATTTTTTATCAATACAACTCCACTATTGATATTGTTGTGATCTTTGGACAGATATAAAAATTTATTAGGTTTGATAAATGACCATAAATCAATTTGTTTATTGACTATAACAGCATCAATATCTATCCATAAAGTATAGTAATTGGGTCTTTGATCTATTTCTTTAAGAAGATATTCTATTTTTGCCCACGGTGCTGGCCTAGAATAGTTATCTGGTATAATATATTCCTGATATTGATATTTATGATATGTACAATAGTCACGAAAAATTGGAGTAACAATTTTGGCTAATGTTTCATATCTATTATTATAGGCTGTAATTAATTTAAACATATTTATTAGTAGTAAGTAAATACTAATAAATACACTTTTTAATGGATGCGGCGGGAGTCGAACCCGCGTCCTATCATAGCATCAAAAACATCTTCTACAAGTTTATTGTATTCATGAGTTAAACTAGAATATAGAACACACAAGATTTTTCTAGCCTTACCAACTGCTCTTAACCTACAACCCGTTGGATATTGTAAGTGCAGAGGGATTTAACGACAGACTTTTGATCCCTACCCTCATTCGGTATCGCAGTCTGTTACTGCCCTTTTTTGTCAGGCAGCAAGTGCTAACTGAGTTTCGCCAGTTAAAGCGTTTAATCGACTTTTAAAGTGGCCTGTCGATCAACCACTACTTGCTAATATAATCTCCGATATGTAGTCGAAACCTTTACGCACCCTCAATCTTCCAATTGCATAAGTCTATCATGCAGACTATTGATTACTTTTGTTTGAACCATATCATGTATTTCGATTGTTTTATGTGCAGCATCTAAAGATTCTGAATGAATAACATTCATAGTTAATGAAGCAAATAAAATGGCAACTAAAAAAATAAACAATAATCTATATTTCATGTTTTTCTTTCTATTAGGTGGGATAATATCTGGAAGGCTATATTAGAATACACCTAATATGGAATAGGGCGTGTAGGAGTCGAACCTACCTTTTGAATACCTTATAAGAGTATGTGCCACTACCGGCGGCAACGCCCCATGTTCTTGTATTATACCATCGTCCATCGGCCTGTCAACACTTGAAACAAAATCAATCGTTGTGATACAATTGCTTTAGTGTCGATATTTCTGCTTCATATTTTTGAATGTTATTATACATTTCATTACAACTTACGCAGAAGTCTGATGAGATATATGATTTACAATCATGTATTTTATCTTCAAGATCCCTGATCTTTCTTCTTATTTCTTCGTTTGTTAGTTGTACCATGAGTTTTTCTCTTTTTGGTTTTTGTGTCTGTTATTTTTGGATTAGCCCAAAATACCATTTCGTTGGTATCTGTATCCCAAGCACACTGAACCAAATCTTTTGCGGCTAGTTTAGCCAAACCCACATTTTGTATCCATATTACTGTAGATTCATAAATTTCTTCATTTGTATCTTCATTCAATAAAGGTCTATTGTTGCTATCGAAACCAACACAATGTTCCTTAACAAGATTAATCATTTGAGAAATACTAATATAATCATCTAAATTATCTTCATTATTTTCACACAAACTATTAGCAGCAGCCTGTCTCATTTCAAGAGCATAGCCCTCTAAATTAGTAATAGCATACATTTCTTCTTCATTCATTGTATACTCCAATCATTTGATAAATTTAGATACACCTTTATTAGTGTCAATCGACAACCTATCCAAAATAGACTTAATAGTATAATCCATACTATACTGTCCTCTTGGCAACCATACTGTATTATCGGTCAATGCAGTTTTAATCTGAGGAATCCAATGCTGATACGCAACGGAAAAATCATCACTAAAATAAACTTGAAGTAAAGACTCAATTTCGGCTAATTCATTAAATATTTGATCTCTTTTACAGAGTAGTTTTTCTAGTGCTGCTTTTTTATCGTTCACGACACAGGCTCTTTCTGTTTGAGTTTAATCAACTTGTGCTTGGTTTTCCAAACACCAGTTTCCTTGTTCTGAATATCTCCGCCCATATAAATATGGCAGAATCCAGCACTCTTGTCAATACCCCAAGCAAGAATACCATTTTTATCAACACTCTCAACCACAAATCGTCCTCTATAACCCATAGGGATAAATTCCCCCTTACTAACAAAGTACGGGCCTCCATTAACCTTAATACGATCACCCTTAACCAATTCACGCCAATTAACATTCTGAATCATCTTAGTGTTTTTGGCTTCTTTGCTCTTGGGCTTAAAAGCAAAAACATGATTACACTTAGGACAGCAATAGGCTCGCGGTCCAGTTTCGTGATTGCATTTCGGACAAGTCTTTTTACCCTTTGGCATGGTTATCTCCTGTGTTAGCGTTATGTTCTAAGTATACCTCAGTTATCGGTCCTGTCAAGGGGTAGTCTTTAGAAAAATTCCGCTAGAGCCACTCATAATTTGAAGTTTGCCAGGATTATAGTGACAAAAATAACTACTATGAATACGCTTCTTAGTTAGATTATCTTCTTCAATTTCAATATAGACATTAATTCTGTAACGATTTTCCCAAACATTAATAATCTTAGTCATAAGATGATGTTTTGGTTTTTCTACTTGCTTAAAAAGAAGGCTTTCAATTTCAAGATCCATAAGTTGGCTCCGTAATTTGTGCAGTATCAATGGATAGAGAAATTTTATTATTTGGCATTTCAATAAAATCTGTATTATAATATTCTAGGGTTTCAAAATCAAATACTTGTACAGATTCTTGCCAAGGAAAACTTCCTTCACCATTAATATCATTAGCCTTTTCATAAAGAAAATTATATAAATCTAACCAAGTCATTTTATTTTTCATCTTGCTCTCCTATTGGCTCTATCAAGAATACGAATAGTTTCTTTTGCATTTGCTGGGACCATTACCAGAGAAGGGGCGGTTTTATGTCCCCAATCCATAAATCCCACAGCACGACTTTCCATAGTACATCCTTTACAAGTCATTTTACGTCCTGTATCAACCAAAAATTCAACTCGACCTTCTGGAATAATATCATTGCAATAAATACAGTTCATGGTAGCCTCCTTTGAACGGATTATACCATGAGCATCGGCATTGTCAAGGACTCTGCTTCAATCAAATTGCCAACACCGTCAGTAAAAGTGCCGTCATCATTACTATAATAAACTGTATTCAGACCAACTGCACATAAAAGTTTTCCACAATTCTCACAAGGCTTACTTCCTAAAATTAGTCCTTTTCGATTAATTCGCATAACAACAACTGACCAATTAGAATCAATGGTATTATACTTATCCAACAATTTAGAAATAAGATGAGATTCAGCATGAACAAATGGGAATTCCTTATACTTAGGCAAATTAAATTGTTCTCCAATACGATACGCTCTCGCATTGGTTTTAATCGGGTTGTTTTTGCTAAAACAAATCATCTTGTTACCATCAAATGCGGCAGCATAATGGTAGCACCTAATCATAGGATTAGGACTCCAATTCTGGTAAGATTTACGAATCGTTTTATTAATGATTTTCATTACTTACTTGCCAGCATATACAAACCAACATTAGCAAAAGCATAACCTATGTATGTAATTAGCATACCAATATTACGATGAACAAGATATTGCTCTAATGCCACATACAAATAAATACAACCTGTTAGTCCTATTAGCCAAGCACTCATATTAATACTCCTTTAGTTATTTGTTCATATTTTTCGATTGCATGATCTTTTGCTTTCAATTCCATGTCTACGTCAAATTCTAATCCATAATTATCAAAGATATTTTCAGCATAATCAGCATGAGCCCTTGGATTATTTCCTTCTCGACTTTCACTATAATGAAAAAGAGGACGAGTTTGCCAAGTATCATAACACATATTAATAGCCTCAACTTCTGTTAAGTTATTAGGATGACACTTATGGTGCAGATAGTCGAAGCAAATGGGGATGCGAGTAATAGGATGAAAAATATCTACCAGTTCACGCACACTCCAACAATTAAGTTTGTCGTCGTTTTCAATAGTAAGTCTAGCCTGACAATTCTCATCAAGACGTTTGAAATTTTCATAAAAGCGGCGAGAAATTTCTTCTCTAGTACCGTTATTATTATGAACGTGCAAATTCATTGGACTGAGAGTATTTGCTGGCAAGCCGATTCTGTCGAAGAAACTGCTGTAGAAATTGAGTTCTGTGATTGTTTTTTCCACAACTTTATCGGTGAGGCTGGAGAGTGAATTAAATTCACTAGGATGACAAGAAACACGAACATTACTACTGGTAATAGTTTGTGCAATATTATCAAACTCGTCTTGAATTTCATCATGATTAGGAAGATCGTCTAGCGAAACATTTGCTGCATCATAAGTAATAAGAGGAAAAATATCACTACTAACCCTGTAAACATACCCATGATTTCCGCAAAATTTGATTGTTTCATTGGTAGTTCTCAAGTTGTTAAGAATTCTATATCCAAGAATCTGTAATGCTTCTTCTCTTGGAAGAGAATTGAATCTTTTAAAAGTCATGGTCTGATGACCAATGCCTTGTTCTTTAAGTTTAAGCGAAATACAACACAAACCATATTTCATATCAGCCTCCGAATGGGAGTATACCATACTATCGTCTTTCGTCAAGCGGAACTATACTTTTTTCTCTGTCAGATTTGGAATATTTTACGGGATGATATATAAGATTATCTGAAATATCATTTTCTAAAATAATAGGATTATATCTAATGTATCCAACATATTTTTGTAATTTTTCATCTTCCATATAATTTAAATGAGTCATATTATGTTCAATACATAAAGATGGAAATAATATCTCATGAAAATTAAATTGGTTATGTATTAATTTATATTCTAAGACCTGTTTAATAAGTTTAGAGGATAGTCTACATAATGGATTAAATGATTGATGTGGACTTTTTAGGTGTGAAATATAATCTTCTTTCCAATGTTTCCATGTTGGATGATGAGATTTAGGTTTAATTTTTTGGGATAAAAAATCAATGTTTACAAGTTTTTGAGCATATAATATAAAAGAGACTATTGTATGATAGTCTTTACTATAAACATCTTCTTCTATAAAATAGAAATATTGATATTTTTCTAGCCAAGCATATTTATCTATAGAATAAAAAGACTTATCCCAAGCACTGGGCTTTTTAATATATGGAGATCGCGTTAAATTATAAAAACCTTGATTTAGCAAACTTAAATCATCTTTGATAGAACAATCATCACAAATAATAGAATATTCTATATGATTGAGTCTTAATATTTGAGAAAATGTTTCAATTCTATCTGAAATATTCTTACATAAAATGAATACTATAAAATTAGTAGTCATATCTCTTCAACGCTATAAATTTTCATTATGAAATAGTCTATTGTGAATATTTCTGTAAAATAATCTATAGCATTATGTTTTGAAATTGCAGGAACAATCTCATTCATAAGAATAGTTTGTTTTGTTGGATCAAATTTATTATAAACTTGAGCAGTCACGTTATACTGTTTCATTTTTCCATCCCAAAGCCTCTCCAATAGTAGGAAATTGTTCTACAAAAATAGTTTTACATTCGTTAGCAATATCCATATGTTCTTTTTGAGTTCCATGACCAGAACGTAATTGGATATAATGAATCCATGAACGTGCTGTACCGCTCATGTATAGTCTAGTAGGAGTTGCTAGTGGAAGTACAAATCTAGCACACTCTTTAGCAATACCATCAACGATCATTCCATCGTATATTGCTTTTGCTTTACCAAAATGCTCACGAATTTTAGTATTCCACTTTGCTCGTATCTCATCTCCCATATCATCAATACTATTTTGTCTATTTTTAGTGTCTTGGCGACGAAGTTCAAATAGTGGAATTTCTTCTGCTAATAATGTAGTATCGGCATAACGCTGACTAAATTCTTGGAATGTGAAACTTCGATGACGAAGAATCTGAGCAGCAAGTCCTCTAGTAGTGTTTATCTCTACTGTCATAAATCCATGCTCAAAAATACTCCAGTGCTGATGATCTATGCAATACTTTAGTAGTTTAGCATAGTTCTCATTATTTTGATTGCTTGGGTTGCTTACTCTCGCACAATAAGCCATTAACTTTTCAGCATCTGGAGTCACACTTACTAACTTTACATTCATATTTGATCCTTTGTATACGATATTTCAAATTCTTCTAAAGGACATAATTCTTCATCCCAAAAACCATTTCTTAAACCTCTGCCAAGAATGTGTCCTGCTTTGATCCAGATATTTTCATAGTCTTGTTTATTTAATCTTTTACTGGTTCTGCCCCAATCACATATTGAAGCATCAAAAACTTCTGTTCCAACATCAAACCAAGTATTGGTTTTTGCTATGAATTTTACATACATAATGGTCAATAATCACCAGTAGTAAATTTTATTGCTTCTTTATTTTCTTGAAATTGTTTTTGATGATCCAACCACTTATTGTCGCTAAGATGATTATAAATTGCGATAGCAACTTTACTAACGCTCAAAGCAACACCAGTAACAGATGGATCATTATCTTTGCACCAATAATAACTAGCACCATTAATACTATCATCTTTTTCTTTAATGATAGTATATCCTTTTTCTTTGGCCCAACGCTTGATTTCTGTAATCTTGAACATATCAACAACCCATTGTATCAGTTCGTTTGGGTTTGTCAAGATGCTCTGTGAAAACAGATTCATCTTTGTCGTATCTTTTCCATGCTACTTTATGTTTTATAGCCACAATTGTTTTAGTCTGTTCTGCAATATATTTGCGTTGATAATCAATTAAATTCCATAATTGTTTAATATAATCTAGAACATCATCATGTTTATATTGAACCAAAATTCTATTAACATTGGTTTCGCTCATCGGTTCGTACTTTAAAACAATGTCAAATTCCTCGCTCCAATCATCTGGATTATACATTGGACTCATTTTTGCAGATACTCCTGTGCTGTTAATTTCTTCTTATATTCAAATCCTGCTGCAAAACCTTGCATATAAAGTTTTTTCATCACACTAATATGTGATTTATTTTGTTGCATAAATTCTAAATTGTTAGCCACCCATTCATGGTAACTTTTTTCTTCATCGCACATTTCTTCATTATTATTGCACATTATTTTTTAACTTTCTCTGTATTGTACTTATTAAAAATTTTATTGACTCCAGCAATAATTGATGGACAGGTATTATTTATTAATTCATTATCGTCATTATCTGTAATATAAGCCTGTATCTCGTCATACAAAACTTCTGGACAATATCCTTTGTTTAAAATATATTTTGATGTTGATTTTAGTTTATTTTTATTTTTATTAAGGAATTTATTTATTTCATCACGATATTTTTGATTAGAAGCATATAGTGCATGTGCTAGTTCGTGTCTTAAAGTGGAATTACTTTGAGCACCTATAATATAGAAATTATCACTACGGTATTTAAATAAATCTAATAGTCTTTGTTCTTCCACCGTTAGTGGATCAAACAGTCCTTCTTTGAAGGGAATTAAAACTTTACTAGGAAAATTAAAACCTACCCAATGACTGTGGTAACTATTGCTACCATAAGTTTCAGAATACCATCGTCTCAATTGTCCCTGAGTAAAGATTTTTTCTCTAAAATCCGGGTTAGCACTTTCATAGTATTCTTGAAAACGCATGAAAGTTAAGCCCAATTCGTCTTGAGAATCGGCCCAAACCCATACGCTATTATAAGGTTGTGGTTTACAATTAATCATCTTAATCCTAGTGTTTTAGCGTCTTGTTCTGAGTCTGGGACATTCCATTCTGGATCAAAACCCGGAGGTAGATCATTATGAATGATTGTTCTTCTTTCTTCTCTAAGTAATGCAATTTCTTTTCTTTGGGTTCTTATCTCTAGTTTCAGACTATCGACAGTATTTTTGAGATTTTCATTTTCTTTAATCAAAGAATTAATATAATCATCAACATCCATTGCACCACTCTTTTTCTAATTTATTTAGTGTGAAACGAACAATGCCATCATCATAATAACAATCATAATCTGTTCGTGTTATATTCCCGTACTGTTTTGGATCAACACCATGTAAAACATTCATTAGAGTTTGACCATAACGCCATTCAAAACTATGTTCGTGATATGTTTTATCAACCAAATCCAAAAATTCTTTAAAAGACATCATAATATTGCTCCTCCATAGTATATGGTTAAAGCATATACATATTTATCATTGTCTTCATTACCTATAATATGATTTTCATCAATAATTTTGATCTTGTCGGTTGTCCATAAAATGTGACCAACTTTCATATCATTTTCAAAAAAGAAAATATTTTGGCCGCTAAATTTCCACTTGGTATAATCATGTGCTTGACCATTATGAATTAGTCTTACCATGCTTACGCCATCAAATTTATTCTTTTCTTGAACCCAATCTGCAAGAGTATTCATTCTACACTGTACCATTCTTCAAACTCCAGTAAATATATTTCAGCAAATGGCTCAGTATCCCCATTAATACTATTTCCTAAAATCGGTAATTCTTGATTTTTTTCCATTGTCTTGCAGGATCACGCCTTTTAGGTTTACTATGATGAGTAACTCTTATTGTCTGCTCAAAAGTGTAAGGATACATATCATTATAAACGTATACTGAAGGTTCAACAATCTCGTTAGTACTCTTATGATTGAAATTTGTAAAATTATCCCATAATTCTTGAAAAATATTCATTTTATCATCCTAAAATAGTCAACAATCATACCCGCCGTATCTGGAACATTATTTCCGCCCATATAATAATCTCCAACCATATCAAATAGTTTATTAATATTGTTATCGTCAAAAAACATTTTATGATATTTAAGTTTGTATTCTAGATAAATATAATCGCCAACGTTATTATAGAAATTGGTAATATCATTCATCATTTTTTTATTCATATCCACAAATCCTTTCGTATCTTGATAAGATCAACTAACATTTTAGTATCTTCTTCATACCACTTATCTAAGTATGGATTTTTACGGTTTGGTCTTTTCTCTGTCCACCAAAGATACAAACGCTTAATCTCTTTGCAACTTTTAGCAAAAGGAGTTAGTTTTCCTTTGTACTTGTCTTTGATACCCCAGTTCAAATAATCCAATCCGGCTTGTTTACATGATCCATTCTTGAATTTGTAAAGATGTTTAACTTCTTTGGGTTTTCCATAAGACCAAGCACATTCTGTCTCAACAAAAAATACTAATTCATTAAATAAACCATGAAGAATTCTATAATCAAGATCATAATATTCTCCGGGCTTTAATCCGGTATGAAGATAATGAAGTTTATCAATAAAACGATTTCTGATGTAGACCTCTACTGTCCTATAAATATCTACTGGAAACATAAAGAAATTTTGCAACTTTTTCAAGCCATTTTCTGCTATCCAATATCGAAAAGGATGTTTTCTTTCTGCTGCTTCATGCCATTCGTCCCATTCGTCCCATCCAAGAGCAAGTGGTTTTTTCTCGCCTCTTATAAGGTCAGCAAGTTTTGAGCAAGTCCAGTGTTTGATTCGTGATCTAATCATTGTTTGTATCCAATACTATTGGGGCTATCTTCCAGCCCATATTTGTTAAATCTTGTCTTATTTCGTCAGTAACATATCCTTCATTTCCAGAAAGATACCAATCAATATAATCGCCCTTTTCTAAGATGTCAGCAATAATTCCGCCAACTCTTCTCCAACTATAACTACATTCTTTATTATCTTTAAAGAATTCATTATTACATAAGGCTGCATACAAATCTTTGCAATAATCTTCTGACGCTACGCACTTGTTGTGAATATAGTCACTAGTTCGTAGTTCATATTCTAAATCTGGTAAATCGTTTGTAGGTAGATTATTTTTCACCTTTGCTAATTCCCAATAATTTAGAAATTGCACATATGTATCATGATTCATCTTTCCTTCTTCAAAACTTTGCTTATCGCATTTTTGATGAAAAGAATATCGTTCTGGACTAGTACGGTATTTCATATGTGTATATTAATTTTTTTCAAGAAATGTATTATTGTTCTTGCAAGTATAATTCCAAGACTAACCTCAAATATTTTGGATAGACTCAGATACAACATAATTTTTTGGTTTGCGTTGATATGCAACAAATACTTGGCTAGTTATAACCCCCATACCAGCGATAAGGGTTACAACTAGACCAACTATAAATATAGTAAGGTCGCTCATTTGAGCAAATTTCCTAGACTAAGAATACTTGGAACCCACAGTCCCACAAAAATAGCCTGATCTTTAGCAACTGCTGGATCGCCAAAGAACCAAAGACCAACACTAAAAACGAAACTAGCAAATGCTGCCACAATAAAATAATGTTCACTTTTCATAAATCACCTCTTTAAAATTGATTCCTAATTTCCCTAATAATTTTTCGTGCCAACGCAGCACCTCCTACTATTCTGCCTTCCGTGTAATCGTCTAACCCATATCCTACAGTAGATTCTCTTTTCTTTTGCTTTTGTATCGCTTCAAGACAAAGTTTTTCCACTGTGAGTTTTAATTTGTCATATTGTTTTGTATTTTTCATTGTATTGTTAGCCTCGTTTTCAATGTATACAGAAAATTGGGCTTAAACCTCTACGGAAGTTGATTGAGTGGATACCCGCGACCACAACCTTTCGGCATCAACATTGTTATTATACCAGCAGTTCCTCTTTGGTCAACTGGTATGTTTCCAACTCATCTAAACACATAAACTTGGTATTACCATATTGGATAGTTTTAGACCTGTGCCAGTGTCCAAAAAACCACAACTTTGGTTGATGGATATTAAACAACTCTTGTAATGCCCATGTAGTATTATTTTCAATCACTCTCTGATCCATACTCAGCATTTGTGAAACAATATCTGTTGGACAATCATGAGTTATCATTATGTCAGGTTTAGTCTCACGGTAAAATTCTCTTGCCTTCATAAAATCTTCAATACCTACTTGTTCATTTTCCCACCAATCAATGCCTATAGTACGATATTGTCTATCAATACTATAAGCACCACGATAATAAAAGAACTCTATTTTATTGAGACTTGTATATCCATAGTCGCCCAAGAAATGAGAGTAATTATAGCAAGTGTCATAATTATCATGATTACCGGGTAAAATAAGATGCTTTGTTGAATCAACATTTGACAAAGTATCATACTTAAAACCGAAATCACCAATTTGGATAGTATAAGGATGACGCTCAGTTTGGCGAATAATTTTATGGTAACGCTCATACTTACCATGAACATCTCCAATGATTGTTATACTCATTTTGATTTTGTATTTCCTTTTATGTATTTCGGAATATATGGGCAATTTACGCATCTTCGCCCACAACATTTACCGCAACTAAGCAAAAATTCTCTAGTTAATGGTTTACTCATTAGCCCGGAAAATCTATTTCATATTTAGGTTTATGATTATCAAGTTGATGAACCTGAGTAAAAGTATCGAATAGTTTTTGAGTATGAAGTTTAAGCATAACCGCTAATCCATCCAGAGCATTAACAATTTCATCATTAGTCATACCCACTTCCATAACACCATAACTAATATCGTTAATAGTATCTACAAAATTATAGGTCTGATTAATCTTTTCTTCTAGATCAAATCTATTCATTTTTGTCTCCTGTTAGCGTACAAACCCAGTATAACACACTATCGGCGGTTGTCAACCTTTACTTTAGACTAATTCTGTTATTGTTGCGTTCTAATTGTTGAACTTTGTCACTAAGAATAGAGAACTGTTCCTCTGTAATAATTTCTATCATAATGAGTCTATTAATAGAGTCATTCATTACTTTGAGTCTCTGGTTTTGGATATAAGTTTGTGACAATAGTAGTCCTATAGTAAAATAAGATATCATAATTAGCAGAAAATTTATAGATTCATTTTTCATTTAAGTCCACCGTTATTTCTGCTCCATCAAAAATATTAATATAATTAGAGTCTTGTGGATATTGAGATGGAATTGCTTGTTTTACAATTTTAAAATCAACTTTGAATATACCACTAATGCCCTGAGAGTGATATAGTTGTTTAATTAGTAAGTCCTTAACATCTTCTGCTGTTAAAGATATATGTTTTTTATTATTAATTTTCATCTATAAAATCCTTTAGTTTCTTAATAGCACTATCAATAGTTTTAACAACAGCCCCACTTAATGCGTAGTCTTTTTTATATGAGGCTAACGCATCTAGTATTTTCCACGCTTCATTTTTGCTAATATCAATTTGCATCTGGATTCTCCAAATATCCTTGTTTTTGTGGTTCGCCGTATTCATCATAGGATGCTGCCATTTCGTTTCTGTGCCACTCTTTTACTGCTTCTAGTGCTTCGTCCAGATTATCAAAATAGTGGCTTCTGGACGGCCCTAGAACATAGGAGTATATTTCAACTCCGGTAATTTTACATTCACAATCTTTGTCTTTCCAGTAGTCTCCAAAATCTAAACCAATATGTCCTTCACTAATTTTACAGTATCCATCGCTGAACTCAAAATAATGGTCATATGCTTCTTTAAGAAGTTTTCGTATCTGTATTAGTTTTTCAAAGTCTTTTGCATTCATATTATTTCTTTCCTTTCAAAACTCCAATAACAATATTCTTCCTCTCCATCCCATTCCTCATCATAGTTTAATCTTAGTGGAATTTTACAATGCGGACAATACAACTGTTTTGAACTATTATATTGGTCTGTAAGATTTTCCCAACTAATTAGATCGCCTATTGGTTCTTCACAATTTGGGCAGGGATAGTAACTCATACAAATAATCTATCTTTGAGTAATTCTGTGATAGTTTGATTAATATTGACTCCATTTACAACCATCGTTTTGTCAGAATCATATTCATCAGTTTCCATATATTTCATGGCATTATTGAAACACCAAAGGATAGCAAACTTTTGTTCAGTTGTTAGGTTCATCATTTGGTTCCTTTATTTTTTCTGGATTAACTATTGCTTTCCATGATGCTATTATATTCCATGTATGGTCTGGTAATAATCTATAATGAAAGTAGTTTATATCAATAATTTTTCCTTCTTTTACTCTAATATCTGCTACTCTAAAATCCTCAAAAGTTTCTGGGTTTTCTATTAGGCCACTTTCATATTTCTCATGTGCAACCCATGTTTGAGTAAGGTCTTTAACATTAAGATTAAGATTGCCTCTCATTACAGGCATAAAATAACCTTTGCGACCAACTGGCTGAACAACATCACCATACATAACCCATTCATCGCAATATTCAAAATATTCTAACTCTATGCTTTTCATGGGGACAACTTCTGTGCGTCCCCAAGGATGAATACTTTCCGCAGTCCCAGTAATTTCTGTTGATGTTATTGTTTGTCTATCAACTGGTTTGGGTTTGATGGGTTTTTTTGTATCCTTTTTATGTAGAGAACTGAAACGATCTATACAAACTAGAGAAAAAAGAAATATTGCTATTGTTAATACTATTAGTGAAATAATATCGCTTATGTCTCTATTACCTATTTGTATCATAATCAAAACAGTTTACTTTCTTAATTTGTCCTGCTTTCATGTATTCTATATCATTTTTAATATATTCTGATGCTTTCTCCACAGATTCAAACTTGAATATTCTTCTTAAAGGAGGATAATCATATGGACTAAATTCATATCCTGAGAGATAACTCCAAAATAACCAGCCCTTCTTTTTTATCTGATACCATTCTGATCCGTTTCCATCAACAAATTTGCAGATTTTATAGTTGCTCATATTTCTTCTCCAGTATTATAATCAAGTACGGGTTTTTTACAAGCCTCCATCATTCTTTGTAATTGCCATACTAGATTTTCAGTATCGTCACCAATAGGATATGTTGGTTGTTCTGATATATTTACAATGTCTCCATTTTCATCAGAGTAAACTGTGTGAATAGCATAAGATGTATCAATATCCCCAAGAGGAATTTTAGTAACTGTTTTTATTACTCTATATGACCAACTCATATCATTCTTTCTATCTTTCCACTAGGTCCATTAATTATTTCCAATATTGCTCTCATGCTCATATCAACATGATAGCATAACTCAGCAACTTTACTATCATGGTAATCAAACCCTACTGCTAACTGTTGAATTTCAACAACGATAGATTTAATATCGTTTATATCTTCTTGAGTTAAAGTCATTTTACAAATCCAGATTTACTTGATAGTTATTGAGTATTTTGTAAAATTCTTCTCTGATTTTAGATACAGCATCCTGTGCATCTGTAAATTCATGTCCATATTTTTCCCAAGTGCGTAATTCTTCACTAAATTGCTGAAGGAATCTGTGCGTTTTATATGCTTGGTTCATTATATCATATTCGTGTTCATCTTCGGGCAGATCAAATTCAAATGTGGCTTTCATATTACTCCTTAAATCTTACCATAAGATATGTTCCAGTAAATGCTCCAGAGGCTAACGGAATTAAATAGTAGATGTTTTTACTATATGATACTACTCCGAAAGCCAGCAGACTGTAAATTATAGCGGTAAGGAAAGCCGCAGTCAATGCTCGTTTCTTGTTGACGCTCATAATATACCAAGCGTACAACATATCTATCACCACATAAGTAGCAAAGATACTAGCGGCGGTTAAATATGAGAAATTATCCATTACAAATACTCTATGCCATCTAGAGGATCATTGTCATACGGATATTTGAATGGGCCTAATACTTTTCGTCGCTTTTCTTTGAGAAAAGTTAATACTTCAAAGAAGCAACTTTCACAAAGATCAATGTTGAACTTGCTTCCATCATTAGATGAACCATATCCCCAGCAACTTTCAAGGGTTGCATAGTCTGGCCCAACATCATTATAGTTTGTGGTACTTTTGCCACAAGCGTCACAATGAACATCATCAACCGTTTTAATGGTTTTAGTTTTCCAAGTTCTCATTATAGTTTAATATCTTGTATAAGTCCTGTAATTCAGTTTCGTTCAGTCTAAATTCATTTGGATAAGAATTATCATAATCAAATACTCTGACTAGATAAGGTTTGTTTTTTAAACTATTGTTGTAATGGACTTCAATAACTTTATCATCCACCATTATTGAGTGGAGTTTGGTCATAAGTTTTGTTCCTACATTTGTCGCAAAGAGTAACAATCCATCCATTCTTATTAGGTTCGCCTCTTTCTCCACAACTTTCACAAATCTTATAACTCATCGTCGCAGCCATAGCAACCATACCATTAACACAATCATCTCCACCAGAATAGTAAATCCTAAGTCCACCAAACTTTTCTTTAATTTGGTCAAACTTGACAGGAACATAGTCGCTCTTGTAATCTGGATTACTTTTTTGCTTGAACTCTGTATCCCAAGCGATATTTTCCTCATGCTGTTTAATTTTCCAACAAATAGCATCCAGAATATCATACCAACCCATTCCTATCTCGCATCCCCAAGCCATGCAAGATTCTCGCGGAGACTTGTTACGATTACTAAACATTTCGGGATATTCATTATAAAGAGTATCCCAAGATTTGTTTTCTTGTTGATTGTCCATATTTCACCCAAATTGGGTCCATTTTCTTTCAGTAATAATGTCCTTAAACTTCTCGCCAGCAGGAGTCAGTTGAACCATTCCTTCTACACAGAAAATACAACCATCCTTATCGCCGGGATTATCATATCTATCTCCACCTTCTTCATCATAACTATCAAAGTACAGAGTTAGTTTGGTCTTTTTATTGAAAGTGTTTTTAAGATTAGTAATTAGTTTATCGTAAGTTTGCAAAAGTTCTTCTGCAACTTCATCGTCAAATATACAGGTAATATTATCTGGATCATCCCAAGCAAGCCATCGTCCAATATTTCCCCAACCAATTTCCTTAAAATTTTTCTCTTTCTCAATAGCCTTAATTTCATCTGGACAAATCTTTTTTAGATCCTTATATTCGATCACAAAAGACCCAACAGCAAAACTACCCATTCCCATGATTATATTCTCCAGTAGAAATTTCATTCAAATAAAGTCTAATATCATTATCAAATTCTTCTTTGTATTCGCCCAAAACAAAAGCAGCATGATACAAAATATGATCGCGTGGATCATTACCATTCTCAATATATTCCTGATAACTAATTTGTTCACAATCACTATCAAAAATGTATCTGGCACATTCAGCAGCAGCAGACTTGTAATCAATATCAGACATATACGCTCCTTATGGTACGCAGATCGCTAGTAAAAATTATACCTCGCTTGCCAACAATGTCAAGAGGCTCGTCAAATTTCTTGACAGAACAAACTACCCATCCGTATTTTGGCTTATCGTTCCAACTATAAAGTGGATCATCTTGTGATACCAGATGCCTATTATAGTCATTAATCCAATCAGTTTTAGTTGGATATTTAAAACTATGGCTAAAGGTAATAGTACCAATAACTCTGGCCTTAAATTTTCCAAGTTTGCCAGGAGTTTCGACCAAATATAATTCAACGCCTTCATACTTTGATGGTAAACTATATGATCGTGTCTCTACGCTTTTGAGTCCATCAATTAAAAGATTAGACCAAGGATACTGGATATTTAAACCAGTCAATTACGCACCCTCACGATAGAGTCCCACAGTCAAATTCCCATCCTTATAATTCTCATTGCGATTATAAGCAGGAAAATTCTTCAAGTGAGGATTAATATGACTAAGGAAAGAGTCTGTAAACTTAGCACCTTCCCAAAAATCCTTAAAAATCTTGACCTGTTCAATACTGTTGTCACGACAAACAATAAAAACCCAATTCATCAGTTCCTCCGTTGTTGAACGTAGTATACCACTGTTATCGGCGTTTGTCAATGCGGCCTTGACTCATTTTGACTCATTTACAACAAAATCAGTCATCTCATTACCATCATCATCCTCATAGCCATAAGTCATATTCTCAATAATGCCACGAATTCTTTCGTTATAAGTTTCTTCGTCAACACTTTCAAGCCAACTATCTAAAAGTTCGTATGCTATTTCTTGGTGCATAGCGTCCTTAAATTCTTCAGGCCAATGTTTTTGCTGAAAAATTTGACGAAGTTGATACGCAGTAAAATAGTCAAAGATATTATCCATCTCAAACATTAACTCCGCTTCGCCCAAGAGCAATTCTTACGCCCATTTTCTTATCATAATTATCCTTCTTGTTACAAATAGCAAGGCCACGAAAATGTTCTCCGGTTGGAGAATCAATAATTATCTGAGTGGAACCACCCTTGCTATCTGGATCAACAGTATATCCATTATTGTAAAGATACTCTCTTGCTCCATTTTGCCAAGCATGATAGCCATTATAAAGACGATTATGAAGAACCTTTACCTTATAGCCCATATTACGCAGTTGTTGAACGGTCATTGGATTAGTCCTTTATTTTCAATGTGCCTTAATCTTGTAATAAGATTCGCATCTCTTAATAAACTTAGGAAGCATCTTACGCAGATTATGTGGGGCATTATCCCAACTCTCAAGACTCTCAACCTTTGCTCGTCCAAGAGCAATATTTAGACCCATCTTCTTGCTAAACTTATCAGTCTTTCGACACTGGGCAAATCCAATATTAAAACCATCATCACTTTCAGATGGAATAGCCACAAGAACTCCATGAGGATTATTCTTCTTGTCACGATAATAAGAAATAAGCGAATAGGCCGGAATATTAAGATCAGTCATGGTTTTATCTCCAATGTTAGGGTTAAAGGTCATGGATGCAGTATACCATAGTATCGGCAGTTGTCAAGGTTGTTCATCATTCATTTCTGCAAGACTTGACCAACCACTACCAACTAATGTTTTTGGATATTTGAGTTGATCGGGCTTGTTTGGCAGAGACTTAAACTCCCACCATTCGCTACCATCATATTCGTGTCTTTCAAGCCACCAATCGTCTCCAACAATTTTTAGATCAGAGGCAACCTCTTGACCGCCAAAACCATCGTCATAATCAATATTGGCAATCTTTGAAAAATATTCCCAATCGAAATAACCATAAGAGAGTGAACCAATCCACTTAACATCAGATGGATTTTTATCATACGCTTTAAGAACTTTTTTAGTTTCAGTCAACAGATTCATTCGTGTTTTCCTTAATCCAAGCCCTACTTTCTCTAAGATAACGAATAACATAGTTAGCAGCATTACTCACGCTATCATTAAAATGATAATGAGCATCCAGCATATTCTTAATAGTCATTCTTTCATCATCATTAAGATTAATCATATCAGCACCATCATATTCGGCGTCGATATAATCAGCAACTTCGTGAGCAAAATCTTTAAAAGAATATTCAGTATTCATGTAGTTACCTCAATATGCCAACGATCACCGTGCAGTTCGGCTACAACACCCATATTCAGTTTAACAAGTTCGGCCACAATAGATGCTAATTTTTCTGTTTCGTTAAGATAAAGATAGATCATTCGTAATCCTCCTTGAATGAGTTATCAAAACTCTGAAAAAGACCATCAACATCTTCAATAGAATATGGCATAGCGTAATGCTTGCTATAATCTTTTTCTTGCTTCATTTTTTCGTAAAGCAACTCTAATGCGTCAAGAATAATCTCCATATCATGCTTTTCAATGTAATAGTTCATATTAACTCTCATTAACCCTTTGTATGAGTATACCATAGTTCGTTTCCTTCGTTCTGCTGCCAGTATACACTACTTATCGGCAGTTGTCAACTGCTACTTGATCCATTCCCAAAATCCATAATTCATAGCATCCTCAATACTGTTATCAGGATTCTCCTTCATATATATAAGAGCAAAAAGAACAACCTCTGGTACAAGACCATATTTATGAGCATCTCTAATAAAAACACTCACAATATCAAGTTCAGTATTAAAGTCCCTCATTTGTAGCCTTTTTCAAATCTCTGGAGAAAGTTTGGGATGCTTCTCTTACAGATGGAAGCCAATAAAGTTCATAAATTTCTTGCCAAGAAGGAAAAGTATAATGAGGATCGCCCTCATTTACACAAGACCCATCCTTCTCATAAATATCATAAAAGGATACTTTTCGCTCATCATAATCTTCAAGGCTATCATAGCAAGCAAAAATGTTATAAGTTCCAAAAGTTATATTATGGTCATAGATATAACTTGCCACTTGTTCTGTCATTGTGGTCATATTTGTCTCCTTTGGCGTAAGTATATCATCTTATCGGCACTTGTCAAGAGCGACCTTTAGAATAAAGTCGGCTAACGCCTTTAATTCGTCTTTAGTAACAGGAGGACTAACAACGTGATTTTTTGTAGGAGCAAGCATTATAGAATGTTCATACTTTAATCCATCAACAGGATCATAACTATTTATGAATAAGTTAAAATAATCTGCTTTGAATGAATGGGAGTTATTCATCATTATTATCCAATTCATTTTCTATGTAGTCTAATACTTTTTGAATTCGTTCTATTGAATAAGGAAATCCATAATAGCCAGTTTTATCATCCTCAACCTCAGACTGATAAACAACTAATGCTTCACTAATAAGAAGCAAATCATTTCTTTCAATATCAAGTTTCATTTTATACTCCATTCATATAATCTATCTAAAAAATTTAAACATTGCATAAACGCAATAAAATAAAGAAGATAATATTCCCAACGAGGTATGGTTATCATTTCTTAGCCTTTTTCTTAGATAATCTTGTTTCAGACTTTCTGGACTGAGGGGCTTTAGGAATCTTTTCCCACTTTTTATCCCAAACAACCATCTCATCAACACGAACAGGACGACCAATAAAATCCTCATTTAAATAGTATGACTCTGCGATCTTACGAGTTTTACAAACCATTTCTACACCCTCATAAATCGACGCAGCACCATATTCACAAACTATAGCATAAACTTTCATTTCATCTCAGGTTTTTCAACCAACTCCAGAGTTGTTCCATCATTGAATCTTATTTCTACCCACCTTTGCCATACAGCATCAATACCAAAATCAGTAACATCATCAACCATTATTATGGGACAATCCGGTTTGCCCATTTGATTCGATAAATAGGCTATTAATTGATTCATTTTATCCATATTTCTTTTTTAACCTTTCATACTCTTTAAGTTCTTGGTTTATTACTGATTCTTTTAACTTTTTCTTAACACTTTTTTCCTTTTGTACTTTTTTTACTCTCTTATCATATTCTTTATCATTTTCGTATCTTTTAAGCATAACATCTAAACTTGCTTCATCCCAAGTAGAATTATAGTCTATATAAATTTCTTCGCCTTCTTGTAGGGTATGCTTGGAACTATAAACATTTTTACATACTTTTAAATTTTCTATTACTTGATCAAAAGATCCGCATAAATCAGACCAAAAATCAATCTCGCCAATCTTTTCTGTAATGATTAATTTTCTAAGTTTCATTTTTATTTTTCGTCCTATGAGTTAAATCGTAAATCTTGTAGTAAAATTGTAATAGTCTATGAATTCGTGTGTTGATACTGTTATATTTTTCTTGATCCTCCCAATCAATAGTATCCTTATAATCTTGAATACAAGAGATTCCTAAAGCAATATCCTCAGATAGTTCTGGATATAGTTCTAAATATCCCGCCCTAAAATGATTACCAATCATAATATCATTAACTATGATACTATCTATCTCTTCTTTAGAGAGTTTCATTGTTTTTCTCCTGACCATCAAATACTAAAGCAAATTCTTCTGCTGCCATAAAGGCCAGTTTTGCAGCCTTGCTAAACTCTTGTCTCATATCTTCCGCTGTAACATCAGGTGGGGCAGAAATTTTCTGCAACCAATTTAAAAAAAGAGTCTGACCAATATCAACAAATCGTTTTTGTGAAAATCTCATTTGTTTT